GCCGAGACCGCCGGCGATCCGCAGCGCGGACCATGTCTTCCCGCAGCCGGACGGGCCCTGCAGTGCGATGCGCGCCTTCTCCGCTTCGGGAGTGGCGTCGACGAAATCCATCTCGGTCATGCCGCGAGTCCCATCTCTGGTGTGAGCGTGGACCCCTCGACCGGGGCGGGCTTCGCGTGCCGGGGCGTGAAGCCGGGCGAGTACTCGCGCTTCAGCGAGATCAGGCGGGCGTGGCGGCAGCCCTTGACCAGGCGTCGGAAGCCGCTCACAGCTCCCCCTCGTCGCGCTGGTCGGCCGGCAGCTCCGCGCGGGCGGCGTCTATGGCGGCGAGTGACTTGTCGATCCGCGCGGTCTCTTTTGGGTCCAGGTCGATCGCTGTGGTGGTTGGCGACTGGCCGCTCCCGTTGGCCACCGCCTGCTGGATCACGGGAATGGACGACTGGATGTCAGCTGCGGCGTTCTCGGAGTTCTGTGCTCGGTCGTCGAGTTGCTGCGCTTCGGCGGCCCGCATCTCCTTGGCCTGCCGCTCCTGTTCGCGCTTCGCCTCCAGCCCCTTGAGCTGGTCCTGCATGTCCTTGATCTGACCGTCGAGGGTCTGAACGTTCCGGTCGTGTTCGGCGGCGGCGGTCCACACCTGACGGGACTGTTCGCGCAGCTGCTCTCCGTTGCGCTGGAAGCCGTCGGCGTTTGTGGCCAGCCACGCGATGTAGGCGTCCGGGTCCTGAAGGTTCAATGTGGGCTCCTCGATCGGGGTGGGCTCGGCCGGCGGCGGGGTGTTGTGGTGGCCGCGTCTGCGGCGCCTCGTACCGGTGCTGCTCATGCGGCGGCCTCCTGGGGGATGTCGGTGCGCAGTAGCGCCCAGATACGAACGGGGATTTGGTGGAAGACCCCTTCGGCGGAGAGCTCGACTCGGCTCCGGGTGCGGGTCTCGATGAGGTCAGTGCCGAGGAAGGCAGCCCAGGCTTCGACCTTCGCCCGCTGCCGTGAGCTGTCCCGGTCGCGGTAGTCGGCGTAGATCAGGCCTGCGAGGCGGTTGCTGAGTTCGTCGATGGACCAGGTGCTGACTGTGGGGAGGTCGGTGCGTGCGAGGAGTTGGAGGAGCGCGTGGGTGCGGTCGACCTGGCTGTTTCGGGGGTCGGTCATCGGCCGGCCCTCGCCAACTCGGTGCTGCACCGGCGGAGCTGCCGGACGACGTTCGCCTGGGTCTGCTCGGCCCTGTCGTTCCACTCATCTCCGAGCGCCCCGACCAGATCCCGGCCGGGGTCGACACCGAGCCAGTCCGCGAACGCTCGCGCTGCCCGGTCCGCGTCCTCGTTGAGTTCGCCTTCGATGTGCGCACCGACCGCGACGTTGAACGCGGCGAGCACGCACAGCGGGCATGCGGCCAGGTCGATTGCGGCATCATCGGGAACGAAGTCGCCCTTGTGGAGTCCGCGCTCCTCGATGAGGTCCGCGGCTCGCGCCTGGATCTCGGAGACAACCAGGAGGGTCTTCATGCGGCCACGCCCCTAGTTGCGCGACGCATCAACAGGATCGGCGTGCCCGGCTCGAACACCCGCGAGCCCTCGAACACCGGCTCACCGTCCGACTTGCGGATCTCCGACACGTACTCCAGGACCCGCTCCACCCCATCGAGGTGGCTGTCGGTGATGAACACGGGCAGGTGCTCGTTGTCGATGCGGACTAGGTCGCCGATCTGCACCTGGAACGGGCAGACCATGCGCGGCAGGTTGATCCCGAGGATCTCCAGGGTTTCTTCGGTGAGCGTCATGACAGCCGCCCCCAGAACGCGACGGACTCATCACACGTCCGCTCCGTCGCGCCGCCGTAGATGTTGCCCCTGGATTCCAGGACCGCGTCACCGCATGTGGTGCATGTCCAGCGGGATGCGGAGGACAGGGCATGCGGCGGGTCGTTCTCGAAGGTGTGACCGTCGCGGACGTTCGCGGCGACGCGTGCGGGCAGGTCGGCGACCATTACGCCACCGCCCCAGCGTCAGCTGGCTTGCTCGCGGCCTTGTGCTGGTCGTACTGGCGGATGCCCCAGAAGAGGGCGTGGCAGCACCAGAGGTACTTCCAGTCGTAGTCGCGCAGGTCCCAGTCGCCGGTGTCGTAGAACTGGAACGGCTCGTCGTCCGCACCAGCGTCTTCCGGCTTGTAGCTGAAGTCGTTCAGTGCGTACCGGGCGCCATGCTCGTTCGTGGTGTCGTACTCAGGGAAGAAGCCGTTGACCTTCTCATCCCACGACGCGGTGACACCCGGCCAGTCCTTCTCAGCCTCGGCCAAATCCTCGGCGACCTGCTTGTCCAGCAGGTCCATCGAGTAGGTGACGGGACCGTCACTTGCAGCGACAACCTTCTCTTCCCAGTAGGAGAAGTTCGGGACGCCAGTTGGGCACGACGAGCGGATGAACTCGAACATGTCCTCCATGCGTGAGAACACATAAGTGCCGACGGTGCCGTTGACGACGATCTTCTGCGGCCACGTGACGATCGAGAACCAGTCGCCTCTCTGATCCGGCTGCTCGAACCGGATGTGCCGGTACAGGCCGTTGTCCTGCAGGACAGTCATCTCGTGGTTGGCGGTCTCACGCTGGAACCGCTCCCGGATGGCTTTGTCGCGGTCGTTCACTTCTCCCCCTTGCCGTCAACCGGGCGGGGGGCCGGTCGGCTGTTAACCTGTCTGTCAGTGGTCACGAGTCCTGGCTCCTTTGCGTTCTCGTGGTCCGGCCCCGGGGTGCCTCCCGGGGCCTTTGCTTTGGGCTAGGAGGCCGCCTGGTCACGTCGGCTACGTCGGCGGGCCGCATTCGGGCGCGGCTGAAGAACCGTCACGCTCGGCTTTGCCGCAGCATCAGAGGTGCGCCGCTTCCGGTGTGGCGCGACCATGTGGGCCGGCTGGTCCCAATCGGCCAACTCCAGACCAGCCGCCTGGTTCGCGAGGATGTTCGCCCGCGAAAAACAGACCTTCCCGCCGGACTTGGTGTGCTGAAGCTGACCGCGGCTCACTGCCCGACGGATTGCGGCAGGAGACCGGTCCCCGAGCCACTGGTTCTCGCTCACCTGCTCGGGGGTGTAGAGCGGACCGTCTTCGAGAATCACGACGCCCTCCGCATCTCAGCTGCCTCGGAGGTGACTTCGAAGACCTCTTCGAAGCGGCATTCCAGAACCTCAAGCGCGACTGCGATGAAGGCAGCGGTGGGGGCTGTTTTTTCTCGAACGAGGCGGCTGATGTACGCCTCGGAGTGGCGGAGGGCCCTGGCCTGCTGGGCCTGGTTGGTCCACCCTTTCCGGCCGCAGAGTTTGGAGAATTCCCTGAGCCGGAGCGCTACGTGAGGCGTTACTTGCTCCATGGCACGTAACGCTAGTCTGCTTGCTGTCGAGCATGCAAGGGATTCAGCGGAGATCTTTTGACCTGCAGATCCCTCTGACAAGCTGGGTAAATCCGCAGGCGAGCCATACATGCAGGTAGGGAACCCTAGCTTGCTCGTGAGCAAGTCATCGACTTCATGCTGTCAAGCAAGTTAGAGTGCTTGCCCGTGAGCACCGAAGCAGAAAAGCCCTTCGGGCTATGGCTCCGCGAGGAGATGCTCCGCCAGGGTTACGAGGTCGACGGTCCGCGAGCCGGAGGCCGAACACTGCTCGCCAAGAAGAGTGGGATCTCTCTTTCGATCATCTCCCGCATCCTCAACGATGACCGCGTTCCCGACCTCCCCGCCCTACGGGCTATCGGCAAGGCACTCGGCTACGGCCTCGGCCAGATGATGGTTTTCGCCGGGCTAGCCGAACCAGGCGAGCTACCCGAACCAGTTCTCCACGTGAGTCAAGTCAAGTTCACAGCCCCCGAACGAACACAGGGCGTCCACGTCGAGCAGTACGACGATCAACGCCTGCACGCGGACGTCGTCGTCGACACCGGCGTCACCATGGAGCAGGCCATCAAGCGTCTCGGCAAGCTCTCCGACAACGAGCACGCGACAGTCACCATGCTCCGCAATATGGACTACGCGCCGGCAGAGGTAGCTGGCGCGGTCCTGATGCTTCGGGAACTGGCCGCCCGCCGCGCGAAGCAAGGTCCGACACGGCGGAAGAAGGCTTGAGGTAACCCCCGGCCCCGCACGACCCTGGACAGTGGCGGCCTGGGGGGCACGCCAGGCCTGAGCCGTGCGGGGTGGGTTCGTGTGGCAGCACACAGATCCGTGGACGGACCGGCCGGAGCGTCTCGTCGTGCTACCACACGGGGACCGCCAAGCGCCCTTGCGGGCATTCCGCCCCCGGCGGTCCCGGTCCATGGGTCAGTCCTCCGCGGTGTGCGCGTCGGGCTGGGCCAGGAGACGTTCGTGTAGTTCCTCTTGAGTGTCAGCGTCCAGCGTCATCTCGTAGCCGCACATGAGCTGGTCGTCAGTGAGGAAGCCGCCGCGTGTCGCATAACAGGCTCCCGTGTCGCTTTGCATGAGCCGCCACAACGTGGCGCCGACCCGCACGGTCCGCGGGTCTTTGGGGTCGACCTCTATCACTGTCGTCACCGTGCGCCTAACGTGGATGCCGGTTGCGTCACGGTTCCCATGATTACCGTGCCGGTTGCAAGATCACCATGCCGCTTGCAAGATTCTTTTGGCCCGGACCGGCCACCCTGCGCGGTGAACCACCTACGCCATGACAGACTCAACAGCCATGGCGCGAGGGCACACCCCTACCATTAAGGCCCGCCGTCTCGGCGCGATCCTCAAAGCAACCCGTGAACAATTCGGACTGGACCTTGCGCAGGTCGCGGCCGACATCGACGTCAACGCCTCAACCGTGAGCCGCATCGAAAGAGGCCTCCACCAGAGCGACCAAGAGACCATGAAGGCGCTCTTCAACCGCTACCACCTGACGTTCGATCAACAACGCGAACTCCTCGACCTCGCTGCCGAGGCATTCCGATCGGGCTGGTGGCTGGAATACGGCGACGTCCTCCATGACGTGTTCGCCGTCACAGAAGACGAAGCACACCAGATCCTGTCATTTCAGTCTCAGGTCGTGCCGGGCCTCCTGCAAACCGACGCCTACGCTCGCGCGCTGTTCGCAGACGGACTCGCGGCACCGGACACGTGGGAGACCGACGATCTCGAACGGCGCGTCCGTGCTCGCCGTGAACGCCGCGCCATCCTTGACCGAATAAATCCGCCACAATTGCACGCTGTGCTAGGCGAGACAGCGATACGCCAGCAGGTTGGCGGTACCGATGTTATGCGTGCGCAACTCAGGCACCTGATGGAAATGGGGCAACGTGAGAACGTCACCCTTCAAGTGCTGCCGTACAGTGCAGGCGCACACGCTGGGCTTGGCGGCCCGTTCATCATTTTCGAGTTCGACCATGAAGACTATCCCGATGTGGTACATACCGAGAATTTGTCCGGAAGTGCCTACTCGGAGAGTAAAACGGCGGTTCAGCGCTTTAGACTCGCATGGGGCAGCGTCACCGACGCTGCTCTTACACCAAGTAAAAGCGCAGAGTTCATTGCTGCGCTCGCGTAAGAGAGGTGATCAGCCGCATGATCGACCTCACCACCACCCCTGTGTGGCGCAAGTCCAGCAAGAGCACACCGAACGGCAACGACTGCGTAGACATCGCGGTCGTGGCGGTGCGGCGCCCTTGACGGGCTGACAACAAGCGACGGCGCCCCCGGCTGACCCGGCCGGGGGCGCCGTTGTGATCTAGCCGCAGAATCAGCGTAACTCGCCACGCCATGAAGGCGACACGACTTATTGCAATAAGTTCACTCAGCGCCCCCATCACGGCCCGCTCCTATCGTGACCGACCATGCGTCAGAGGGGACGGTCGCTCCGGCGACCGCTATACCACCTGGTCGCAGACGACATCCGCAGCGCCATCGCGAGCGGCATGCTGACTCCAGGACACCTACTCCCACCCGAGCGGGTGTTGGCTGAGCGCTATGACGTGAGCCTGGTCTCGATCCGGCAAGGCTTGAGTGTTCTTCGCAGCGAAGGCCTCATCGTCACGGAGCGCGGCCGAGGGTCCCGGGTACTGGAGATGCCGGAGCGTGTAGTCGTGAAGATCCTTCCCGGTGCCACCATCAGCTGCCGGCTGCCCACCGCGCAAGAACGCACAGCTTTGAGTGAGTCCGAGGGTCGCCCCATACCGGAGAGCGTTCCGGTTTTCATCGTTGAGCGGGACGGCGAGGTCGAGGTTCTCCCAGGTGACCGGTTCACCCTGGAGACGACCACACAGAGCGAGGACGATCAACGGTCCATTTAGGCGAGCGCACCAGAGGGATTCCGGACGCCCGATACACGCCTGTCCGGATTCGGACACCCGGTCGCCAACCGGCCCCAGAGGGCCCGGATTGCCCGCAATTAGACGGATTTTCGATAGCTCACAGACGATGACGACCCGTCATCACCAGCACCTTTACACCCTGTATGGCCGTATCAACCTGTGACAACCGTCCGGAATGTGAGAGCGTCCAACGTATGCCTGGGGGGCACGCCATGTCTGCCACAACGATGTGACAGGAGGCACCAGGAGTGCAGCGCGAGACCAAACCCGCAGCCGACCCTGCGGTAGAGCTGATGTGCAGACGCATCACCGATCATGTCGACACCTGCATCGCAGCGCTCAAACAAGAACTGCGACAGGAACTAGCCGAACACTTCGACCCTCTCCACGAGGAACTGGCCCGGCGGATGGCGACAGTGGAGGAACGCGTCGACAACGCCGCCAACGTCTTCGACCGGTGGGCCGTCGCCATCCGCAAGGACACCGGCATCACCAAAGTCCTCGCTACGACCGCGTTCGCGGAGCTGGGCGCACCCGCCTCAGAACCGGAGACTCCCCAGCCGGGCGACCCGCGGCCCCCAGAGATCGACCACGCCGTCGCCGTCGACCCCGCGAAAGGCGCCCAGCGAGTCGACCTGCCCGAGTACGGAGCTGTCGTGTTCCCCCGGCCGGGCACCGACGCGGACGCCGCATGGACAGCAGCAAGCTCGTCCATTCGCGCGAGGAGGACCCAGCGTTGAAGGTCGAGATCCGGGAGGCACCCGAAGGTATCGAAGCCAACGTGTACACCACAGGGGACACACTCGTGATCGAGCTCGCCGGCGATCTCGACGAGGTCACCCGGCAACGGTACATAACCCAGGCCAAAGCCGAGCACGGCATCGAATCCACGCGACGACGCATCGCGATCCCGTTCCTGCTGCCGGCCGGTGGGATCCGCCACGTGAGCCCGAAGCGGCAAGCCGTCGTAGCGGCCTGTGCCGCAGTATTAGTAGCCGGTGTTGCCGCCGCCGCGATCGTGCCGACGGCGTTCGACAGCGACGCGGGCCAGCGTCATCCGCCCGCCGCAGCCCCGGCACCGAGACAAACGCCCCCGCCGCAGCACGCGCATCCGCTAGTGACGCCACCAGATGTAGATCCATCCACCGACACGCCACCGCCCGCCAGGAGCACGCCACCACCCGAGAGGACCACTCCAACCGAACGCGCTACGAGCGGGAAGGCGCCCGCATTAGAACCGTCGATGCCCCGGCCGGTGAGACCACCTCCCGTCAAGGCCCCGCCGGTCAAAGTCGCCCCGACCGTCCCACCAAGGACCCCGCTACATCGCGTCTGCCTCACCGTCGACCTCGTCACTCACATCAAGGTCGGCTGCGGCAGAGTCCTGAGCCGCAGCCGGCCGTAACCTCTGACCATGCCGCCGAACCGTAGACGCCCGTTCGTCGAGCGACGTGGCGACCGCTGGCGTGTCCGCTGGCCCGACCAGAACGGTGACCTACGCTCCGCCACCCGCGACGGCGAAGGCGTGCCATTCGCCGACAAAGTCGCTGCTGAGAAGTACGGCTGGGAGCAGCTCGGCCAGGCAGCACCTATCGATCCAGCCAGCCCAGAGAGCCTGACGGTGAGTACATGGGTCAACATGTGGTGGCCGGCGCAAGATCTCAGCCGGAACACCACCAACAACTACCGCTGGTACATCGAAGCGTTCATCCTGCCCGCGTTCGGGGGCCGCACTCTCGAGACGCTCACCACACTGGAGATCACAGTGTGGGAGAACGGCATCAAACGCGATTACGCCGCCACCACCGCCGCGTCTGCACGGAGCCTTCTGTTCACCATCCTCGGAGACGCTGCTCTCGACCCGAACACGAACCTGAGAACCAACGCAGCCGCCCGGCCACCTCGAGCTCGCGGCCGTCGCTCGGGGAGAGTGGGGCGCGGCCGTGCAGCGAAGAAGTGGCCCTCCTCGCTCGAGGTGGTACTCGCCGCGGAGCGGATCTCGGTCCTGTCCGGCCGGGACCTGGACTTCGCCATGGTCGTCACCATCGGCTGGACAGGCATGCGGTGGGCTGAGGTCCAGGGGATGCAGCGGAAGTACCTCCAGGCTGACGGCGTCGGATACTTCTACGAGCTCGACTGGCAACTACCTGAGGTCGCAGGGAAGTTCCTCCGCGAGCCGCTTAAGAGCGACTCCTACCGCACGCACGACCCCGGCGACGGCATCTCCCGGGTCGATCTGCCCCCGTTCCTCCACGATCTTCTCCAGGGCGTCTCGGGCGAACACAGCGGGCGATGCGAGTGCGATGGACGTGGCAGAGACTGCGGCGGCACCGGCTGGGTCTTCTTGGGACCAAATGGTGGACACTTCCGTCGAAGCAACTACGCGCGCCGGTTTTGGCATCCGGCTTGGGACGGCATCTACCCTGCCCGCAAGCGCGGCGACGTTGAGGTGCCGGCAAGACCTGTCTTGGTCGACGCAGATCCGTGGCCGGGACGACCGCTACAGGCATGGCCGATGGCCGAACCCGGTGTTCCTTTCTCCCCGCCCGCGGTCGGGCAGGGTAAAGGGCGCTCCCGGATCCCCGAGGATGTTGCGCTCGCGTCGTGGCTACCCGTCAAGAAGGGCGTCGTTCCGCACGGGCTTCGGCATGGACACAACACGCACATGGAAGAAGACCGCATCCCGCGGATTCTGCAGCGTGAGCGGATGGGGCACCGCGAGCCAGGCATGGGCGGCCGGTATACCCATGTGTCCGACGCGATGCGAGCGGAACTGATCGATGCGCTGCAACGTCGGTGGTTGAGAACACTCGCTGCACGTCGGGAGATCTGTCCGACATCGCCCGTACCGTTGCTACACAAGCTGCTCAGCGACACGGATGGTGGGACCGCATGACAGGCGAAATGTCTCTCTGCCGTGTTACCGTGCTCCCAGATGTGCTCCCGAGAACCGCTCTAGCCGATCTTGTCCTGACCGGAAAAGCGGGCCTGACCTTGGGTGGGCGATACTGGGTTCGAACCAGTGACCTCTTCGGTGTGAACGAGGTTTCCCTAAACCTCCACGCAGGTCAGACCCTAAATCTCCTGGTTGAGACCGGACAGGCTCGGACAGCAGAGGACCGAGAGCACCCCCGAAAAGCACGTCCGTGCTCCCCGTGCTCCCGACCGGAGGTCAACCTGATGTCGCGCGCATCTCGCATCCCACTCGCGGACCGGATCTGGTCCCGGATCCAAAAACGAGGTCCCGACGAATGTTGGCCGTGGCTCGGCACACAGAACGGCCGAGGCTACGGGATCCATTCCATCGGGCTGGGTGGCGGAAAGACCACCACGATCCGGCCACATCGGTTCGTCTATGAGCAGATGGTGGGACCGATATCTCCTGGCCTGGAGATCGACCACATCTGCCATAGCTGGAATCCGAGTTGTGTCGCAGGAGACAGGTGCCCTCACCGGTCTTGCTGCAACCCGTTCCACCTCCGTGCAGTAACACCTGAGGTGAACAGGGGCCGCATAAATACAGAGGGTCAGCGGAAGAACTGGCAGACCCTGAAGACTGAATGCCCCGCCGGCCATGCCTATACCCCCGAGAACATCAAGCTCGGGTCGCACGGCGAGCGGAAGTGCCGCAAGTGCCACAACGAATGGGAGCGTAAGCGAGCCGAGCGCAAGAGAGCGCAGCGACTGGGAGCTGTTACGGAGGTGGCTTCGTGAGCGACGCGATTTTCGACTCAGTCGAAATGACTCCAAGTTTGCTGGCCGCCGAACCAGGCCGAGTGATCGACCCCGCCAACCTCACCCTCGCCCAGCGCTCCGGCATGCGGTGCGTGTACGCGAACTGCCAGCGCGCCCTCATCGGACCGAAGACGTTCATCGGGTCGCTGCCTGACAACTCCCCGCTCTTCGCCTGCGACGACCACGAGGCGGTGGAGCAGTGAGCGCCCAGAGTCTGGCCGCCGAGATCGGCGAGATCGCCCGTATCGCCACCGCCTTCGGGCAGCGCCACGGTGTCCCTGCCGCCGAGCTTCTCCCCTACCAGCGCCGCAAGGCCGAGACGCTGACGCTCATCGCCTGCGAGCACGGGGATGAGGAGTCGCGGGAGGTCGCCTCTGCTGCATGGCGGCAGGCCCGTGAACTCCAGGGGCAGGTGGATGGCGACGGCCGGGCCACAGGGGTGAGCGGCCGATGAGCGACTACCGCTACACCGTGAAGCACCCAGGCGAGGACGTCCTGTACTCGGGCACGGTACGCGAGTCCGCGGTAGAGGCGTACTTGTCGGTGTCCAGCCTCAATGAGCCGGCCATCCGCGTCGAGCGTCTCGTGCAGACCTGCCGGGGCGACCACTGGGTGACCTCCACATACGAGGACATCGTCGAGGCAGGCAACGTGACGTGCGAGTCTCTCCAGCGACGCGCCGCCGGGACCGCGGTTGAGCGGGCCGTGAGCGAAGATCAGAGCCGCTACGCCTCCGACTCGTGGGAACGCACGAAGCATGAGGCGCTTGCCGTGCGCGCCAGCGAACCCTCGCCACGCGCTGAGGATCGTGAGCGCTCCGGGGTCACGCTCGTGCCCGGCATCGCGAAGATGAGCCTCCGCGGCAACAACGATGACGTTGAGCGGCTCGTCACGGCCATGCGGGATGTGGGGATCGTCGTGTGGCGTGCGGACAGCCCCGGCACCCGGACCGGGAATGATGCCGGCTACAGGTACTTCACCGTCGAGGTTCCATCGGGAGACGGCAATGGATGAGACGTCGACCATTGAGATCCTCGCGGTCCATGACCTCGGGCGTGAGCTCCTGGCTGAGGGTGCGGCGGAGGAGGAGATGGCCCGGTATCGGGAGTGGCGTGACCGGGTCCTCGCTGCTGCTGATGTCACGGTCGCTGCGTAACCCCATAGACCGCCGGGCCCGTTTCCGCTTGAGGGGTGGCAGCGGGCCCGGCTCTCTCTCAGCCCCGGCTCTTCCGGGGGCGAGGACCACGCCGTATAGCGAGGCATGATGCGTCACTCCGAAGACGAGCCCCTTTTGTTGACCCATCCAGATTCGGGACCACCTGGTTATGGAGCGGATTCTTCTCGTGGATCACTGCGGCTTCACACCGCAGCGCAATGTCCCGGGTCGGATGCCACTCGATCTCGGTCCGTGCCACCTGAGACCACCAGGGTTTATTCCGGTGTGTTCCCCAGCGCTCGTCGGGCCTGTTCGCTACCCCCACATACAGGAGAACGTCGGCGGCATCGTAGAGGCGGTAGACGGCGGTCCCTCGGCTCATTCGCCCGTGATCCGCGCCCGCGCGATTTCGGCGATCTGTTCGCGGGATGGGCGCTCAGGCAATGCCGCGCCAGGTCGTCGCAGGTACCAGCGGATGAGGTCGCGCACGATCCTCGCGCGCTGGCGTCCGACCGCCGACTCCAGGTCGTCCCAATCGTCTTGGTCAACCCGGGTGTGCTGGATCGGGGTTTCGCCTGTTGGCGGGCGTGGCACGGCGCTCCTCGGGGCTGGTTTCTGTGAGAACGGAATCATAGCCGTACCCTCCCGCTGGAGATCAGTTTCTGTACTCACAAAAATATCAGCTGAACCCTTGCATGACCAGCATGTCGAGCCTTAATCTGTTAGTACAGAAACAGCACGAGGGAGTACGGATGACCCGCACCGAGATCGGAACCGACCCCCACACCGGCGACACGGTCTGGGTAGAGGTCACCCGCCACTGCGACCCGAGGAGACCGAGATGACCGCTGCGACCATGACGCTCCGGGTCGGAGACGTCGCCGAGTACCACGGCTCCAAGCCGAACTACCACGGCACGGTCGTGATCGTCGGCGCCATGTGTGGCCACTACGACATCGCCTTCGCCACCGACCCGGACCGGGACGTTCAGCTCCGCGGGGTCCGCGAGTCCTCCCTCACTCGCATCGACGCGAAGGCGTACTGGGCGTCGTTCCACAGGTGCCGTGGGTGCGGTGTCGAGCACAACAACGAGGCGTGCCCGACCTGCGGGTGACCTTGCCTGCCTGCATCAGCCAGCCCCGAAACGAGCGAGGAGACCGTGCGGTGGAGATCAAGGACATCGAGAAGAACCTCTGGGCCGCCGCTTTCGATGAGGCGCGCGGGTGGGGGTTCGACGTGAAGGGCGCCTGGGAGCATGCGGATCGTGTCGTCTCGGGACGCCGCAGCTGGTAAAGCCTGATTCCTAGCCCTTTCCGGTGAGACCGGCTCCGCGTTCACGACGCGGGGGGGCACCAGATACGACCCCCAGTGAGAAGGAGTTCCGGATGAGCACCAACTACTACCTCGACAGCCCCGACAACGAGGCAGACCACATCGGCAAGTGGGCCGCCGGGCACTTCACGGCCAAGGCCCCCGAGGGTGTCGACAGTTTCGCCGACTGGAAGGCGATGCTGGCTGGTCACCGGATCTTCGCCGAGCACGGCGTTGAGTACAGCCCGGAGGAGATGATCGCAGAGGTAGTTCCCACGGAGCCGGGCCGCCGGAACATCCGCCGTCCGCGCGCCGAGAGGGGTGAGTGGATGGAAGAAGGCGTCCTGTTCGTCCGGCACGAGTTCTTCTGACCTCCACAGCCCTTTCCCGGTCTGCCGGGCACCGTGAGCGAGACACGGGAGGGCACCAGACAAGACCATCCCCCAGCAGCAAAGGAAAACGAGATGAGTACCAACACGGCGGCGGACGACAGGCCCTACTACCGCGCGCTCTGGGACGTCCAGAAGGCCGCCGAGATCCTCAAGACCGGCGGTGTCATCAATGTCCAGCATCTCCGGGCAACGGTCGAGAGCCTGAACGCCTACCTGGCAGAGCTGGAGCGCTGACTGATGGCCACACGCAAGAAGCAGCCCGAGATTAAGCAGCAGTACGGCGCCCGCTGGAAGACAGGTGTCGTCTTCCCCTTCGGTTCGCGCGAGGATGCCGAGGACGCGATCGTGGAGAACGAGCGAGGCGAGGGCGTCCTCGTCGTCCTGAGTTACGACGCCACGACACACACGGTCGTGTCCGACTGGCAGGAAGTTGAGGACTGACCCGATGGCGACGATCACAGAGCAGGCCGCCCAGCGCTATGCCGCAGCCGTTCATCGCATCCTCGTCGCAGAGTTCCTTCGCCTTGCCGGCCGGACACTGGAACTGATCGTGCTGGAGCAGGTAGGCCGGAACGCCGAACTGCAGTGGCGCGGCTTCGAACTGATCGTGGATGAACCGACAACCGCGTCGTGGAAGCTCGTTCCTGACCATCTCGGCAAGGATCGATGGCGTGTGCAGCTTGCCTGCTGCAAGCCGCGCCCGAGTCACGCGAACACGGCACGGGAGCAGCGGGTCAACGCGGCCCTGCGAGCGATCAAGCTGGAGGACTGACCGATGCGGGACCTGAACCGGAACAACAAGTTCGCCTGGAAGTCCCCCGCCGGCCAGTAGTAAGCGGGGGCGCTAAGCTCCACACCGCATTTTGCCAGGTAGGTACTCTGTCCGCCATGGTCATGGTCGACGCAGACGGACGACGCCTTGAGATAGTTGTCCTCGACCGTGGCCACGGCCCGCAGCAGTGGATCAGGGTGTCCTGGCACCACCGCATCCTCCTCGGGCGTGGCTACTACCGCCGCAGCGAAATGGACCAGGCGCTCGCCCTCGTTGACGTGACGAGCCTCGTCGAGGTCATCCCCCACCCGGCGTCAACACGCGGTCCGGGGAGTCCAACCACACGTACTGGCCGTCCGGTGAGACCGTTAGCCCGAGCCGTTCGATGCCCGGCCGCCCCCAGCCAAGCCACCGCATGTACGTCCCCTCAACCTCGTCCCACAGACGGCGCGCACCGTACTGCTCCACGACGAACTCGGCCCGGCCCGGGACGTAGTCCACGGACGCCCACGACCCCGTGTCACCCGACTCGATGAGCCACAGCGTGCACTCGTCCGCCGCATCACCGTCGCCGTAGAAGAGGCGCTCCTGAACGCCCGGCATCGACGCAGCGATGAACAGGTCGACGTTCGTGTCCGTGTGGACCCGCCGCGGATCCAGTCGCGTAGTCGACTCGACCAGCCCGGCCTTCGGCAGATCTGGGATCGCCCGGCATGCCGGACGCTGCCCGCGGAGCATCATGTACCCGGCAGACCCAACGAACCGGCCCACCGCCGTGCCGTCACCGAGGACGTGCAGGCGGGCGAGCCACCCGAAGCCGTACCCGGGCATGAACGGCAACACGATCACCCCACCCGGGCGTGTCTGGTCGACCCACGCATGAGGGATGTCCGCGACGCCCACCGCCACATGAACCCGGTCGAACGGCGCCCCGGACCCGTGGCCGGCCGTCCCGTCGCCCACGATCAGCCGCGGATGGTAGTCCGTCTCCGCGAGGTTCTTCGCTGCCGTCTCGGACACGACCGGATCGATATCGATGGATGTGACGTTGCAGGCCCGGACCCGGTGCGACAGTAGCGCCGCAGTCCAGCCGGTTCCTGTGCCGATCTCGAGGACCCGGTTGAAGTCGTCCGGGGTCAGATACTCGAGGAACTCTGCGACGGTCGCCGGCGCGGAGCATGAACTCGACGGTTCACCACCGCCGTTGACGTCCGCTCGCCCGTCGTTGCGTTGGGTGATGATCGCGGCGTCGGAGTACACGGCGTCGAGCCAGCCGTCCATGTCGGAGGAACGGTCGATCGAGTAGCCGGCTTCGGGGCCGTTCGGGGAAGCCCAGGCCCTGTCAGGGACGAACAGGTGCCGCGGGACCGCGTGGAATGCAGCCCGCCAGACAGGGCTTCGTAGATCCCCGCTGGAGACGAGCTGGTCGCACAGGCGGTCGATGCGTGCGGCGAGGTCGCCAGGTGTCACTTGCCGGGCTTGTTGCCGTCGCCGGCGTTACCGCCGGATCCGGAACCGCCGCTGTGGGAGCCACCTCGCGGGTTGTTCCCGTCCCCGCCTTTGCCGTCCGAGTTGCCACCGCCGCCGTGTGCGCCCATCGAGCCCTCCCAGGGGTGTCAATGGGGACGGTACCCGCGCACGGTCGCATGTGAAGTGACCTGCGGAAAGTCGTCTAGTTGCGGGCGACCTGAACCCCCGATATCAGGCTTTCGCCGCGGCGATCAGCGCCATACGGGCGTCGAACCGGTTCCCGCCGCACACGGCCCACCACGGGTGGTCGTGGATCGCCTCCGCGAGTCTCTGCGCCTCACGGTGCGCCTCCGCAGCGGACTCGCCCTCGTCGGCCCGGGCAGCATCGGCCTTCACGAAGTCACGACGTAGTTGTACGAGGTCAGCAGGGATGTCGAAGTCGGCCATGACCGCATCCTAGGAACCGCCCCCGACAGCCCAGCGGGCAGGATCCCCCCAAACCGGACACATGCAACAAATGTCCGATCCCCCACCTCACCACCCCTGGCACGACTAACGTTCCCCTCGTCGCCCATGCGGCACTCACCTCCACAGCGGACGTCAACAGTCCGCACGAAGACGGAGAGGAGGTGAACCACCATATGGACCGGCACGCACGAAGAGCGTTGCGGGGCTGCGACGCGACGGCACTCTATGCCAGCGCACTCGCGATCGGCGCCGGGGGCTTCGCCCTCGGAGTCACCCTCGCAGCGAGAAGGTTGAAGCGGATGGCCGGTCGGGCTCAGATTTGATCCCCTGACCCGACCGACCGTCCGGACAGACGAGGCGTTCCTCCAGTGGAGGGCGCCTCGTTCTGTGTCCCAGACCAGACGTGCACCAGTCCGGGCGGCCTTGAGGCGATTCGTTTACAACTTGCCGGATCGGGATTTGCTCCCAGGTAGGCGGTCGCTCGGTCGCCTGCTCGGCCAGAGTAACTTCTAACCTTTGGTGATTCTGAAGGATTGTCCAAAGTCAGGAATGTTCGCTCCGCCGGGATCCTGTGGGGTTCAGGACGCCGGGCCTGGCTTACGGGGACTCCGCACGACCGCGGGACACGCGGTGAATCTAGTCGGTGCCCTCGGAAATAGGCAGGTCTGCGTCGTCACGGTCCACGACCCAGATCCCGGCGAAGTCGATCCACGTGAGCTCTTCCTCGCCGTCGAGGGTCCCCTTCGCCAGGACGATGAGCCCGTCGCCGGCGCGGAGTTCCGTGAAGTCCGGGTTAGGTGGGTACGGCTCATTCCACCAGCGGCCTTCCCACGACCCATCTCCGATCGAGTCGAGGACCTCACCTAAGCGGTGCTGGTGGGCGGGAGTGGCGGTCTTCTTCCACTCGGCTAAGACAGCCTCACCGTGTGGGGTTAACCGCCACCCGCCCATTACGCCTCCCGCAGCTCCTTGATCACGTCATCGAGGTCAGTGCCCTCGGCTGCGCTGTGAGGTAGCGGCCGACTGGCGCTGTCTCGGATCGCTTCGCGCGCGCCCGGGTCGTGACTTTCGATGCGGACCATCCCTTCCACACTTTCCGCGAGGCGGATGAGGTGGTCAACGTGGCGTGTACGGCCGTACTCGGCCACGGCACGGTAGACCGTCCGGAACACCTCACGCTGCTCGGCCGCGTTCAGGTTGTCGTATACAGCCATGGCCCGATCGACCTGGGGGTTCTCGGCGGGGGCGGCGCCGGAGCGCGCATCAGTAGTCACAGCGATCTCCTTTGATCGGATCTCGTCTCGGTTCGTCACGTTAAACCCAGCCACCTTCAGGGCTCACGGGACTGGCCGGGCAAGCATCGGTCCGGTACCGGCCATAGGTCACCAGGTGCTCGCAGAGCTAACGATCGGGCACGATGAGCACATGGCGATGAACGGACCACAGCACGTCAAGGAAGCCGAGAGCCTCCTCAACAAGGCGAGGTTCGAGAAGAACGAGACCACGAAGACGAACCTTCTGCTTGAGGCCCAGGTCCATGCAACGCTCGCGAACGTAGCGGCATCGGTGTACAGCGGGTCAGCGACGCAGGACCAGATTCGCCCTTGGGTGATCCACGGCGTGCGGGTCTAGCCGCGGGACACGGCTGGCGCGAGCAGATCCCGCCGGTCATGCTCGATCAGGTAGTCCACCACGCGCCGATCAGCGTCCTTCTCAGTGTTGTGCGCGAGATACGCGAAAGCGCAGGTCACAACCCTTCTCTAAGGGTTCCCCCAAGGGTTCTATAAAGGGTTACGGGAACCCTTCGCCGGGGGTTTCTACCTGGGGAAACATAAGCCCTGCCGCATTTTTCCTGCTCGCAGTTCACGAGGCTCACAACCGGACGTGCTGACTGCGGCCACCGGCCCTGTTTTTGCAGCTTTCCTACCCCTATTTCGGCCAACCGTTTCGAGGGCGGGAGGTCATGGTTCGCCGCAAGCCCGTGAACCAGCGTCCTTGCAGGTCACAACCCTTCGCTAAGGGTTCCAAGAACCCTTAGCGAACCCTTCCGGGAACCCTAAGCGAGGGATACCCGTCGGGCACAGGGGAAGGGGAGTAGTAACGGTGGGAAGTATTGGTTTCCCCTTCCCCTATCCCCTTCCCCTTCCAGGAGCCCCTCGCGCGTGCGCACGCGAGAACGGCGCTCCGAGAGGACGGAGTCCATTGCTATGCCTTCGACAGCGAGGCGCATGTTTCGCCATGCCCTCAAAAACGACACCCAGGAGGAACGTGCGGGCCGCAAAGCCCCTTGCTCATGGGCGACTATAGGTCCGAGCCATATGGGAGTTCCTGGTGGCTCTCAGCGCCCCGCTGCTACATCGACCCCAGAGATGACAGAAGCCCCAGCCGTTAGGCCAGGGCTTCGGGTGAGCCGAACTTCACTCGCCGGTGGTGCGCTCGCGCGGTCCGCCTCCCAGCCTCTCGGCAAGGTGTTCGTGCACCGGCCTGTAGAAGCCGTAGGGGACGTACTCGGGGATCTCGTCGAGACGGATCCAGGAGACTGCAGCGATCTCCTCATCGTCCGCGGCGTGCGCTTCTCCGTCGATGACTTCGCACTCGACGTAGACCATCTCGCGGCCCGTGGCGGGATGGATCCGTTCCCCCAGCCTGCTCTTAGCGACAACGACGAGCCCGGCCTCCTCGGCGGTCTCCCGAACAGCCGCGTCCTCTACCAATTCGCCCTGCTCGACTTCGCCGGCCGGGAACTGCCACGACAGGCTGCCCTCCGAGACGGCCCGCTGCACGAGCAGGAAGCGACCGTCTTTGACGATCACGGCCGCTGCGATGACGGGGCGGCTATCGGTGGGCTGCGTCACGCTGTTCCTCCAGGAAGCGCAAGATCGGCGGGTACACCTTGTCACGGGCGACGAACCGGGTCAGATCCTGGCGCGACACCCATGCGACACCGGCATTTTCCACGGTATCCCGGTTCACTGCTTCTCCCGTGAGGAAGTCGCAGGCGTAGTAGTCGCAGTACACACCCGTCACGGGGTGGAGCCGGGAGCCGATCGGCTGTTGCACGATGCAGTGAACGCCGGTCTCCCCAAGGGTCTCCCGCACGGCTACGTCTTCGCCGCGTTCGCCCGGTTTGATGACGCCGGCCGGGAACTGCCAAGAGATCCCTGCCCCGTCATCACGGCGCTTCACGAGCAGCACGTCTCGATTCCGGGTTACCACCGAGATCGCGACACGGAGCGATTGAGCATGGCCTACCGACGCACCCTCATTGCCATCAGCAAGTTCCGTGAAGCGCTCTCGGACGGCGGGAGTCGCCTGGCCGAGCAGGTCGTCGAGTGCGTCCTGCACGCTTACGCGCGGGACCATATCGGGCTGCGCTGACCAATTCGCGACAGTCCGCGGTGCTACTCCGAGTCGGCTGGCGAACCGGTCGACGGTCAATCGTAGGGCTTTGCGGAGCGCGGTGGCTGTGCGCCCCGTCCACTCCTGAGCCGGGTCCATCCCGCCTCCCTAGAGGCTTCTCAACGTGTAATTGCAGGGTAACTGCGGATGGTGCACAGAACTGCAGTATCCCTCCATGGTTACTGCAGCGAGTTGCAGCCTTGCTACATGGCAGTGGTTCGCCCGCAAGGCGGACGGTGGTGTCGTGCGCCAAGAAACCACAACCTGCCACCACTTACTAGTCCGAGCCTTCAGACGCAGTGTCGTCAGCATTGGGGATTCGCCTACGTATTTCGGCCAGCAGGACATCAATGTGAATCCTGGTCAACGCCATCGGCTCGCCCGCCTCACCCACCGCGATCGCCGGAGAGAGCCCAGCGAGTTGCAGCGCTGTCGTCCGGTCCATGCCGAGGGCATCGGCAATCGCGATCACCGGCTCTGGTGTTGGCGCAGCAAGGCCTCTTCGCCAGCGGCCAACCGTGCTGCGAGCGATACCCGATCGATCCTCCAGCCACCCGACCGCGCGACCCATCGCTTTCCGTCTGGCGTCGACCTCGGCTGCGAAACGGGCGCCCGGTTCATCTGCGCTCATAGGTCTGTTGTAGCGCCTTGCAACAAGTTGGAACAACCTCTTGGCCAGACCCCCTTGCAGCATCTTGGTGCATCTTGTAGCGTACTGCTACATGGAGAGCGAGGGTAGCAACGTGTTCCTTTCGACAGCGGAGACCTGCAAAGAGCTTCATCTCTCACGGTGGACCGTGAGGCGGCTCGTCAGGAACGGGGAGCTTCAGGCCGTCAAGGGGCCTGCCCGTAACGCCCCCATCAAGATCTACAAGCAGTCGGTCGCCGAATATTTGGAGCGGCGTCGGATCAGCCCCCCACTACCTGAGGCGGTCGCCTGATGGCTGCCTTACGAGTCGTGCTCGTCTGCGCCCACTACCTGTGGCCGACCGGTAGTGCATCGATGTGGACGATCGGCGAGACCGCCTTCTGCCAGACCTGCCGGTGTCAACAAGAGATCACCGATGTGGGGCGAGCCGAATGGTGACCGCCCTCGCGAACAGCAAGAAGCCCCGCCCGGTGCGCGAACACCGGAACGGGGCGAGCAGGACCTGTCACCGCCCCATCACGAGAGGAACCGATCCTGTGGCACTCACTCTAGAGCATGGCGTTCCTCGCCCCATCGCGGACGACGACAGCATCCCGCAGTTCCGGGTACCCGCCTCCATCAACGTGACCGCTCTCGCTGCCGCGCTGGACGCTCAGCTGAACGGCGCGGACGTCACCGACGAGGTCGATGGCTTCCTCGCTGCCGTCGCTGGTGCGTTCGCGATGGGCATGGAGCACCAGCGCAACCTGCCGGGGGTGTCCTGATGCGTGCCCTCCCCATCGTCATGCACTACGGCGACGACTTCGACAGCAGCGAGAGCGACTTCCTCCGCGACCAGTACGACAAGACCCAACACCAGAACGGGAGGTGACGACATGACCCTCTACAAGCCCACCGTTGCGGTCGGCGCCTACTACGCGGTCCTCGGTCTCACACTCCTCACCCCGATGAGCGCACCCGCATGGATCCGTTACACGGAAGCGTCGATTCTGATCGTCCCGTTCGGTGCCATCGTCCTGGCGATCTTCGTCTCCGTGATCCGCGACCGCATCTCCAAGCCTGCGGTCCGTGAGGTTCCGATCTCGAACGGCATCCAGGTGCTCGGCACGTTCCTCGGTGACGAGGACGGCGGTGCGAACCGATGAAGACCTACACCATCCAGGGACCGTCGATCACCTCGATCGCTGCCGGTCTCCACGAGGACGGCGAGATCGTCACTGTCACCGGCATCCTCAACGGCCACAGCCCCCACCGCACCAGGCAAGGCAACGACTGGGCAGAGTTCCGCCTGAGCGGCGAACACGTATCCATCGGCATCATCGTCTTCCCGCTCTACTACCAGGAGTTCCGTGATCTGATCGGTCCGGTCCGCGGACCGGGCAGGATCCTGCAACCGCCAACTGTCACCGCCACGGGCCGCGTCGAGACCCGCGGAACCACTCACTCCCTCGTCGTCACCACGGTCGAGTGCCACGAGCACGAGGGTCACGCCCCTCACCCGAACCTGCGGATTCCCGCCGCGGTGCGCGCCGACATGGATCTGGCGGTGCTCGCCGGCTCGGTCAGCCGGATCGTGGAGGGCCTCAGCGGGAGCGGCGGGCCGGTCCCGGCGAACGCCACCGAGGCACTCGCTGAGATCAGTGAGGTGCTGGGACGCCACGGCTACAGCACCGATCCGGCGTTCTCGGATCTGAGTGCGGACGATGGCGTCGACCTCGATGAGGTCATCGCTTCGCTCTACAGCGCGGGCGGTGACGTCCGATGAACGCTCGTTGCCCAATTCACCAGACGTCCCTGACCGGCGGCCCGATCCAGTTCGACTGCTGGGACGACGGTGGACACACCGTCCGCGCCGCTGACGTCGACCACGAGTTCCACCCTGACCGGGCGGTGACGGCATGACGAAACTCATCAGCGTGGTCGCTGCCGCTGGCTTGCTCGTAGGTACGGCTGGATGCGCCAGCACCGGCTCGGCGCCGCGCACGGAGCCCACAAAGCCTCCGAGCGCAGCACCCACCCACCCAGGGCCCACCAGCGCAAGGCCCACGACGAAGCCCAACATCACCGGTGTCGTCACCGCTCGACGCTCCCTGCGCATGGTGAGCCCCGCCCCGTACTGCAAGCAGATGCCCCTCCCGGTGGAGTGCCGGTCTGTGTGGGTCCTCGTGGTTCGCGGCAAGAACGGCAAGCGGCACTCCCTGAACGTGCCAGAGGGCACGTACAAGCGCTACCACCTCGGCGACCACTACCCCGCCCGCGCCGAAGGAGGTCGGTCATGAGCGCCTACACCGACCCGGTCGGCCACGGAGTCGATCAGCAGTTCCTGCGTCGCCAGCTCGAGCAGCAGGCCGCCGACAACACCCAGACCACCGACACGACCACCAACGGGAGGTGAACCCGATGACGTTCGGCAAAACCTATGGTGCGACCACCGCAACCTGCGACATGTGTGGACCGGACTGGTGGAAGGGCTACGAGGACGTCCAGCCGCTCTTCACTTCCCGCGGTACGGCCCTCCGCCTCCTGCCCGTCGACTTCATGTGGTCGATCACCGAGCAGCCGGACGGGTCCCTGCAGATGCTGTGCGCGTCATGCACGCAGATCGAGGACTGCGTCCGGGACGGGCACGGCTGGGTGCCGCTGGAGTACGTGACCGATGGCGAGCTCCGCCAGTACGGGGAGACCTGCTCCTGCTGCAGCGTCGTCCGCTCCTTCGACGCCCCGCCGGCTGGCCATCCCGAGTCCATGACCGTCGAACTGTCCCGCAAGGACGAAGAGTGGCTCGCCGCCTTGGACGCCGAGCTGTTCCCCGACAACGCGAACGAAGAGGTCTGAGCCATGACCGCCCGCCAACGCCACCACGCATCCTCCCCCTGGGGCAGTGGTGTCGCCTCCTTCCTCCATGCCCTCGCCTTGGACATGCGGGGCCTCGAATGGCAGGACGACGCCGCGTGCCGTGACGTCGGAGGGGACGCCTGGTACCCGGCGAAGGGACGGCGTGCGCCGCTCGCTAGGTCGATCTGCGAGGGCTGCCCGGTCCGTGTCGACTGCTTGGAAGACGCGCTTGACCGTCACGACCAGTACGGCATCTGGGGCGGTTACAACATCGACGAACGCCAGAAGATCCAGCAGCAACGCGACGAGGTGGCGGCATGAGCGAGATCCCCGCCGACCGCAAAGCCACCCGTATCCAGGTCTCCGCCGAGCAGGCACGCATCACCGAAGAGACCCGTGTTCGTCTCAGCCACGAACGGGAACAGCTGCGCCTTCAGCGCGAGCGGCAGAAACTGATCCTCGACGAGGAGAAGAAGCAGACCCGCGCCAACGAACAGGCGAAGCGCCGCATTCGACGCCAGCACGCCCGGCAGAAACTTGCGAAGAAGATCCAGGCGCTAATGCCAACGGTCGGTCGGCGAGTCATGATCACGGGGCCGATTCTCGCTCCTATGGCGGTCGCGTGGATTGGGCAGATCGGATTCGCGCACGACAAACTCGGCTGGCCCCTTCTCGGCGCCCTGATATTTGCCGCCGCATGGGAGCTGACGACCGCTTTCACCGGCTGGATGTACCACCAAGCGCGCAAAGATGGTGACCGGGGCGCACTATTCCGGTTCGCGACTTGGCTGTTCGCCTGCTCGGCCGGCGCGATGAACTACTGGCACGCCTGCCCTGTCGTCACCGAACGCCTTAACGCGCAGACGATACGTCAGCACATCAACCTCGACCCCAACCCCAAAGCGGTCTCCTACGGTGCCATGAGCCTCGTCGGCATCGCCCTGTGGGAGCTGTACTCCTCGCTGATTCACCGCAAGCACCTGCGCGCGAAAGGGAAGGTCGCTGAGGCCCGGCCGCGGTTCGGGATCCTCCGGTGGCTGCGGTTCCCGCGCATCACGTGGCATGCATGGTCCCTCGCGGTCCGCTACGGCATCAGAACCGTTGACGAGGCGTGGACCGCGGCCGTCACGGAGATCGACAGGATCGACCGCAAGAGGGCGATCGCGAAGAACCAGAAGCGGCTCGCGAAAGACCGCCGGCCCTCCGTCCGGTTGGTGGTCGCGTCCACCGTCGCGCGTCCGGTCACCGGACCCAAGACCCGCGTCCGGCTGTTCTGGACGGACGGCGCCGCGACCACCCTGTCCGCGACCACCCGGACGCGGCCGAGCGACCACCTGGACGCGACCACCCCGCGACCGGTGGACGCGACCACCCCGCGACCGGTGGACGCGACCACCCCGCGACCGGTGGACGCGACCACTACCGCGACCGGACGCGCCGCCATCGAAACCAGTGGACGCGACTACCCGAACGTCCAGCCTCCTGCGTCCAGTGACCAGGCGGACGCGACCACCCCAAAAGACCACCCGGCCAACCGGACGCGACCGGCCAAGAAGTCCACCCGGAAGACCGGACGCGACCATGTGAACGCGACCACCAAGCCGCAACCATCCACCGAGGACAACCAGCGTGCAGTGGACGCGTACCTCGCCAGTGTCCAGGCAGGGTCGCCGCTGTCGAAGCGTGCCCTCGCCAAGCGGTTCGGGTTCTCCCCGAGTTGGGCTCTCAAGCGGATCCAGGAGGCCGGTCCGCGACCGGTCGGAGGCGGACACCGCGGCAACGACCAGGCGGACGCGACCACCCCAAAAGACCACCAGCAGACCAGTGAGGTGAAGACCGGATGACCACCAACATCAGGCCAGTGGTCACGACCGTTGTTGCCGCAACCATCTCCGGGGCGGTCGCCGGCGGAGTGGTCGCGACCGCTATGGATCGCAACCTCCACACGTACATGCGATTCGTCGGGCTGATCGTGATCATCACACTCGGCATCGCTGCCATCTGGGCGTACCGGACCTACATCAAGCCGCAGGGCGCTCACGCCGAGCAGTCAGACGTCGAGGCGACCCCGTGAGCACTCGATCCGAGGCACGCGCCGAGCGACGCCAGGCACTCCTTGACCGGAAGGCCCGCCGGGTGCGGACCCCGCAGGAGCGCGTCGCGGTCCAGTTCGACCGCTGGCGGCGGATCGTCGCCGACCTGCCAGCAGGCCTGTCCGTAACGGAGGTCGACCAGATGATCAGGCTCATCAACACGCGCATCCAGTATCTGGAAGGAGGTGACGGGCAGTGATGAGGCAAAGCGCAATGGGCAACGGGCCGTTGCTCGAAGAAGAGGTCCCCTACGCGACGGAGGGGCGCGACGCGCGGGCGCGCCCGGGTGCGCGCGAGGAGAGTGTAACCGAAGGTGACCGCGAACGCGGCGCCGACACCGATGAGGAAGAGGACTTCAGCGCCGTAGACGAGGTCGTCGACCTGTGGATCTCCCAAGCCAAAGAGACCCTCGCGAAGCTCGGGAACTGGCCCGGGCGCAACTCCGGCTTCAAAGCCGAGCACCCTGCGTCGACCTACGAGCTCCTCGCCTACGCGAAGGCCGCCCCCATGGCTGGCGGCGTTCCGTTCCTCCGCCTGGCGCAACGCATCCACTGCTTCCTCATCGCGATCCCCGCGTCCTGGGCGCTGTACGCAGCCGCATGGCTGATCCAGCGACCCGCCCGCTCGATCTGCTTCCTGATCTTCGCCGTCATCGTGTGGCGACTCCACTAATCCCTGCTCACAGAAGGAGAGGTCCCTTGACATCCGTAGCTGCGAGGCAGGCCGCCGTATCGGCGTCTGTCCCGCACCACTTCACCGCCATCTCGCTCGGCGCCGCTGGCATCTGCATCACGTTCGCGCTGCTGCTGAACTGGAAGCCCCTCGGCAAGATCGAGTTCCTGAAGCCGTGGCTGTACCTGATCGCCGGGGTGGGGTTCGCCGCCGCGTTCCTCGCCTCGTGGGCCGTCACCGTGATGCGGTGGGCCGTCACCATCCCCTACGTCGGTGCTGCCATCCCCGTTGTGATCGCGTTCGTCCTCGCCTACATCGTCATCTACGACTTGTGGCCGAAACACCAGTCGAACCGGACCACCGAGATTTCCGCGCTTCTACTTCCCGCTTTCGGGCCGCAGATCGGCGGGACCATCGGTAGCTGGCTCGCCACTTTCCTGTCAACCGTCGCGGTGACTGGTGCCGCCGTCATCGGAAAATTGTTCGGGGTGTGACGTAATGGGACTTCTACTGCTCGTCGCAATCGGCTGGGCGCTGTGCCACATATTCGAAGGCAAAGCCGCCGAATACCGGACCGCCCAAGACCGCTACCGGAAACAACTCAACAAAGAACTGAAAAGCCGACACCCGAGCTGGGACAAATCCCGGCGCGCCCGCGCTCTGTGGTGGGGTGCCCGAAGAAACGCCCTCGGTCATTTCGCATACCAATTGCGGCACGGCTGGTCGCCGACCGTCGCCGACATGCGGGACGGATTCGTCGCTGCCAAGAAGCAGCACCAGGAATGGCAGGAACGCCGCGCCGCGACCGGAGAGCCGGTACCGCCGCTGCGGAACGCGATCCGCGCTGGCTGGGAACGAGCCAAAGCGAAGTTCCGGCGAGGCGCTGCGGCCGAGGCGAGCGAGCCGGAGCCGACGACACCCACCCCGAAACCAGAGGAGCCGACGTCGCGTGTTCGAGGCGCGGCCGTTCTCCGGGCTGTCCCGGCCGGGGCAGGCAGTGAGTCTCCAACAGGAAAGGAAACGACAGTGACCGACACGATGACCGGTGAGACCACCAACATCGGCACCTACCGCACCCACCTTGACGCGACGATCAGCGCAGCGGCAGGGCGGATCGAGGAAGCCCGAGCGGAGATCGCCGCAGCGGACAAGGAGATCGCCGCGCACGAGTCCACGAACACGAGCCTGCTGAACGCGGGCCTGGGTTCTGAGACCGCCGGCGGGATGACGGATCTGATGGATGCAGCGATGCAGCGGCGCACCGCGGCGACGCAGCGCCTGCAGGCCGCGGAGCAGACCGTCGCGAACGCTGAGGCGGCGCGCACAAAGCTGCGGACGCAGGGCCACGAGAACGTCGAGCAGTCCGTCCAGGGCGCCACGGCGAAGGTCGGCGACACGAGCTTCTACAGCGGCTGACCTGCATTCGGGTCCGGGCGGTGACGCGCCCGGGCCCACCCCACATCTCACATTTTCCAGGGACGGAGACCCATGGACGCCGTAGCAGTTGAGCAGCGGGACCCGCAGACGGTTCGCGTTGACGTGTCCCAGCCAGCGGTTGCCGCTGCGGCGTCCGCTCCGAAGAAGGAGCACCGGGCCCTCGCCGGGACGTTCAAGGTCGGGAGACGGTTCCGCCGCCAACTCATCCCCGTCGAGGTCATGGGCGGCGCCTACGTCACTGGGTTCGCCTTGGAGGTGTTCAGTGCCCCGTGGTGGGCGGTCCTCGCAACCGGCGCGGTAACCGCCGGCGGCACATGGTGGGCCCTCTACGCCAAGGCCGTGAATATCTGGCGGCAGTTGCACGCGGTCACCTCAATCATCGCGGCGACGCTGTGGCTCATGGAAGCCGCAGCGCACGGTGTCGGCAAGCCGATGCCCGCGTGGCTCGCGATCGTCGGTGGGGCGTTCGCGTTGCCGTGGTGGTGGCGCTACCGCATCCGCAACCACCAGGCGCCCGAGGTCGCGCCCGTCGCGGAGGACCCGGAGCTGGTCGAGTCGTGGCGCCTCCATGTCTCCTGCTCAGGCGGCCCGCTCGAGCACTCGCGGATCCTCGAAGTAGAGAAGATCCGCGGCGGCTGGGCCGGACTGGGCGAAGTCACCAAAGGCACCTACAAGCGCGCGATTATGGCGACCGAGGACATCGGTGGCGCACTCCACCTGAAGACCGGCTCGATCAGTATCGAACCGGCCCCCGACGGGTCCCTTCGGCACTTCCGGGTGCTCGTGCAGGCCGAGAACCCGCTCCAGGAGGTTCACCACTGGCCTGGGCCGACTCTCAAAACCGCCACTGGTGTCTCCCGTATCGGCGTGTACACCGACGGGAATCCTGTCTCGTACCGGCACTACCGGCCACGGTCCGGGCCGGTCCACGACCTCATCGCCGGATCCACCGACGCCGGGAAGTCTGTCCTCGTCAAACTCCTCCTCGCCGAGGAACGCCACTCTGGTGTGATCGCTTCGATCCTTCTGGACCCGCAACGCGGGCAGTCCTACTCCGAGTCTGGGTGGAAGAACGCTGTCGCTCAGTTCGCTGGTGGCCTCGACGCGATCCGCGGCCGGCTCCGTGAACTCCGCGACCGTATGTACGCCCGCAACGAACTCATGTCCACGATCCGGTGGGTCGATGAGGACGGCGAAGAGATCGAGGGCATCGAGGAGTTCACCCCCGGCGACCCGCGTCACGGCCTGCCAATGATCAGCGTCACAGTCGACGAGGCGCAGACCGTCCTCGGTGACCCTGTCTGCTGTGCGCTCGTTGAGGAAATGATCGCGATGTCCCGCAAGTGCGGGATCAAATTCCGGCTAATCACCCAAGTGCCGCTGTTGAACAGCCTGGGCAACTCCATGGCGATCCGTGACGCAGTCGCCGCCGGGAACGTCATCGTGTTCCGCACCGCGAACCGCCTCTCGGGCCAGGTCGCGTTCAACGGGTCGATGCCCGTCGACCCGTGCACGCTGCCCAAGGAATGGCCGAACGGAGACACGACTTCAGGTCTCGGTTACGTGTTCGGGCCCGGCGCTGACCGTCCCGCGACGATGCGAACGTTCCTGATCATCAAGCCGCGACGTTGGGCAACGAGCGGGGAGCCGGCGCAACTCGAGCCGTTCGTCGGTCCTGTCGCCGGCGGCGACGGAGCCAGCGCCCACACCCCACAAAGCCAGTCATCGAAGGCGGACACACAGGACGACTCCGACCAGTCCCGCATCGGCGAAGACGCCGTCTTGAGTTATCTGGCGGAGCGGGACGGCCAGGAAGTGAACCGAGGGGAGATGGTCGGGTTCATCCAGACCCACATGTCCCCGCCGCCGGCGCTCCGCACTATCACCAAGGCTCTCACCGACCTGGTCGCCTCGGGCGAGATCGAGAAGACCGGTCGCGGACTGTATCGCATCACCGAACGGGGCAAACAGCGGCTGGCGTCAGTCGCCGCCTAACCCTCCTCCCCCCACTCCCGAAAGGACACACCCGCCATGGGTTCTACCGACGCCGCCTGGAATGACGTGAACAACGCGGTCCTGGCCGCCTTCACCAACGATCTGCCGCACACGATCGGGGATCTGCAGCGCGTCCAGCCTGGCGTGCCGGCCTCCTACATCCGCGCGGCCCTGCACCAGCTCGCCGACTCCGGCTATCTGTCCGCGGTCCGCGGTGCGGTGCACACGTCGTACACGATCACCGAGGTCGGCCAGCGCCACCTCGCCAACATGAAAGCGATGGCCTGAACTATGGAACTCAACTCGATCAACGCCCCCGAAAAACCTCGGGAGAGTACCGTCCGGATCCGCCGCGATCACGTACTCGGCTACGCCGGCGACCTGACCACCGAGCGAAGCAACCCGGGCGCGGTCGCAGCTAACGCGAAGGTCCTCATCGACTGGGTGGAGACCGGAGACGCAGCGGAGCAGGACGCCCGCTACCGGTCTCTGTTCAGGGCGTCCAACAACCGCGACTTCGATCGCGATCCGGATGATGACCCGGCGCTGTTGATCGCCGAGGCGGAGGTCTTCTACGCGTTCCTTAAGGCGGCCTGAACATGGCGCTCTTCGTCGTCACCCTCTCAAGCTCGAACGGCAGCTTCGACATGGACTACCGCGGCGCGAACGAGGACGCCGTCAGAGGCATGGCAGCGGATGACTGGCCTGACTTCACCGTCTCCGACGTGGAGGTGGCCTGAGCCATGACAGACACGATTCAGTTCAAGCCCTGTGGCGGCGGCGTGCAGGTCGAGGTTTACGCCCGAGGCAAGCTCCTGATGAGCTTCGAGATGACGCAGCTGGATTTCGCGACGATGGTCACGCAGGGATCCCGCGCGGCTCGCCTTCCGGACCCATGGAAGCGGGGCTGAGGCATGCCTCCGTATGACTGCACTGAGTGCTGGGACCGCGGGGAGTGGGTCGAGTACCGCAACGGCGGCCGAGGCCGGACCGTGTACTGCGCCTGCAGGGCAGGTCAGGCATGAGCCGAATCAGCAAAGACGCCGCCGCCGCTCTACTGGCCCACTTCGCTGCCGAAGTCAGCGTTCCGATAGAAGACGCGATCGGCTACGGGCCCGGGCCGGAACCACGCCACGACTTCGTCTACTGCGGCCGATGCGAGGCGATCAAGCACGTCAAAGGCATCGATAAGGCGCGCACCGCCGCAGGGAAACACCAGCAGAGGCACCGCGATACCTCCCTGATCTCGTGTTGCCAAGAAGTCACCCCATGAACGTCTACGGCCACACCATCAGCTAGCAGAGAGAAGGAAGACCATGGCCAGATCCGCTCCACAGACCGACACCCGCCTCGCCCCCAGCAGCAGCGACGACAACTACGTCCATATCGTCGGAGACATCCAGTACTGGCTGGACCGCCTCGGGCTGAAAGTGCCGCGGGCCTTGTGCGGCGTCCTTCTCGTCGCCGACCCGGACAGGGCCGATCCCATGAACCTCGGCGCACCTAACTGCAGCAACTGCGAAAGGCTCAACCGGTGACCGCCTTCGCCCGCGAGATCGGCCCCCAGCGCGTCGGTGGCCGCTACTACTGCGGCTACTGGGGGCAGGAGTACGACGTCCTAGGCATCGAAACCGACCGTCCCGTATGGCCGGCATGGCAGATCACGATCCGCTGGGACGACGGCCGGACCGCTTCGCATTGCACCGCGTGGGACGCCGACCGGGACCGGGTGATCCGGTGAGCGATCCGCTGCTTCTCGCTCAGCCGCCCTGGCCGAACTGCGAGCAGCCGACACCTATTCACGCTAGATCCCGCAGTTGTCTTTGTCGTAGGTGCGGAACTAGCTGGATTCCGCAATCAGCTTAATCACGCTTTCCCGGTAGCCATTCATTAACGCCTGCCGATCACGTCGAACTTGATAAAATGGCGGGAGCGTATCCGATAGCGACTTCCCCTCAAACTCGATACCACGCGAATGCGAATCCTCCGCAGTAAGGAGCGCCGCAGAAAACCCCGCCATCACCCAAAAAGAAAGAGACCTGAGATGGCCTGTGATCGTAAGTACGGACGTGTCGAGCTGGAGTGCGGCGACATCGGCGAGGACGAGCCCGTGTTCGTGTTCCGCGCTCAGGATCAGGTGACGCCGTGGCTGCTGGTCGAGTACGAGGACCTGTGCCGCCGGGCGGGATCGCCGCAGCGGCATCTAGACGGTATCGCTGCGGCTCGTGAGCAGATCGTGGCGTGGCAGGCCGAGCATCACACGCAGGTACCGCAGAGCGCATCGGCAGGAGGCAACGATGCTTGAGCCCGCACCCGAGCGCACACCGCAGGACGACACCACCGAGCCGGGGGAGATCAACTGGACGCTCCTCCAGATCCTCCAGGGCAAGCCACACCCGATCCTCCCGAACCCTGGGCCGCCGGACCTGCCGACGGCCGTCGCCGAGCAACTCATGTTCGCGGTCGTCGCGCACCATCTACTCGACCTGGCCAACATTCCTCGCGGTCGAGGTGCATGGATCGACGAGCGGAACCTCGACGCGCGGACCTACCTCGCCATACAGCGGATCCAGACCCTGGAAGAGCGCCTGTCCAGGATCGGCGCATGGCACGCGCGTGAGACCGCGCCGGGCGGCATGACTGGCAACTACTGCGTGGCGTGTGGAGACATGTGGCCGTGCGATACCTACCGAATGGCAGCAACCGGTGAGGAGCGATCGTGACCACGGACGACACAACCGCACCCGTAACCGCTGACCCGGCGACTGTGACAGCCTCGTTCGATGATGTCGCTCAGGTCGCTCAGCACCTGAAGACCTACGGGGAGGGTGAGGTCTGGCACTCCGCCTGCCGTCTCCTCGACGCTCTTCGTGCCGCCAGCGAGCGCGCACCCGTAACCGCTGAGGGCCTGCGCGAGCGCCTGACCGAGGTCGCCACGAACTGGATGCGGATGTACCCGTTCGCGAACTACGGGTTCTTCTCCTGCGCTGACGGCGACTCCCTTGGGCAGGTCCACACGATCGCGGACAGCATCGCTGCGGCCTGGGGCCGTGACATCGCCGACCGCATGCTGGCCGCTCTGGCTGGTGATCCCGGTGACCTGCCCGCCCGGATGGCCGAAGCGATCGAAGCGCGCGTCAAGGCGAGCGTCCTGCCGGAGCGCCCGCCATACGACGGCTCCGTCGGCCTCGCCCACTTCGTCGGTGCGAGCTTCGCCGATCTGGCTGCTGCCGCCCTGTCGGTCCGGGACGAGCACCTGGTTCACCTGACCGCCCGCGCCGAGCACGCCGAGGCCGAGCTGTCCTCCCGTATCGAGCAGCACCAGCGGGCCGTGACCCGCGCGATAGCGGCCGAGGGCGACAGGCCACCACCGAGGAGACAAACGATGAGCGCTGAGATCACACCGGACCTGTCCGACGAGAGCCGCTGCATCTCCGTCCATTGGTCATTCCCGATCCAGTGCGACCTGCCGCGTAGTCACCGCGAGAATTGGCACGAAGTGTGGAGCCCAGAGACCGGTGACCGCATCCGCTACCGCCGCGCGTTCGGTGTCTTCCGCACCGAGGAGCAGCGCGGCGGCGTGTGGGTTCCGCTGGACGTCCCGCCACCTGACGATGACCGTGTTGTCGCGGCCGAGACCGAGCGGGACGCGCTCAAGGCCGCCATCCGAGCGCTCACGTCCGATTGGAAGAGGCGAGCCCGCTCGGCAGCGACGCGTGTGAACGAGGCTAAGAACGGCGTCGAGGAGGTCAGGTGGAACGCCTGGCGGACGGCCTACGAATGTCTCGCCACGGAAGTCCTTGCCGCCCTGGACGCCCCTGAGGCCCCCGGAGACGCCGAGGTAACCCGCCGAGCCGGAGTCGACTGGAGCGGCAATCTCCTCCCTGAGACGACCCCGGACGCCCCCACGGGCGGAGAGGACTGAACCGATGGCTGAGACCGTCCGATCTTGGAAAGACATTGCACCGAAGGATGCCGTCGCCCTGGACCTGTCCAGGGACATGAGCATCGACGCCCCGCTGAACGAGATGGGCGAGCGTTGCCCATGGCCGTGGGAGCCGCAACAGCTCGTTGGCGCGCCGCTGGGCCAGTTCCACTGCCAGCACTGCGGGGCGATGTGCGTGGCAGGCGTGCCACACCTCGACTACCGCAGCGAGCCTGAGAGCAACGCTGACGCCCCCTCTCCCGTGTCTGCGGCTACGGAGGCGACCGGCGGGGCCACAGAGGCTCAGGAGGGCTGAGATGGATATGTCCGGCGTGATCGCCGCACCCCGAGTCGTCGCCCGCGCGATCCTCGAAGCAGGTCGGCTCGTCCGCGAACAAAGGAGGGCCGAGCGTGACTACCGAGCGCTCTGCCGTCAGAACCGGGGCCCGAACCTGTTCATCGACCTGCACATCCACTCCGACGATCCGGAGTGGACCAACCTGCACGGCTTGGCTGGTGTTAAGACCACAGTCCAACTCAACCGGCGCGGTGAGCGCTTCATCGCCGGTTGCGTCCGCGACATCCGGGCGACCTGCGTCCGCGAGCTAATCCTGATCAACCGCGAGACGCCCGATGCCCCCGGTAGGGCTGGAGAGACACAGGAGGGCTCCCCGTGATCGCACTCGCTGCGCTGATCGAGCGGACCCGGCAGTCCATCACCGACCAGGAGGGCCAGTGAGCGAGTACCAGCACGTCCTCGATGAGATCGGTGAGCGACGCGTGTACGGCCGCACGCCACCAGTCGGCCGGCTCATCGCCCACGAAGATCGCGTGTACCGCGTCATCGATGTCCTCGCTGGCTCCGGGCAGATCTTCCTCCAGCGCGCCGACGACCCCGCAGCCGAAGGCATCTCCATCTACGGCGAGGACCACCAAGCGTGGCGTGTCCTGCCCGAGCACTACGCCGTCTGCGCCCACTGCGGCGAACCCGTGCCGTGCCGGGACCTGCGCGAGCAGTCGAAAGCGAGCCATGCCCTCCGCCGAGCGCGACGCCTCATGTCGATCCCTGAGGGCGCCTGCTGGTACTGCGAGGAACCGATCTCGACCCGACAGAAGCCCGTGACGTTCCCCGGCGACAACCTGAAACTTCCCGGTGGCCCGCCCGCAATGTTCCACACCGGTATCCAGGACTGCCGCCATGGCGCGATGACCTACCAGGAAGAGTGGGTCAAGGCCGAAGCCGGGCGTGAGCCGTTCCTCGGCTGGTACGACCCGTACACGGGCAAGCCGAACGCGACACAACGCCGCATCCTCGCCATGGCCGCCCGTGGCGAACTCGGCTGCCACCTCACGCGCGTACAGGTCGCGAAGGCTGGCGACGACCTACTGGACATGATGACGAATCCGGACCGGCCGGACGCCAAGCATGTCTGGTATCCGGATCGCCTGCCTCGCGGAGCCGAGGAATACATCCACCCGCTCATTGACGCAGGCCTACTCTCCGAACCGGTCCCAACACACCTCGGCTACCAGAAGGGCCGCTACGTCCTCACCGAGGACGGCTGGGCAACCCACCGCCGTTACCCGGAGAAGCGGGAGGCGGCATGAGCGACGCCAAGGCCGTCATCGCTGCGATCGCCCGCGGTGACATCGACACCGCGCAACGCGTCTTCAGGTCCGCTGCGGAACGGACCTCCATCAGCGAGATCGTCCAAACCGTCGCCAAGGCAGCCCCGCCACCTGCCGGCTCGATCATCGTCGGCTCGTCCATGAACGTGTATGCGAACCCGTTCCGTGACGATACGTACTCGTGGCGTTGCGGGAGTTGCCCGTGGACTGCGAACAACTACAAGACCCGCCGCGGCGCCGAGAGGTCCGCTAACGAGCACGCGGGGGAGCACCCCCGTATCCGAGTCCAGTGGATCACGCGACCAGTAGGAGCCTGACCCATGCTCACCCCCAATTATGCCGCCACCTACGGCAACGACACGTCCCGGCCTGCCGGATACGTGAGATATCGGTGCGACCACGACGGTCTCCACTTCGACGGCTACAACCCGCCCGCCATGTGCGAATGCGGCGCGGGCGTCGACAAGGTCTGGATGATCACCCGGTGCGGCGACTGCGGCGGAGCCCTTTATCTCCCGCGCGGACGCATGCTTACCGAGAAGTGCGGCGGCAACGGCAAGGGCCATCAGCCGCAACCAGCCAGCATCAACGAACCGCCCACCAGCGATAGATAGGGGGGCGAATATGGGAGTCTCGTTCAGCCCCGGCGGCGCCCAGTGGGACTACGTCGGCTACGGAATGTTCCGTAAGCGCCTCGCCTCGCTTGACGGCATCGACCTCGACAAGATGCGCGGCTTCAGCACCGAAGTACTCCCGCGCGACTGGGAAGACCACCCGACCGCGCTGGAGCCGCTCCTGAACTCCAGTGACGTGCATGGGTTCATCTCCTCCGAGAACTGCCGGCGGATGTTGCCGCGCCTCCGTGTCGTCGCCGAGCAGTGGGGGATCGCACCGAACCTGAACGAGAACGAGTCGTTCGACCTTCAGGCGCTGCGGTCGCTCATCGACGGCATGGAGCACTGCGCCGACCACGGCTGCGCACTCCAATACGGGTGACGCAAAACAAACCCCCAAGATCACCAAGGAGAGGCGGCAGCGATGCTTGAGCAGACCTACGCATGGTGCTTCAGCCACGGACGACTCCATACATACATTCCACCTCCGCCGCGAGAACCCAAACGGCGCGTGGTGCACCGCAACATGGGTGCCTTTCATCGCAGCCAGCGAGGAACAGGCCATTGAAGCCAAGCGGGCGGCCTACGGCGACGCGCGGTTCCTTGATGACCTTCCGGTCGAGAAGCGGGTAGAGGTCATTGAGATTCGGGAGACGTGGGACCGGCCGAGCGATAGTTGATCTTGTCGAGATTAGAAAGTTGAGGAAGCTAGCCCCCCACGCCCGCCGCCAAGGATGATGCCCGGATGAGTTGGAACCGTTCGAAGCAAGAGACACTTGCCCTACCAATCGATGCGCTGGCTCTCCTCATCCTCCAGAGCTATGCCTCTAGCAGAGGTTCGAACTGGCGGAACTGGATGCGCGCGGCAGAGAATTACGGCACTGCACAGGACCCAGAGATCAGCGCCGCGCTCGGCGAGGGTTGGGGGTGGCTCATGACACACGGACTAGTAACACCTGATCCCTCTCAGATGTCCCCAGACGCATACCGCGTAAGCAGGCTTGGTCGTGAGACACTGAAGTACGGAATAGCCAAGCTTGCGGCAGCCGAACGGCTCGGGATGGCCCTTCATTCCCGGATTGCTCAGCAGGTAGAGCAACAGTTCCTCCTTGGTGAGTACGAGTTGGCGGTCTTCGCGGCTATGCGCGAAGTCGAAATCCGAGTACGCGAACTCGCTAATCTGCCTGGCTCGACACTGGGCGTAGCACTGATGAAGCAGGCGTTCTCTCGGCAGGGCCCGGGACCGCTGGTCGACACGGCAGCGGACGGCGGCGAGCAGGAAGCGGCGATGTTTCTCTTCGCCGGCGCGATCGGACTGTTCAAGAACCCGACGTCTCACCGGGCCGTCGACTACGACGATCCGGTGATAGCCAGTGAGGCGGTCCTGCTGGCGGACCTACTTCTACGCATGCTCGACCAGACAGAAACCCGGCTCAACAGGGGTTCGGGGCCCCTAATCAGTGCAAGGATAATTCCATTTATCTGAATCTGACCTGCGGAAATGAGAGAATGAGACATGATCCGCGCAGTCGATCTACCGATGATCAAGCATGACCTCTTGGCCTGGTACCGAGACGGTCGCGCCGAGGCGTTCTTCGACAACGTCTACCCATCTGAGACGCCTACAGCAATGCGGATCAAGTTTGCTGATCTTCTCGCCTCCGTGAGCGTTGACCTCTACTACGTCGCTCCGCAGATGGCCCAACTGGCGGTCGAGGCTGCAAAAACCATCCCTGACTACTCTCTGCAACAAGAGGATCTTCCCTCGATGGTCGGCCTGCTCTACACTCCCGAACCTCTTTGGAATCGAGACTACGAAGTCGAAGTAGCTCCAAACGTGTTCGAACCCATTACGGAGAGAGTCCACGGGTTCGCTTGGGCTGTACTCGAAGGCCAGGGTGTTCAAACGATCTGGCTGACAGAGCGCCGGGACTACACGGACCAGATCTCCGCGTATCCCAAACTGGTCGAAGCGACAAGGCGGATGCTCCCGCTAGTTCACGAGACACATGTCCCCGGCTGGTGGTCGTTCGGACAAGAACCCGGGAAGCCAGCCGATGTCGATAGCGCCCAGAAACACGGCGCGGTCACGAAGACATTCTGGACACTGATGCAGCAGTCGATCCTGAACATTGAAGACGCGACCTACTCTCGCGCTGACCGCAAACGTATAGCTCGGATCGATCCTGAAGCGGCCCCCGTGAGGATCATCACCTTGCGACGCTCCCAGACATCCTCGGACGAATCCGAAGCATCAGGACGGGAATACCACCACCAGTGGATCGTCAGGGGACACTGGCGACAGCAATGGCACCCAAAGCGTGAGGTTCATCGCCCGGTTTGGATCGCCCCCCATGTTAAAGGCCCCGAGGGAGCGCCGATGCTCGGCGGAGAGAAGGTCCACTTGTGGAAGAGATGACCGCCCTCGAACCGACTGTCGCGCCTCTTCCCGCGCGGTCAAACGATGCTGAAGACACGATCCGGCAGATGGTCGCTGCATGGCTACTCGCCCAGGGCAGCGAACACACCAAGGTCGCTTACGCTCGCGACCTCATGAGCACCGCCCCACGTATGAAGGTTCCCGGCTGGCTCCCCTGGTGCGCCGAGCGCGACCTCGACCCGCTCAAGGTCCGCCGCGCTCACGTGGATGCCTACAAGCACGCACTCCAGCAGGTGAGCTACTCCCCCGCTTCGATCTCCCGCCGCCTGGCCGTCGTGTCCTCGTGGTACCAGTACCTCACCGACGAAGAGGTCATCGAGACCAACCCCGCCAAGGCCGTGAAGCGGCCCAAGATCGACCAGAGCGTCTCTAACGCCGTCGGGCTGAGCGAAGCCGAACTCAACCAGCTGCTCGACGCCGCAGAGGCTGACTGCAAGCGTTCGGCGGCCCTGATCGCCGTCCTGTTCTACGCCGGCCTACGCGTCGGCTCAGTGGTAGCCGCCAACATCGGAGACCTCGGCTGGAACGAGGGCGAGCGGACCATCGCCCTGACTATGAAGGGCGGCAGCATCACGCACCGCCATATCGAGGAGATTGCCGCCGAAGCGCTCGATGCCTACCTCGCGGAGCGCGGCAAGCCCGCAAAAGATGAGCCTCTGTTCCTGAACGTCTCCGGCTTCCGCATCGATCAGGCGTATGCCTGGAGGCTGATCCGGCATCTCGCCCGCACGGCGGGCATCAAGTCGTGGGAACGGCTCGGCCCACACTCGCTGCGACACACCATGGCCACGCACGCGCTGGACGAAGGCGTGCCGCTGGTGGACGTACAGGACGCCCTGGGGCATCGGGATCCGAAGACCACTCGTCGGTACGACCGGGCGCGCAACCGGCGCGACAAGCGACCTGGGCTCGTCCTGGCGGCCCGCAGACGAAAGACGTTGGCTGACCGCGAGGCTGAGCCTCTCCACCAGGAAGCGAGCGAGACGTGAGCAACTTCGAGGTCCGCGACGTCCACGAGACCGACCACAGCGGCAACGTCCTTCCCCGCGCGATGGGTGGAGGCTCTGGCCAGGTCGCCGTATGCCTTACGTGCGGCCAGCCCGCGAGGGCGCTTCATAACGGGCGAGAGTGTTCGACGTGCCGTAACTGGAATGGTTGCGGGTCGGACTGCGCCCTTTCGGGGTGGACATGCGGGGCGTGCGGGATCACCGAGGACAGCGCATCGTGAAGCTGGTCGATCCTGCTGACCGCATGATTTGGGTATCGCTCCCCCGCGCGACGTTCGGCATCGTCATCCGGAACGGGAAGGTCGTGGACGCTGCACCCTACGGACGCGGCCGGGGGCTACGGCTCGTCGGCATGGACGAGCAGGCCGCGGCGGAGAAACTGAGGCGGCTGGGCGCTGAGTTCGTGCCGCTCCCGTAACGCCCCCCTGCTTCACAACGCTGAACAGGGCGGGAGGGGGCGCATGCGGAACCTGATCTTCGCGCTGAGGTGTCGCGCCACCCGCCCAGAGACGGAGCGACCGATGACTTCCGGCGGCCAGGAGTACCGGATCCACCTGTTCGGCGGACCGTGCGACGGCGAACGAGTGCGGATCCGCAAATTCCCTGACATCGTCCAGTTGCGCCACCCGAGGCAAAGGGGCGTGAACCTGTTCTACGTCCCTACGGGGCAGACGACCTCCGACGGTGCCCACGTCTTCGCATTCGAACACTCCGCGGCGGCTCGCAACGAACCGGCAAAGCCAGCGCTTCACGCTGTCCCTCAGCCGGCCGGCGATGAGGCGTCCGCTGCCCAGCAATACCGTATCCTCCTGTCCGGCGGACCGTATGACGGTGAGGTGTCCGAGCTCAATGTCCTCCCAGATATCGCAGGGATGAAGCCGGTAACTGGAGACGATCGCGGTCCGGTCTACGCGAAGTCGAGGACTGGCGCTGTTACTGAGGATGGGGCTTACATCTTCGACTACGTCCCTCCGACCTGGTGGGAACGTCTCCTCAGGCGACGCTGACGGCGGAGCGCCGGATCTCGCGCTCTCTAGCGGTCTATAGGGTCCGGGACAGCATAAAGAGCGCCAGGTATCGCCGCCGTCCTGGAACCGTGGACTCATGCCGGTCGCGCCGCCAGCCGCCTCCCTTAGTACGGGGTGCGACACGACCCGTCACGTTCGCATGACTATCGGTCATGGGTGTCCTGAATGCGCCAACCGCCAACCCCACACCAGCAACAGGCGTCTCATTACGTCATTCCCCGCAGAAATGAGCACCTGTCGTATGAGACGCATCCTCGCTATGGCTGGCGTCGTCGCCGCGGCCATGCTCGCGATAGCACCCGCCACCTACGCGAGTGCACAAACGGGCAGCACCGGCGATCACAGCACCTGCAACGCCGACTGGTACGTCAACCCTGACGAGACCGCGCTGAAACCAAAGCAGCTCCGCCGCGGCATGCTGTTCGACGGGCCGTCGCTGATCCACCACAAACCGGCAGCGGCGTACACGCTGACACACGTGCCCAACAGCGGATTCCAAGCGCACCTGTTTAAGGGCGTGCTGCCGCTGTTCAAACTGGAAACCACCGCGCCCTACAGCACCATCAACAAGACCGCGGACGGCAAGTGGTGGTCCAGCAAGATCGCATCAGGTGAGGGTAGTCAGGGTCAGCCAGCCAGTTCCCCAGCCGACCTGGTCGGGAAGTGGAACTACACGGCGGCCACTACCATTCTCAGCTTCGGGGTGGGGTATGCGAACGACGCAGGCAACACGGCTTTGGTGACCTCGGTGTCGTTCGATGGGCACGTCTACTCGCTGGGGTGCAGGCCGCATAAGCCGAGCCACTCCCCCACACCAACCCCGAGCACCACACCGACGAGCCCGAGCGGTGGCGGCGGGTCGACACCCACGACTGTTCCGTCGGGTGCACCGCAGACCGGTGACGGGTCGAGCAGCGGCAGCGCGAACACGGCGCTGATGGTCGCCGGCGGTCTGGTGGTCGCGCTTGGCGGCGGTACGGGCCTGCTGATGTGGCGGCGACGCAACCAGCACTGACTCCAGGCAGCAAAAAGCCGCCCCACCCCCGCCGCGAAAGGCGACAGGGGGTGGGGCTTCTTGTTGGGCTCCGCTACGCGCAGGCGATGACGCGCAGCGGAGGTCTTTACGGCTTGGCGGCCAACGACGGGGCCGGCGACACGCGCAGCATCGTCAGCGCGCCGAGCACCCCGACGACGAGGGCGTTAATCGCGGACACCCAGTCCGGGCCGATGTGCACGTAGTACGCGCCCATCGCCGTGGCGATCGTCGCAATCGATCCGGTGATCAGACCCACCTGCAGAGGCCGGGTCGTGAACGCCAGGATGATCGTGTACACGCCCGTCACGATCACGGACGTCGCATTCTGCTGGTCCGTCGACAGGTGCAGCGACATGGACACGAACTGAGCGACCGCCAGGGCGAGCGTAAGCCACAGGGCCGGATCTTTGGAAAAGCTGATGTGCTTCACGGAGGTTCCTCCCCTTACATGAGAGAAGCCCGCGCGACGGCGGGCCGGGGCACTTACATTTGGCGGCTCGGAATGTAAGCCGGAGCCGCTTGGGTTGAAATCCGATTGTCAGCAGGCGCGCCAGTACGGACGCTCGCCGCCGACCCAGAAGCCGTGCGCGCCGCAGCCGTGGCACAGGATCGACGGCGTCAGCCCGCCGTCTTCGGTCCATTCCCAGCCCTGCGGGCCGAGCGGCAGCGTCACCCGGGCCACCGGATCGAATCCCGGTGATGTGGCCGAGCAGTAGTGCACCCAGACGGGGTGGCCGTCCTCGTCGCGCTCGACGCGACGCACTTCACTCATAGATTCTTCGCCGCTATCCACGCGATGAGTTCCTTGGCCATCGATTCGTTAGCGCCGAGGTGGCGCAGCCTCAGCCACGCCCGAGCAGCCGCTGCAAGAGTCTGATCAGCCACGTCAACAGGCGCTGCGGAAGGGCCTGGGCCGGGCTTGCGGCTGGGGACGGGAGGAAAGGGTTCACCTCACCGGTGAGTGCCGAGAAGGCCTCACCGAGCCCGAGCAGGTCCACGCCCAGCGGGTCCCTGCCGGACTGATCATTGAGCCATTCGGGCAGGACAGCTATCCAGGCTTCCTCGCAGACCTTCTGGAACACCGTCCACGTCATCCGGATCGCAGTCGCCCACGTGACGATGTCTACGCCGTCGACGTCGTAGCCGACCGCGACGACCGCATGCCCGCCGAGCTTCCTGTCGCCGGCACGGGTCCAGCCCTTCCCGGCGTTGAAATCCGTCATCATCTGCTGCGTCACAGTGATGCCGAAGCCTGCGGCCCCGAACGTTGCAACGGCGGTCTTGACCTCGTTCAGATCCGAGACATCGACCTCAGCGAACGCCAGGGTCCGGTGTCCGCCGACGCCGTTCTTCCGCCAGTCGTTGTACACGTTCTGCAGGACGGCACCGTTGTCGGTCGACGGGTCGCCTGGGCGGTAGCCGGACACCCGCACGTAGGCGGCTAGGACGTCATCGTCGCCGATGGTGACGGTCGCACCGTCGCCGTAGGTGGAGGTGTTCTGCAGGTTGTGGCCGACCATCGCTTCCGTGCAGGACCCCACCTGATCGTTGAGGTACATGGGCCAGTCAGCGACGTTGCTGTGCCAATCCACCGAAGAGGGAGCCGCAGTGACAGTGCCCATGAACGGGCGCAGCAACAGCCGCGGCTTGCTGCGGTCCGGTGCGAGCCGGCCGCCCTGGAACTTGATCGTCAAATTGCCCTCCAGACACGACGAAAGCCCCCGGCAGGAATCAGCGAGGGCAGGAAACGGGGGGTTAGGCCCCGAGCTTCGCCCAGGTCTTCGGGCCGATTTCCCCGTCCTTCGTGAGTCCGTTCGCGGACTGGAAATCGCTAACCTCGTCGCGGGTCTTCGTGCCGTACACGCCGTCCGCGACAAGCTTCGGCGATGCGCCCTTCGCGTTGAGGCGGCCCTGCGCCCACTCGATGTGGTCATCGTGCATCAGGTCACCCTTGACATACCGGTAGATCTTGCCGGGGTACGCATTGGGGTTCTCCGGGGCGAGACCAGGCTTGACGTAGCCGAACACGTCCGACCAGTAGCGGGTCTTGGCGCCAATCCAGTCGCTGCTGCCACCGCCGGTCGTGTTCGCCTCGAACGACTCGAACATGGTGTGGGAGTCGTTCAGCCACTTCACGAACAGGCCGACATGCTCGGGCTCGTTCGTGTTGTTGAAGTCGAACAGGACCGGGTCGCCCGGCCGGATGTCGGATCTGGTGGTGTGGAACTTGGAGCCGACGCGCTTCTTCACGTCCGGGCAGTACGCGATCTTCCCGCCCAGGAACGTCACGAGCACGTCGAAGTGGTTGAAGACGTAACAGATGAAGATCAGGCAGAACGATGCGGCGGTGGAGTTGCCGTAGTACCAGTGGGTGAAGTCGTTCTCGTTCTCCCGCCGTCGGCCGTCCGCGACGCCCTTGAATGTGCGGGCATACGCCAGCACCTGCGAACCCGTCGGTGCTGTCGCCGCAGCGGTCAGCTTCCGGCGGTCCCCCTCCTCGTGTGCGAGCGGGTCGACGTACTCGACGCCGTCATCGGGCGGGTCCGGGAGGTCGGGTGCGCCGCGGTCAGACGGGCCGGGCGGCGGGACCGTCTCCCCTGCCGGCGGCGGAACGAACTCTTCGACGTCCTGATCGGGCATGGTCGCCCCTCTCAATGCGAAAAGCCCCAGGCGGGTGCCTGAGGCTTCGGTGGGATGGTTCGGGGGTTTACGTGCGGTAGGAGATCTTGAACTCGCACACGTCAAGCCGGATCGGCGAGGAGGAGTTGTGGGCGACCATCAGCCCGAGGGGGGTCTCTGGGGACATCCACATCGCCCAGGCCTTCGCGAAGCACTGCATGCCCGGCGATGGTGGACGGTGTTCAGTGCAGGTGGAGTCCGCTCCGGTCGACAGGTTCAGCGGGTCGCGGGTGAACCGGTCTCGGTACTCGGTCGCGTTCCCTGGCTTCCACTGGATCATCGCTTTGATCTCGGCCCACGCTGATCTGCCAGATGGGAGCGCCGGCCAGATCAGCCCGGCCTGTTGGCTGCTGAACGGGTGGTCGCTGCCGCCGCGGGATTGGGCGTGCATGTTGTCCGGGTCATACGACTCGTGACCCCCGTAGGGGAACCTGACGAGGTGGTATGCGCCGTCGCCCGGGATCGACTGCGACCCATCTACGGCCGGGTCGTACTTCAGCGAGCAGACATGATCAGCCACGAGCAGCCCCTAACCGAGCAATGGCATGTCATGCTTCTTTTTGCAGGCGCTCTATCTCCGCTTTCATCACCACGTTCTCCGCGCGGACCGTTGAGATCTGGTCTCCGAGGCGCGTGAGTTGACGCTGCATATCCGCGCGTTCACTGGCGTGATCCGCTTTGAGCTTTTTGATCTCGTCCTTCGCGGCGTCGAGTTCGGTCCGCAGCAAAACCACGACGTGTTCGGCGGTCCCGACGATGACGCTGTCGGACTGAGTGTCGAGCTGCCGTAGTTCTGTACGGCGGCGGAAGAACGCCAGTACGCCTTGGACGATCGTGCCTCCTGCGGCGACCTGAGCGATTGAGACGATCACATCTGATGTGTGCACGCTCACGCCTCCTCATCGCCTCCGGTCGCCTCGACGCGGCGTGTCACCTGCCTCGCTCGAGCCATGATGATGTGGGTTTTGATCAGGCATCCGATCGTCATCGCGCCGGAGATGATCCCTGCGGCCAGGCCGTGCATGCCCAGGCCGAGAGTGACGGTGATCGAATAGAAGGCATAGCCTCCGGTCATCGCCCACAGGCCTGGCGTTTCGATGGTCGTGCGGCCCGCGTAGAGGCCGACCAGCTTCAAGATCCCGCCGACGGCGAACGCCGCACCCCACAGGTGCGCGGTGACGTTCGCGGTGGCATGCAAGCTGAGCGTCATACCCTGGCTCACGCCGTCACCGAGGATCACGCCGAGGGAGCCGAGGACGACTGCGGCGAACGCGGCCATGGTGCCGAACGGGTTGGTTTCGAAACGGAGCCGCCAGCCGGGGTGGCGCATCACACCGCTCCGTTCTGCGCGGTCGAGATCGCGGAGTCGGTGAGTACTCCGTCGACCGCGCCTTTGATGCCCGAATACGGCGTCTGGCCGGTGAGGGTCGGGACCCGGAGTTTGACCTGTGCGACGCGGACCACGCCGGTAGCGCCTACCGGGACAGCGAGCCGGACCTGGGAGACACGACCCACAGCGGGTGCTGTCGCCTGCGGCACCTGCAGTTTCACCTGCGATACGCGGCCGAGCGGTGGGGCGAGGCTTGTCGCTTTGTAGGCGGCGATGACCCCGCCGTAGGTCGATGCCGTGTTGAGCGTCAACGTCACCGACTGCGCGCCGGTCGTGGCCTGGTATTTCCAGGCGGCCTGCAGGGCACGGTCGGTGCCGCCGGTCGTCTCAACAGACGCGCCGCCGGACCAGCCTGACGGGATCGTGATCGTGCGGCCCGTGCCGAGACCGAACACCGCGTACAGGAGTTCGTAGGCCTGCGCGGTCGTCGCTGTCGTACCCGACGCCAGGGAGGTAGAGGACCCTGGCGCGTTGTGTGCGACGACGTCTTTCGGGCTTGAGGCGTTGACATCATCGAACTCGTCGATCTGGATCGCCCATTTGGAACGGGCGGCGCTGATCGTGATGGTGATCGTGTCGCCGACCTGCAGCGCCGTCGTCACCCTCGCCCGGATGACCGCGACCGCGAGTGTCGTCGCCGCGACCACGCTGTCATCGGGTGTGGTCGTCCACGTGTTGCTGCGGGAGTCGACGATGCTCGAGATCGTCGGGACCGTCCCGGCGGCGGCTTCCCAGCAGATCCCGCCGATCAGCGTGTGGCCGGCGGAGACGGCCGCGGTGAGCGTGATCGTGACGACGGTCGCGGAGGAGTTCTGGACTTTGGTGATGCTGGAGATGTGGGCCATCAGCTCACGCTCGGCGCGAACCGGACCCGAAGGTTGGAGTAGTCCCCCGTCGGGATGCTGTCAGCCTGCGTCCCGTTCAGGGTGTGGGTGAACGTCTGCGGGCTCGCGGTGAGAGTGTCCGTCCACGACGCGATCGTCGTCGACCCACGTTTCAGCGTGACCGTCTGGGTGCCGCTCGATGCCCCGCCGGCGTACCAAGCGCGGTAGGTGAGGGTGTGCCCGGTACTGGCCTGCGGATCGATCAGCGAGGCGAACCCGACCTCGACGTCGCCGCCGTTGCTGATCTCGGCGTAGCTGGAGTCGGTGTTCTCGGCGAGGCGCGCGTACACGCCGCTGCCGACCCCAGGGCTTGGGACGCCGACTGCGCTGGTGATATCGATGTCGGAGGTGGGGCGCGCGGTCTGCGTGGACTGCTGCGGGGAGATCCCGATCGTCCACATCGCCGCCTTCGACGACGCGGACGCGGCGGTGAGGACCTCTCCCCCATACGTGCCGACCGACTCCGGTCCTTTGTCCTGGAGTGTCGCGGTGACGTGCCCGGACGGGAGCGTGTTGTCGAGGGAGTCCTGCCGTTTCGTGTAGCCGGATGCGGTGCCCCACGACTCGGCTACCGAGTTGGACTGGACCGCGGCGATGATCACCCAGTCCTGGTCCAGTGTCGACGCGACGGTTGGGGTGGCGTGGGAGACGGTGGAGGTCGTCTCGGAGAGGCCTGCGATGACGTCGACGGGCGCGGATTGGTCGAGTCCGGAGTATGCGGCGATGATCGCGCAGCTCTTGCCGGTGTTGCTGGAGGCGAGGGTGAGGCTGGCGCCGGAGTCGCCGCTGGTGGCGGTTTTGACGTAGACGACGCCGTACAGGTTGGAGCCGACGCTGCGATCATCCTTCTTCGTCCACCCGGACGGCGTACTCCAGTCGTAGGCGGCGTTGCCTGCGTTGTTCATACCGCCGACGAGGACGAGGAGGTCACCGGCCTGGACAGCGCCGGGGATCGTGAGGGTGAGTGACCCGGAGGTGACGTGCGCCTCAGCGGACGCACGAAACGCGATAGCCATGCGGCTCCTTCAGGTAGATACGGAGGAATGCGCACGGCGGCGCGATAGCGATAGACAGGAACCTTAAGGTTCGGTAAGGTTGAGCCTGTGAGTGAGAAAGAGATCGGAGTCGAGGAAGCCCGGAAAACCCTCGGGAGCCTCGTTGACGATGCCGCCCTCGAAGGGGCCGTTACCTACCTGACCCGACGCGGCAGGCGATACGCCGCAATAGTCCCCCTCGACCGCATCAAGGAGACCGCCGTGACCGAGACCACCTACACCCGCACCACCGACGAAGGAACCGAGGCCGTCAAGGTCATCCGGAACGGCGAAGAGGTCCGCGAGATCTACACGGTCGATGGTGATGTTTGCGACGACTCGGTCGTATGCAGCGATGATGCTGACAGCTATCTGCGCGGGCGCGAGACTGAACTGCGCGGCGACGGCTACACCGCCGCCTGACCGAATGGAGACGCTGTGGAACTGATCGAGTCCTACCGAATCACGCTGACCAGCCGGCAGTGGCAAGCGTTGGCCCGCGAGACCTCTTGGCACTTCGCTGGGCACCACGCGCCCTCTTGCTTGGAGTGCGGGGGATACAACCGCCTCGTGGAGATCGGCCGGAGCACGCAGGCGAACTCTGACGACATGCCGGTCGCTGTCGAGGAATCGATAAGCACGATCGTCACTATGAGGACACTCGCATACGGCCTGGGTTTCGACGATCAGATCGTGGCCCAGTTCCAACCGCAACTGGTCGAGGCCGACCGGATCGCAAAAATCAATATTGCCGAGCGCGCCGCGTGGCGTGAGCGGCGCCGGACTGGGCGCAACTGACCCACCTGGACGACCCCACCCAGGAGGCAACCGTGGATCCAAACCTTGCGCTAGCCGCATTGTTCGTTGGCGCTGCTCAGAGCAGGTAGCTGTTTACGTCCGTAAAGTAGGCCTGCGAGATACTCTTCGCCTTCGCTACCGCGGCCGAGTCGGTGCCGGGCGTCGCGAGGACACCACCGGTTGTGTTGCTGAACCAGCAGAAGTACGCGCACTTCGTGTGCAACCCACCAGCCTTATGCGTCCCGGCATAGTCCGCCTGCGCCTGCATCCACGACGTGTCCATCGCCCCCGCACACCCGACCTCAGCGATCCCCCACGGGATCCCCTTGCCCGTCGCGAACGTCACCGCAGGACCCCACAGAGCCGACCCGCTACCGGTGTTGGAGTAGCCGTCCACGCCGTAGCAGTCCACAAGCCCATCACCCGGCCACAGATCCGCATACGTCGTCCCGACCGCCGGATGCTGCCCTGACCACGCTTCGAGGATCTGCGTCGTATACACGTGAGCCTTGCCGACGCTCTTGACGACCTCGCAGAACCGCTTGAACGCTGGGAGGTACGCGGCCAATGTGAACTGGCCTTTGCGGATCTTGCCGTCGGGTTCGTGCCACACCGTCAGCCAGGCCACATGTGTGTCCGGGATCGACGTCACGAAAGCGTGGATCGCTGAGTCGAGAGCACCACTAGCGAGTTGGGCCAGATCGGGCTTACATGACCACACCGACGCGCGGACACCCACATCAATCCCAGCGACACTCGCAGCGAACGTCGCAGGGAGGCTCGTGTCGTAGCTCCTGCGGACCGTGAACGGCCCGGCCGCCGCATCCAGCGCAGGGAAATCCGAGCCGGACAAGTTGACCCCGGCAGCACCGACCAGCATCGAATTTCGGTTCCCAGTCGGCGGAGGGTTGTCCGGCGGCCCTTCCCCACCTCCCCCGCCCGGAACGACTGCCGGGCCGCCATCCAACGGCAGTAGCCGCAGACCCGACGCTGCATACAGGCGTGCGTAAGGCACCTCAGCTCACCGGCACCGGGTTGAGCCAGAAGTCCCGGCCATCCTGCATTCCCGTGCCGCCCACCGTCGGTGCCGTCGGCCCCACCCACATGTAGATCCGCGAATCCTCAGGTCGGTCCGGCCACGCCGCACCGACGCTGTCGTACTCGATGATCCCCAGCGACGAGGCGACGAGAGACTGCAGGTCAGTGACAGTGCCGATCAGGTCCGTGAGGGAGTCCTTGTTCGCCGCGACCGTGTCAGCGAGGTCCGTGGCGACGATCAGCCGGCGCGGGCCGGAGCCGTCACCGGAGCCGTCCGCCCACATGTACCAGACATCATCGGGCCCCTGGAATTGCGGAAACTCGCCGTTCGTGTCGGTCGTAACCGATGTCGTCGGCGTACCGAGGTTGTCGAGGAGATCCGTGTACGGTGTACCGCCTGTGATCGCCGACCAGAACTCGATGGGTGCGTCGGGGATGAACAGGGCGACGCGCCCATCCTGACCGTTGATACTCGTTGCTTCGTCACCCAGATCAGTGGACCAAGCGGCCAAGTCGCCGCCGAACATGTGCCTCACACCGTCTCCTGCTCTGGGTCGTCATCGGATTCTTCGCTGGCCGAGCCGATCGGAGGCATCGGTGGCAGCACCCACTGGGACTCTGGCCGCACTGGACGCTTGACGAGGAGCGGCATCAGCCAGCGATCCATGCCGTGTCGAGGTACACCGTGCGGCCGACCGTGATGTCAGCGGACAGATCAACAACTGCCAACGCGCCCGTGCTGTAGTCCACCTGGAGCCGCACATGGCCCATCGACGACGTCACAGCCGCCCAGTTGTGTGTACCCGCCGGCCGGAACTGGGTCGGGATCGTGCCGATCGGTGAATTCGTGTCCGTGGACTGCAGCGTGTTCGTAGTCCGCGCGATAGATCCGCGCAGGTACACCCAGCCGTTCCGCAGACGGATCTGTGGTGTGAACCCGCCGACCGCCCAGAACCCGGTGATCGCCACATTCTGGAAGCCGGTATCGGTTTCGTAGTAGTTCCAGTTGCTGCCGTCCGCGTATACGGGACGGCCGGTGTCGAGTTCGTAGCCCTGCCGGGGCGGCGACGCCGGCGGTCTCGCCGCGGAGTTGAACACGAGGAACTGGCCGCCGGACCTGCGCCGCTCATCAACGAGGCCCGTCAGGGATCCGTCCGCTTTCGTGGTCCACCGTGCGATCGGTTCGTCGTAGGACCCGTCAGTGGACACCTGCATCGTCGGTGGCGTCGACGACCCCGAAGAGCCCTGCAAAATCACGGGCTTCAACCAATTCGCTGCGACGCTCGCAGTCCGATCGAGCCGCAAAACCAGACGGTCCACGCGATCCCCGACCGACTGCGCCGGCACACTCGCCGTGTGGGTGGTAGTCGGGTTCTGCACGTAGAACCCTCTGACGAACGCGGCGCCGGTCGCGGTCGACACCGTCCGGGAACCGGAGTTGATCGACGGGGCCAACTCCCCGAGCTTCCCCGCGACGACACCAGACGCTCCGCCGAGACCACCGACCCAGTACGCCTCCCAGTCAGTCATCGTCGAAACGGTGTTGCCGTCCGGGGTCGGCATCGGTTCGTCGTAGGCCATGCTCATCCTGCCTGAAGTCGTCGGATCTGCTTCTCAAGCGCCCTGACTCGCGCTGCGAGTTGCGCTGAGGCGGTCTGGTCATCGCCGATGTCGGACTCCGACGCGCCAACCGTCGGCGTCGCGGTCTCCACGTAGTTCTGGCCGCTGTCATCCGCGGTGAGCTGCACTGCGGACACGATGTCCTGGTACGTGACGCCATCTCGGACCTCGACCGTGACCGTGTCCCCCAGCCCGTAGTCAGTCCCGAACGACAGCAACGGCAGGTCAACCGTCGAGATCGACATTTGTGCCGCGCCCGCGCCCTGGCTGAGGGCGTCCTGGCCGGCCTGCGTCATCTCCGTTGAGTCGGTGGAACTGGACTGGTCGACGATCGTCTCGATACGCCGCCACGGATCACCCGCGCCGGCGCCGGCGACCTCAACGAACGTCGTCGAGCCGCGGACAAGCGCATTGGTGATCGTCGGCGCCGCATCGGACAGGTCGACGCCACGAAGGTTCCCGAGCGCGAACGAAAACCAGGCGGTTTCGGACAGGTCGCGGGGTTCGTAGGTGTCGAACACCAGCGACCCGCCCTGCTGAGTGACCGTCACACCGAGCGGCCCACCGGAGGCGATGAGCAGCCGGATGATGTCCATCAGCTCAAGGTCGACGCCGTCAGCGAAGCGGGCGCTGTAGGACACGGTGCCGCCCATGCCGAGACTCGACGCGACCGTCAGATGCGGTGCCCTGCGGGCTGCGAGAGCGCCCGGGCCTGCGTTGACGTTCACGTAGTGTTTGATGGCGGTTTCGCATGGCACCGCCGTCTGGGCGTCCTCACCCGACACCGTTTGTGACGCCCAGGACGACGCCGGGTCCGGGTACGCGGTCCGGTTCGCGATCAGCGCCAGGTCATCGGCACCGGAAAGGGTGATCGTGTCCGTGACCTGCCCGGCATCGTCAAGGGACTTCGACGGTGCCCACGTCTCCATAGGGCCCGTGAACCGATAGACGCCGTTCCAGTCCACGACCACACCCAGGCTCGGGATGTTCGTCAACTCGATGTTCTTATCGGTAGCCGGGACGGTGATCGACCACGCCCCGACCGCGTTGTAGCGGGCCGTAAGGTCAACCTTCGTCCACGTCAGCGGGCCGATACTGTTCAGGTCACCGTCACGGACTTCGACCATCACGGCCATGTCAGGCCCTCAACCAGCGGCGCGTGAACGACAGGCTGATCTTCGACCCGGCATCGGAATCGCCGATCGTCAGGCTTAGCTCGTTCACGCCCGGGACGAGCTGCCACAAGTCACGCGGACTCGACCGGACCAGATCCGCCCAACGGTTAACGCCGTCCTGGTCGACCGCGGACTGCATACCGGGCCGAGTGTCGACCACAACGACCTCGTCATCGCCGAGGCTCACATCCAGCCCGAACGATCGGCCCGTCGTGACGTTCGACAAGGTGGGTGTGCCGGGCCCGTGGATCGTCCAGATCGGGTACGCGTCAGCGTCACCGGAATTGTCGACCGTCGTATCCCCGAGCAGCGACGACGGCGACAACACGATCGGTGGCATCGGTGGAATGCCAGCAGTAGTCGAGGAGCCGAACTCCCGTGAGGTCGCGTCAGCGTCCTCGAAGAACGGGTCTGGGGCCGCGAGCGTGACCGGATACGTCGCCCACATCAGGCCTGACTTCGTCCGGTCGTCGTCGGACAGGTCCATGCCGTCAGTGCAGTACACCTGGATCTGCCGGGCTGTCCCGTCCGGGCGTGCGATCACCAGGATCCCCGGCGCGGGCTTCCCATCCCGCTGCGACCATAGAGCTCGAGCGAGACGGTCCACCAGCGCAAGGAACGCGCCCTGGTCCTCATCGTCGTAGGCATACAGGCCGACCGTGATGGTACGAGCCGCGGCCAGATGTGACTGCGCGAAGGCACCCCCGGACGGCAAACCGAGCTGGGTGAACGCGACAGGTGGTGAACCGAGACCGGCCACCGCCGTCGCGAACACCTTCGCCGTCAGATCACCCCACGCCCACGCATGCCCGTCCGGATCGATGTACGTCACACCGAGCCGATCCGGGTTGAACCCCGGTGACTGCGGAGCCGCCGGCGCGGACGGCCGTTTGACGAGCAGCGGCATTCAGCGCCTCCGTCCGATGCGCTCTTTCATGGCCCGCTGGGTTTCCATCGCGTGGAATGTCGAGCGGATCTGCGTGCCGTAGGCCGCCTGCGTCATCTCGTCCAGGTGCGCGTGATAGTGCGTGTCGCCACCAGCGGCGGCCTCGGTGATGCCACGCCACTGCGCGTTGCTCAGCAGCGCTTCCGGTTTTCGTGACGCGTTCGCGACAAGGTTCAACCCAGGGGCAATAACACCTCCGTCGTCGTAGACGCCGGCGTTCGCGACGGTGAGGTGCTTCTTCGTGATCGCGCGGACAACGTTGCTCATCTGCCCGGACGGCAGCGAACGCATGAGTTGCACCATCGGCGTCTGCAGTTCGTGCTTGTCGATCTGCCGCGGTGCGTCGTGCTTGAACAGGCGCTGCGCTTCTCGGCCGATGATCCCGCCGTTCGCGAACGCCGGGCGCAAAATCAGGCCGGGAGACCGGATACCGCGCTGTACGAGCGCGTTCTGGTTCCCGCCGATCGTCATGTACGCCCCGCCAGCGGGTTTCTCGATGATGTTGATGTGACCGCCGCCGTTGTATGTGGCGAGGTCACCAGCTTGCCCGCTACTGACATGCCGCATCGAGTTGTACCCGGCGGCCAGCGCCGTCGGATATCCGGAGTAGTACTTCTCGGCGTGGGCGTCCTTGATGACACGAGAAACGAACATGGCGCAGTTGAACGAATACGCTCCGTTAGCGATGAATGTGTGCTCGCCAGGAACGGTGATGTCATACACGCACTCGACTCGCCCCGTCGGCTCCGCCTCACGAACCGGAACCCAGATGACACCGTCCTCTTCGACGTAATGGTGATAGGTAAGTTCATCGCGATGGGCGTTCCGCCAGCTCAGCTTGAACTGCTTCCGGCAGTGTGTATCCCGTCCGCAGATCGTCAGCGATTGTTCAGGGCGACCGTCATTCACCGACGGGAGGAACCCCAGGGACCGCAGTAGTTTGGCCAGCCCGACGGCCAACTTCGGTGAAACGGTCGTGACCTCCCAGCGCGGCGAACCACCGCACGAGATCGCATCGTTCAGGTGCCCGTCCCCGGCGAGGAACCCCTCTACGAAAGCGGTCCTGGCGGCGGCATCCCAAGCGTGGACTTCATCGGGGATCTCCTTGTTGTGTGCCAGGTCCCCGAACTTCCCGCACAGTTCGTAGAGGCCGCTGTCGGTGATGCCCGTGTTCGTCCCACCGCCGTTACGTGTGGTCCATGCTCGATCGAAGCCGGCGCGCTTGAGGGCGGTTAGGATCCGTTCGGTCTCACCAGGGGCATCCGAGAAGATCACGGTGCCCTTGCTCCGGCATCCGTCGGCGACATACATGCCGAGGACGTAACTCAGGTCCGGGTCGTACTTCGTCGTTCCTTCCGGCCCGAGCGGAAGGCCGATCAGGTCCCCCTTCCGGAGGTCCTTGACCGATGTGCGCTGCGGCTCCGCAAACGCCCGCTTCCGCCCAGCGAGGCGCTTACGCACAAGATACGGATGGTCTTCGGTCGTGAAGGTCTCGGGCATTCCCATGGCGACGACGCGCCACAGCTCTTTCTGCCTCCTGTACAGACACGACACCCGCTGGACATTGCCGGTTCCGGTGTAGACCGGGTCGCCGACCTTGAGGTTCTCGATCGGGACCAAGCCTTGTGGGGTGTCCACAAGTGTTCCGGCCGCGAAGCACCAAGGCCCGCCCGGCATTCCCCACCAGCGGCTGAAGATGTTGTTGTTAGGTCCTCTATCGTCGCCGATACCGATGTATTTCTTCGCTGCGGCGACAACACCATGCGCGTCACCGCCGAGCTTCGGATCGATGGCTGTGTGCAGCCAGGAGATGAACCCATCGATCATCCGTTTCGGCAGGGACAGGATGCCCTGCGCCCACGGCGAATCCGCCCCCGGGATCCGAGACAGGATCGGGTTGAGGACGGTCTTCGCGAACGCGCTCGCACCCCCGCCGAGGACCGATGACGCGCCGCGAACCACGAGACTGCTGGCACGCTTGACGGCCCCGAGGATCCCTCCGATGATGCCGCCATTCGCGAATGCCGCCACATGCCGTCCGGGCAGGATCCCGCCCGTCGCGAACTTCATCTCACCGTTCGCGAGGAAATCCCGGACACCGCCAGGCCCACGCTTGCGAGCTACCTTGTTCGCCGCGTACACGAACCCGGGGCCGACCGCTCGGGTGAACTCGGGCCGCATGACGGCCTCGCCGCCAGAGAAGGCGGCCATCGGCATGGAGTACGGGTCCTTGCCGGGCGTGTAGCCCGGGAAGATACCGCCCTGAGCGAACTTCGCCGCAGGCAGCTGAGGCAGGTGAACTAGGCCGGCGACCTTGTTCCACACGGAACGGATGCCGTTGTTGTAGACCGTGTTGACAACAAATTGGACGGGTTTCTTGGTGGCGGACTCCAGGCCCTTCCAGATTCGCCCGATTGCCGAGACAGCGGTGGAGAACGCGTTCTTGACCGCGTTCACACCCGACTTAAGAGCGTTGAACGCCGGACTTATAGCGGTGTTCCAGACGTTACGGATCACAGCGCCCGCCGCCTGGAACATCGGCTTGATCACCGATGTGTAGATCCACCGGAAAACCGGGGCGATCACGTTCCGTAGCACCGCGTTCAGCGCGTTCAAGATCGGGTGAATCACCGTGTTGTACACGGTGGCAATTGCAAGGCTGATGCCGTTCCAGGCCGGCACGATCGCGTTGTGCCACAGCCACATCGCCGCAGCGCCAACAGCGCGGACCGCGACGCCGAGCGCGGCCAGGATCGGGTGGATCACCACCCATGCTGCCGCGATGACCGCCTGCACCGCCGCGAACGCTGGCACCACAACGATGTGCCACCAAGCCAGAATCACGGCCTTGAGGATGTTGAACGCGATGACCAGCGGCGCCAGGACGGCAACGGCGACGATCGCGAACAGGATCCGTGCGGCCAGCGAGATGGCGCTGAATGCCGGGGAGATCACGTTCCGCCACAGCCACATCACGACCGTGCTGATCGCTTGGAAAGCGACCACGAGAGCCGAGAACGTCGGCTTCAAGACCGAATTCCAGACGAACAGGACCGCGGCCTTGATGCCGTTGAACGCCGCGACCACCGCATTGTGGAACCACGTCACGTGGTTGAACGCCAAGACGACCGCCGCCACAAGAGCGACGATCAGCGTTATGACAAGCACCACCGGATTGGCTTCAAGCGCGAAATTCACGGCCCAGATCGACACCGACAGGAGCGTGAACGCGATCGCGATGGCCTGGATCTCGCCGGGCGTCAGCATGCCGATAAACCGCAGCAGCAGCCCGAAGCCGCCGAGGACGGCCGGGCCGAGTGGTGCCAGCGACGACACAATGTGCGCGATCGACAAGCCGAGCTGCTTGACCGTCTCGAGGATCAGCGGCGCGTTCTGCTTGACGTAGGCCATAAACTTCGCGAAGCCGTTCGAGGTCCCCAGCCCCTGGCCCCAACGGGCGAAACCCGCGGTGATCCGGGTGATGAACGACAAGATCGTGGGCGCATACGGCAAGAACGCGGACACGATCCCAGCCAGACCCGTCGCGATGTTCCCGGCGATCTTCCCGAAACCCGTGATCGACGTCGGCACCAGACCTGTGATATTCGTCCGTAGTTGCCGCCAGAACGGCGACTGAGCCGCGCGGGTAACGTCCCCGAGGAGACCGTTGACCGCGCCGGCCGCGCCTTTCACGATCGGCGTCAACCCGGGCAGAGCCTGCTTCACCAGGTTGATGCCGCGCGTGAACAGCGGGAGCACGGCAGGCTGCAGTTCCTTCGCCCAGCCCGTGAACGCCGTCCGCAGCCCGTTCCACGACTTGAGCACGTCGCGCTCAGCAGGCGACAGAGCCGCCATCGTCGCGGCGAGCTTCTTGTTCGCCGCCGCGGCCTGCGCGGCACTACCCGTCGACGCGTCCTGCGCCTGCTTCTGGACCTTCAGCGCCTCGCCGATACGGTTGATCGACGGAGTCGCGACCGCAGCAAGACCAGCGAACCCAGCTCCCGCCGCACCAAGCGGACCGACCAGCGACAGGATCCCCACACCGACCGTCGCCGCAATCGGAATCGCCGTCAGACCAAGCAACGCCGTGCTGACAAGCCCGATACCAGCCAACGCCGGCAACACGTCCGCGTTGACGTTCACACGGGCTGTGCGCCCATCTACCCGATCGACCTCGACCTGTACCGCGGTGAGCTCCGCCAGGGCCGCAGCGGCGTCGACATCGACCTGGATCGACTCGTGGCCGTCCAGTGCCTCCAACTCGGACCGGATCGCGGCGACCTCTGAGAGAGCCGCACCCGCGTCAATGTCGACACCGACGGTCTTGCCGGAGAGTGCCTCAAGCTGTCGCCGAAGCTCCGCGATCTTCTTGTCGGCGGGTGAGGAATCAGCGTCGATTTCGGCTTTCGGCAGGGCCTGAAACGCTGCCTTCAGGCGCTTCTCGAAACCCTTCGCGAACGCCCCAGCGACCTCTTCGCCCTGCTTGGGGCCTTTCTGCCGTTGCTTCTTGGTGGACTCATCCAGCGGTCCGGAAAGCGGGTCGCCGAGGCCGACCTTGATGCCGTCGCCAAGGTTCCGGCCGAGCCCCAACCCGATCTTCTTGACCTGCGGGCTGAGGCTTTTTAGCTCTTTGGTGATCGTGCGGTGGAAACCGGCGAGGTTCGGAGCGACCTTGATGTAAGCAGCACCGACTTGAGCGGCCACGACACCACCCCCGTCTGGGACTCGTGCCGTGGGCTACCGCTGTCGATCCGACCCGGGAATGAGTTGTGCGACCAGCGACGTGTGCTTCCGGTACCGCTCCCGCCGGCGGACCTGCTCAACCGCCGATACGGGCCGCGGGTAAGGCTTCACCTTCGATGGTTTCTTGCCGGCCCGGGCGATCTGCACGTTGATGAGCGTCGCCACCAGATCCCGCACCTCAGCAAGGACCTGCACCTCTGGTGAAAACTCCGCTAGCCGCGGCGGTCCCGGCTTCTGATCTGGCATTCCCGCCAGTTGCTCGGCAAGGTCCTCGTCCTCCGCAATGGCCGTGTGATACGCGGACGTGCGCGGCATGTGCTCGAGATAGTCGAGGATCTCTTGTGCCGACAATCTGTCCCGGAAGAAATCAAGCATGTCCACGCCGTAGAATCGGCGCAGGTCAGCGCGGATCGCGCTGCCGTACCTGTCGATCAGGCCAGCAGCGCGCGCTATTCCCCCAGCTTGAAGTGACTGGTCATATCGTTCAGCAGAGGCTTCAAGATCCCGCCGGGCTCATCACTGATGTGCTCCATCAGTGTCCCGAACTGGTCGCCGGCGAGGAGCCGCAACTGCTCGCGCGGAGTGGCCGCCTCGGCGACGGCGAGAACATCATCGGTACTCGGCGGCGGGATCATGACGCTGGTCTTCTCGTCGATGATCAGCTCGAACGGCGCCTTGACGGCCTCCGCCCGGTAGACGGCGAGCTGGAACTGGTTCTTCTTGGCGGCCATTGGCGGGCCTCTCTGTCAGTTGGTGGTGGGTTGCTGCCAGCGGCTCAGGTCACCGCTCGGCGTCTTCTTCTTGCGAGGTTCGGATTTGAGCCGCCAGCCCGCATGCCTGAGTTGCACCTCACGGGCTGGCGACGTCGCGAACTGTTCCTTCTCGCCGTCCGGTGACACGTAGACGGGGTATTGGGAGCTTGCTGCGGCCACGGCCGGACCCTTCTCTTGTGCTGGCGGGCCTTGGAGTCGCGGCGGCCGGGGCCCGCCAGCTAGACCGGCCGCCGCGACGTATCAGGAGCCGATGGGCTCGAAGCCCATCGCGGCGAGCCTCGTCGCCCAGCCGGGGCCTCCGAACAGGTAGTTCTCCGAGTAGCCGAGAAGGGGGTCCTCGTAGCCCGTCATCGTGACAGGCCAGGTGATCGGCGAGTCGTCGCTGGACTGCATGTTCTGGTCGTCGTAGTCCGTGACGCGGGCCCGCGGCAGGAACCGGGCGACGTAGTACTCGCCGTCATCGGTGAGGTCCACGGCAACAGCGAGGACCCGGTAGTAGCGGAACCCGGGCCGGGCGGGCTTCTGGATGCTGACCTCACCGGAGACCGGGTCCGGGGTCACCGCGTCCATGTCGGCGCCTGTGTAGAGACCGATCGTCGACTTCTTGGTCTCCAGGGCTTCCATCTGCAGCGTGGTGGTGTCCTGTGTGACGTCCGAGCGGAGCGGCTCCACACTTCCCCAGCCGGTGATGTCGCTAGTGTCGGTGTCGCGGGAGAACTGGGCTCCGTCGTCGCTGATCCAGCCGACGTCCTCGTACCCTTCGGGGAGTTCCTTGAGGAGCTTGTCGGTGTCGGTCAGTGCGGTGATCGCTGCGACGCTCGACGGGGCGACGAACACGGACCCCTGCAGGGCCTTGAAGATCAGCGCGGCATTGCGCTGTTGAAGATCGTCATAGCTGACGCCAGCCATGGATGTTCCCCTCTGCGGGATAGGTGGCCCCGCGGGCGGGGCTGGGACAGGCTGGCGGGCCTGAAAAAGGAGCCGCTGGTCAGCGGCGGCGCATCGAAATGCGGTAAGTGGCGACGACCTGACGGATATCCGCGGTGTCATCGGCTGGGATCGTCTGCGGGCCGATCTCGGTCCAGGCCCGGTCGATGACGCCATGGGCGGTCATAGATGGCCCTGAGATCAGCCGCTGCCGGATCTGCTCGGAGATCTCTTTCGCCGACGTGGCATTCGTGTCGTACACGTGCACGTCCACGCGGGCGGCGTCGGTGACGCGGTCATCGGAACCGCCAAGGCGGCGGATCCGGATGTACGGAAGCGTGGACTGCAGGGTGATGTTCGTTTCCGACCCTGCCGTTCCGAGGCCGGTTACGAGGTCGCCAACCGCGCGTTCCACGTCCGGGAACGGTGCGAGGACGGTCATCACAGACCGTTCTCGATGATGTCCGCGACGACGCCGAGGGTTCGGTAGTCATCGACGTACTCGACGAGGTACGCGTGATCAGAGTCGTTGTACAGGTAGGCGGTAGCGCGGTCGCCGGAGCGGGTCGAGGCGACACGGAAAGCCGACGCGTACTCGCCTGTTTCGCGCGGTGCGATCACCTCGGCGTACTGCTTGCCTTCCTGCGCTTTGAGGCGCATGAAGGCCTCCATCTCCTTACCGCGCATCAGCTTGCCCGTGCCCTTGTAATCAGGCGTGTAGGAGATTTCCCGGGCCATAGCTCACCCCTTGACCTCGTTCAGCTCCACCTCGAAGTGGTGCGGTCCTCTGGGTGTGTGGTGCAGGGCGGGTTCGCCGACGACCTCGTAGGTGACGCCGTCGAACCGGACGCGGCTCGTCGCTGCGATTGGTGCTGACGGTGGCATCGACACCCACGGGTTGATCATCACGGTGTCCTGGCCGGTCGTCCGTTCCGAGGTGGAGCGCGGCTGCCAGAAACACCCCGGCACGTTGGTCTCGGTGTCGCCAGTCTGGGTGTCACCCCAGTTGTCCCGGCTCGCGGGCTGGATGACGGTGACGGTGTGTGGGCCGAGCATCAACGCCTGACCTTGATCGTCCCGGCCTTACGCCGGTAGCGGTCGAGAACCAACCGGTCGGCCCGCGTCAGGGATGTACCAACGGTTTCGCCCGCACCAGGGGACGCGTAGGTCACCGAGTAGGACCCGACAGTCTCGGAGCGGTAGCCGTTCGGGTTGATGAAGACCCGCAGGATCGCCCCGCAGATGACCGCGAGGACGTCCCCGGGTGTCTCCTCGTATCCGTGGCTGTATGTGACCCGGTAGGTGCCCGGGTATCCGTCATCGTCCCACCACACTTCGGGCAGGTTGATGACGAAGCTGCCGTCACCGACGCGGATGGTGTCGATGCCGTCCCATACCCAGTCGACCAGTGGAACATCGGGGAGTCCGTCGCCGCCAATCGCGACGACCGTGGACACCTCTGTTACCGGTCGCTGCGGCAGGCGAATCTCCCCGCCGACCCCCCGCAAGGTCACCTGGTCATCGTCGGTGACCGTGAAGTCCTGGCCCGTGTACGAACGGATCATCGCGGACATGTCCGCGAGCATCGCGCTGGCACGCACGGCTTCTTCGGTGGTGAGGTCGCGTCCGAGCCGCGCCTCGAGGTCCTCGACGGTTGCGAGAGCGTCCACGCTCACCTCCACTCAGGCACGGGTGAGAGGACGGAACCGGGCACGTTGCGCACCCAGCGTCTCGAGCTCCGCACACCACACAGCAAGGTCAGGGGACGGGTCGAGCTCGACAGCCCGCGCCTTCGCGCGTTTCGACGCATGACGCCACCGGCGGCCATCCAACAGGCGCCGGAGCTCCCGCTCCCACCCATTGATGTCGTCTCGGTCCACGAACACGCCCGCGTCGCCGAGTGACTCTTTTAGGCCGGCCGCGGGATGTGCGAGAACCGGGATGCCGCTCGTCATCGCTTCAACACCGGTACGACCCCACGACTCGTAAGCGGACGGCATCAACAGGACCCGGGTGCGGGCATACACGACGTTCCGCATCCGATCCGCGGGCGTGTGCGGGACGATCTCGACGTTGGGCAGGTCGTCGGTGACCTGTACGCCGTAGCCGCCCTCAACACCGAGGAACGGCACATCGGGGAACCGTTCGGCGAGCGAGTAGAACGTCTCGGCGCCCTTGTCGTGTGTGACGTTGATGAGTGTGACGTGATCACCCGGTGTCGTCGCGTACTCCGCTGGGTCGACCGGTGGACGCACAACGATCGACGGTCCCGCCTCCGCGGCGAACAGGTCCGCCATGTGCTGGGAGTTGAAGACCGTCAGCGCCGCCGCACGGCGACGCATCGACGACTCCGTGGTCGGGCTCGTGTTGTGTGCCAGCCTCACGACCGGTACACCCCACATCTCCCCCAGCGCCACCGCCCGGCCTGCGGACTCCGCATGTGCGACCAGCACATCGGCGTCCTGAATGAACCGGAACGGGTCGCCCTTGTCGACGTGCGGCCACACGTTCACACCGTCGAGGGCATACGGAGCCCCTGACGCCGCCGTGAGCACCACATCCGCCTGATGGCCGCGGGCGACGAGTGCCCGCAGCAGCGCATGCGTCATGATCCACGAGCCCACACAGCGGTCAGGTGGATACGCCGCGACCATCGCCAGGATCCGCATCAGTCACCTCCGAAAGGTCAGGCGCCGCAGCCAGCGCGCAGCAGCCACGACGCCCGACCAACACGGATCAGGCAGAACCCGCGACACTGTCCGCCGTCGAGGCCTGTACGACCCCAAAGGGAAATCTGGTGTTCTCGGTGGTGTTGAGGGTGGTGACCGGGTTCGACGTGGCGTAGGCGACGCGCATCGTGACGCGCAGCGCCACCGAGTCCTGCTGCATGAGGTTCAGGACCACAGCACCGGAACCGTCGGAGATGACACCCTGGTCGAACATCTTCCAGGTGATGTCCTGCCGCATCCCGATGATCGCCTTCGTCCAGTCACCGGCGATGAGTTCGGCTTCGTCGGAGTCCCAGGACCCGTTGTTGACCTCGCTGACCGGGTAGCCGTACAGCTGGCCGGGGCCGGTGCCGTCCTGCAGGTTCGGCTGGTACAGCGGCACGCCCTGCGACGACCGCATCGCCACGAGCTTCCACGTCAGACCCGGGCGGGCCGCGAAGCCGTTGACAGCGAAACCGTCGCGGGCGACGACCTCACCGATCGCGGCGACGTCCACGCCGAAGTCCGCTGCCGCTCCGGTCCGGACGGTGTTGCCGGCGGCGACCGCCGACTGGTAGATCGCGGCGGGCCACGAGGACGGCTTATCGAGACCGAACATCGCGGCTCCGTCGATCTTCGCGCCGAACGCCTCTACGATCCGCGGCCGGACCTCGTCCCACAGGGGGACCTGCGCGTCGTCGAGGTACGACTCGGGGATCGGGACGATGACCGCGAGCTCCTCAGCGACCAGCGACACGTTTTTCCAGTCCACGGCCGAGGTCTGCTTCATCCCGGTGTCACCGGAGACCCAGTAGGCCATCGGCAGAACGTCCAGGACCGGCTGACGCTGGGACTTCGTGGACATCTGGACGCGGCCGGCGCGCTGCAGCATGAAGCTGCTCGTCGGCATCTCCTGGATGATCTGGTTGGAGACCGGGACGGGGATCAGCGGGTCGTCGCTGCCATCCCGAGTGATACCAGAGTTGTAGGTCGGCACGGGGGGACTTCCTTTCAGGCATGCAGCGGCCCCGGCCCGTGCCAACGGTCCGGTTGCTGCGATCAATCAGGGGGTTAGCCGCGGCCAGCCATCTGCCGCAGAATCGTGTTCATGTCAGTGGGCGTCTCGCCCGCGGGCTGTGCACCGGCAGTGAGGGACTCGACAGGGCGCGTCTGTGCGGGTGCCTTCTTCTCCGGCTCGGCCGGAGTGGGAGGCGGTGCGGCAGACGCGAGAGCCGCAGCAAGGGACGCCGCCTTCGCGTCGATCTCCTCGTCGGTGCCGTCGCCAAGCAACTCGATCAGGTTCGCCGGGATGTTGTGCGTAGCTGCGGCCATCAGGCGGGTGTTCGTCACCCGCATGCTCGAAGCGCCCTTCTCGGCCGCCTCAGCACGTTCGATGGCCTTCTGCAGTTCGGTCTTGTCGCGGTCCTCGAACTCCTGCAGACGTGCCTGAAGTGCGGTGAGGTTCTTCTCGGCGTCGCGCCGAGCCTTCCGCTCTTCCTGTAGAGCCCGCTTCCCGCCATCGCCGAGCTTGTCCTCATCCGTGCCGGACTTGCTCTTGGCGGGCTGCTCGCCCTTGCCATCGCTCTGCTGATCGTTCTGGACGGCGCTTCCGGCTACCTGCTCGGTCTGGGTGGTGTCATCGGCCTCGGTCGCCGAGGCAGTGGTGGTGTTTTCAGATGCGTCGGACGTCGCGTCCTGGCTCATCGTTTTCTTCTTCCGGTCAGCCACACCCACATCGCGTAGGCGTGGCAGGTCAGCCCGTCACCTCATTGGCTGCGGGCATGAAAAAGGCGCCCGTGAAGGCGCCTGGTCTAAGGAGCGACGGCTATGGGGCCGGCTGGTCGTCGCGGTTCTCCCAGTAGCGACGCCAGATGTTGACCGCGTCCCGCCCGGAATGCCCGGCAGTGACCTGCAGCCACTGGTCGTACAGGTCGTCGGCGGTCTTCAACACCGGATCATCGTCGTGCCACACGGCGACAGCGACGCACCCGCAATGGTTGTGCCACTTGAAGTCACCATCGCCGATGAAGCGGGAGCTCTTCGCCCCGCCAGCGGATCCCGCCGAACGGTAGATGGCGCCGCGGGAAGCCATCATCAGGCACCACGGGCACGGATCAGCGTCCGTGACGCGCGCCCACCCGATCGCCTCGTCGTCAGCCTGGACACTCAGGTCGACAACCGACCGGCCCCCCTCGAGAGCGAGATTCGACGCGCTACCGGACAACGTCACCGCGGATCTGTCCACCGCCCGATCCGGCGAGGCACCAGCCCGCAGCGACTTCTGGAACGCCCCGATCCCGGTCGCGTCGAGCGACTTGACCAGCCGCTCCTCGTCAAGCTCAAGCGGTGCCGCCGGTGTGAACCCGCCGGATACACCCGCTGAGAGCCGAGCATCTCGATAGAACCGTGCCGCGAGATCCGCTGACCTGCGCCGCTGATCGCGAACCAGCGCCGCGACAACCGAACGTGCTGCAGCCCAAGACGGGCCAGGGTTCGCAGGGTTGAACAGGTTCTTCAACAGGCGGACGACGTCGCGGCTCAGAGTCGCTGAGATCAACACCTGCTGTCGGCGATACTGGTCAGCGGCATGCCGACTTGTCACTTCGCGGGCTTGCGGACAGTAGCGACCGTCGTAGCCTTCTTGACGCGCTTCGCAGCGGTCTTCTTCGCCGCGCTACGAAGCAGCGAGTCCATGCCGATACTCGCGACGTTGTGTTTCGACAGGCTCGCCAGCCGCTTCAGCAGCGCCGCATCGACACGCCCGTCTTCCTTCACCCCGAGCTTCTTCTGCGCGGCCTTAACAGCCTGCGTCGTCAACGGCCCCAGCTGCCCATCCACCTCGAGGTGGCGGCTCTTGGAGTCCGTGAACCCGAGCCTGTTCAACGCCTCCTGGAGACGCTTCACACGCGGATCGCCGTCCTTGTGCCCGTATCCAGTGCCGTGTTTCTTCTCCGAGTCGTAGGAGATGAACTGCCCGCCAGATGCAGCGCCCGCTGCCGCTCTCGGATGCTGCGACGAATCGAACATTAACCGGCTCTCCCTGACGTCAGTGCGGGCGGCTCGGCAGTCGGTGATGCCGTCACACGCGAACCGTTCGGTGCCGGCACAGCGGGACTCATCTGCCGGTCGATCATTCCGTCCAACTGGGCGATCGCATCGCCCTTCTCCGCGGCGTCCTGCCAGCGCTTCACGTCGGTTTGTGTGACGCCGGGGATCTTCTCCCACAGCACCTCGGGCGGCACACCCAGCATCTGAACGAGTTTCCCGAGCGCATCGACCGTCTGCGCAAGGCTCCTCGCCTCCGTGTCACGCCACACGACCTGAGCGGACATGTCGTTCCACCCGGAGTCATCATCGGCGGCATGCGCTGCCAGACGGAGGGTCTGCTCGTGCGCCTCACCGAACACGCTCTTGCGTTCCGCGATCTTCGAGTTCAGGCCGTCTCTGGCAGCGTTGAGAGCTTCTGCGCTGAGATTGACCATGGCGCCCAGCAGGTTGTGCGGGGGCGTCTGCGACATCGTCGCCATGTTCTTGATCGACGCCTCAGCACTCTCCAAATACCCCGCCAAATCCGTCTGGGAGAACTCACCGAACTTCGTGTCCGAGTCCGTCGCAACCCACAGCTTGTCGACCATCGCCTGGAACGGTGCCTGCGGATTACCGTTCTCATCCTCAGCGACCATGCCCGTCGCCCAACGCTGCCTGAAAGCCGCGTAGGTCTCAGCCATCATCCGGCCGAACGTCGTCGAATTCAGCTGGTCCTGAACATCAAACAGGGGCTCGACCTCACCGCGGACACACTCATCGCCGTCGAGGTCATCGCCGTCGCGGTACCGGACGACCGGGCACACCCCGAGGCCATGCTCCGCGACACCAGCGGCGTCAAGCTCGAGCTTCGCACCGCGCTTCACATCCCCGACAAGCGGATACCGAAAATTGTCGTCGTAGAGAAGAACCTGCCGCTGCGCCTTACCGGGCGCGAGGTTCACGACCATCTCCTCGATCGCGAACAGCGGCCACTCATCATCGATCGGATCCGCGTAGAACGCCGTCATCCGTCGCGGCGACTTCGGGGTGATCACGGGCATCTTCTGGCCGGCGAGCTCACCCGGGAGGACGACGTTGTACGCCACCCCGTACTTCAGCGCCGACCGGTGCAGGCCATGCTGACGGCCGTCCATCCGGTTCGCCTGCCAGTAACCCCACGCTCGGGCGTTATCCGAGGACTTCTCCGGCCGATACCCATCCACGAACAGCGCCTGCGCCACAGCCGTGACAACCAGCGGCAGCATGTTGACCTTGGCCCGGCGAATCAGCCACCGATACTCCTGGCGGGCGCCCTTCGGGACATACACCGACGCCTGGTCACCACGCATGTACGCGGCGATCTTCTGCAAACGGGGCTGCTCGTCCTCACGCTTCGCCAGTAGCTTTGTCGCGATGCTGATCGCATTACCTTCCGCCAGCGGGGCCACGAGCAACCCCCCTTAGGAGAATCCGTACACACGGCCAGTTCGGGTCTTCTTCGCCGAGCGTTTCTTCCACTCCGGTGAAGCCAGCAGTTTCCGGCGCACCATCCGTGCACCGACAACACAAACCGCGGCATCGATCTTGTTGGGGCTGTCCGGCGATTCCTTACCGATCGAGACCCCATAGCGGTTCGGCCGGCGGCGAGCGTTCGTCACATGCCGCAACACACGCGAGTCGCCATCGTGAGCAAACCCACGGTCCCGGATCTCCGCCTCGGTCAACTCACAAGCGAGCGTGAAGTCATAGGTGTGAGACCGCATGTCCCACGCGATCACCTGCGGGTCATTACCGGACGGAACGGAATGAAGCAGAAGGTCCTCGGTGTACCGCTCCGGCCAGGTGACCTTCGTGAACCCTTCCCACTCCTTGACGTCCGCGAAGAACGCCAGCACATCCCAGCGCGAGAACATCTGCTCCACAGCCGCGTCGACCTGCCCGACAGGCACAACCGACTCGGTGGTGTGCGTCGTGTCCGGCTCCCACACGCCGACCGTAAAGACGAAACCGTCCGACACGCGGCAACCGATCAACGCAGTCGCATCCCGGGACTTCGACCCGTCGAAGAAAGCAACGATCTCTTCACCGTCAGCGACAACCTGCGTCACGTCAGTACACGCCGCCCAGGATTCCTTCGTCGTCCACGCATCCTGCGCCGCCGTCGGCCAGTTCAAATACTTACGCTTGGAATCATCCGGCTTCGACCGCGGATCCCAGATCCGCTCCATGATCGGCCGAAGCTTCTGCCAGAAACAGTCCTCGTAGACGAACTCCAGCGCCACCATCAGCGACGCCTCGTCCGTCAGATCCGTCTCCGGAGGGGCGATCCGCGCGTCGTACAACACCTTCGACTCGCCGCGGGTCCGGCCTTCCTCCTGCGCGAGCCAGCCGTCATACGACGTCTCCGCAACCGTCCCCAAACCGGGAACCCACGCGTTGCAGGTCTCCAGCATCCGCGAGCCGCTCTTCGTGAGGTTGTCCTCGAGCGTCGCCGCGAGCTCCGGGCCACCATTCGACGGCTTCCAATGCTCCGTCTCATCGCCGACGATGAAGCTCGCCTCAGCGCCCTCCGCCGCGGTCGTTGACGACGTGATGACCTCGAGCGTGCCCTCCGGGGCCTTGTAATACTTCGTCTTCCCCGGATCGAGCTTGTACTCCTGGACCAGGCGGGAACCCTTCGGAGCGAACGCCCGCACCATCCGCATAGTGTTCGCAGTCTGCGACTCCGCCGTAGCAGCGATCTGCACCAGCGGCATATCAACCGGCTTACCGACCAGCCCGCCCGGCGCCTTCGGGTCGAAATAGTCCACCCGAACCGGCGCGCACAACTCCGCCAACGCCATCAACGCAGCGAACGGCGACTTCCCAGACCCCTTACTCAGCCGGCGGACACCGTGATGGAACAGCCAGTTCGCGTCCTCATCAACCGCATACCACCAAAGGAGGAAACGGATCTGGCTCTCCACGAACTTCCACCGCTGACCAGCCCGCGGCCCATTCGGATGCTTCAAATACATCCCGGCCCAACGCACGACCTCCCAGCCGAGCGTGAACTCCGGAACACCCGAAGGGAGCGTAACGAGCCGGTTAGCCGGAGAGTCGGTCACGCCACTCATCGAGCTCAGCGACCGCCGCCTCCTCATCGGCATCGACCGCAGCGGCAGCCCGCTCCAACTCGACCCGCAAACGCCGGCGATCTCCCTCGGTAACCAGGAGCGTCGTAGAGGCAGCCATCACGGCCGCGAAGAGCTGCGCCGAGAACCGGCTGTTCTCAAGATTCCGAGACATCGCCTCAGCTACATAGCGTGCCGTGGCCCAATCGCTGGGCTCATAGAAGGCGCTCTGACCCGACTTCGCGAGACTCTCATACCAGTCGACCGCGAGCGAATGCCAATGAGGCTCAGCAGGAGGAGCGACGACCTTCTCGGCGCCAGCCGAGCGGGTGACTCCCCCGCCAGGCTCCTTGTTCCGGCGTCGCCGCTGGTCGGAACGATTCGGAACGGGACCAGGCATCGGCCACCTCCCGCAGTCATCCAAGATTTGAATCGCTGTTCACGGCTTCTGAACCCGTACTGACTGGCAGGCGCAATACGCTAGCGGGCTCGCTCATGGATGGCCTTGGGGGCTCCCCCCACCCTCACGGGGCGTGACTACAGCGATCAGAGAAGGCCGGGATGCTGCTCCTTCGGCCTGGTCCGCGGGATGCGCTTTGCCTGTCGCGCTGCTGCCGATTGGAGCGCGGTGCGCTTCGCATGATGGCGATGACACAACACTCGAAGGTTCTCGAGCCTGTGGTCTCGAGGGTCACCGATGTGGTCGACCTCAAGCCTCTCGATGCTGCCGCACATGACGCCGAGGCCATCCCATCGACAGGCCCTGTCCCTAGCTAGTACAGCTTCGACCCGGGCCGGCCAGTCGACGGGTCGAGGTGCTGAGCGCCACTGCCCTGCGGACTCGACCCGGTCACGTGGGTTCTCTTGGATGCGTCTTGCCATTGCTAGTGGCCTGTGGTCTTGCGTGCCACTTCTTCTCCGGGAGCGTGGCCGGGTGTTGCGCCAGTAGCGAGCTTGTGGAGCGTGGCGCACCAGCCAGGGATCATCCGCTCGGGCATCTTGCCCTTATAGAACGCCTCGCACCTAGCGAAGTCGCCAGCTGTGCCCCAGTTGAAGAGGGCTCGGCCCGGGCCGCTTACTGCCCAGTCACGCAGCCGCTGAACTTTCTGAACGTCGTTCGGCGAGTTCTCGACCACGGCGCCACAACCTCCACTCGATCAACAGTTTGTCGGCCTTGCTGCTGTTGCACGATCGGCACGCAGGTACGAGGTTGCCCTCTGCGTGCTGGCCTCCACGAGATAGAGGCACCACATGATCCACAGTGTTGGCTTTGCTCCCGCAGTAGAAGCAGATCGCTGACCGTAGACGCCTCAGTACCCGCTTTGGGACGCGACGCGCTGTGGCTCCGGAGAGCAAGGCGCGACGTGCATTCACGTACCTGAAGATGACGTCTGGCGACCGATTGCGTCCCGCGCATCGCCTATCGCAGTACTTCTTGCTGAGCGTGTCGTCTGGGGAGATCGGTGCACCGCACGCCAAGCACGCTCGTTCGATCTCGGGGCGTCTCATCTTGAAGTAGCGGTACGCGTTGTATGCCTCGCGACACCGTTTGGAGCAGTACAGCGTGAAGGACCAGTGCTGGCGATATACCAGGTCTCCGCAGCGCCGACAGGCGATCTCCTCAGCTCGGTCAGCTATCGGCTGGCCAAGCCTCTCGCGTCTCCTCGCCCGCTGGTAACAGGCGTTCGAGCAGTGTCTGGTCCCGTGCGGACGCCCGGCGAGGGATGCTCCGCATGCCACGCAATCCGAAACCGTAGCTACATCTCGCTCTGAGACGCCCCGCGATCTCCGCTCCTTGGCCCGACGCCAGCACCTGCGACAACAGAACCGCCTGTTACCTGTCGGCGACTCATCTGCAAACGGCGTTCCGCAGGCGGCACAGTACTTGGGGGTAGCCTCTGTCATGTCGATCTGCTCTCATCAGGTCGGCCATGCCCCCGGAGTGTTGGTAGCACTCGCGGGGGTCTCTTATTAAGTTCGAACGTCTGATCTAGTGTCTCACGCATCTACGACAGTCCCGCATGGCCGGATCCGGCGGCGGTGCGAACCACCTGGGCAGTTCGCCCGTCCCCTCTGTCATGAAAACGACACTCCTCGTAACCGCTGCGCTTGCCCTGTCACTTGCGGGCTGCGGCGGAGCGGAACACAAGGCTTCAGGTAAGCGGGCTCAGTCGGGCAAGCCGTGCGATGAGGCGGTCCCTGAGTGCATGCCGACCGCGAAGACCAGCGACATCCCCGTGCCGGCGGTCCAGGTAGGGCGGCCGTTCAAGTACCAGATGCCGACAGCGGAAGGTGCAGCGAACTTGGAGATCACCGTGACGGGGCTCAAGACCCGGCCGCGGGCATCTTCGGATCCGAAGGGCACTGTGACGCTGTGTGTCAGCTTCAAGTTGCGGAACGTCGGGACGGTCAAATACTCCAGTGACGATACTGATGCGCAGACGGGGTCGCAGTGGTTCGGGCTTGATGGGCGGCAGGCGGATACGACTCCGGGGACGATAGGTACGTGTCATGGCCTGGGTCAGGAGTGGGCGGGTATCGAACAGCCGGCTCCGTCGCCTGGTAGGTATGTGTCCGGCGTGTGGATGTACAACATCCCTGGCGGGCCGGGTGCGCTTGAGGTGACCGACAGTGCAGGGAGTCCGTTGTACCGGGTCGACTACGGGCCTAAGAGTTCCCAGGTGCGCATCAGTGCGGTCGGGCAGTAGGAGCTGCTTACCCGCCGGTGGACGATGTTGACTTGCCGCAGGTCACAGCGTCGGCATGTTCGGCGACGACCGCGCGTACAGCGTCGGGGTTTCCGGAGTCGCCAGCTTCGATGTAGCGGTGGTAGAGCGCGACGTTCCGCTCGTACTGGTCGCCTTGCTTGGCTGCGGACTCGTGGTGAAGTGCGTAGACGCTGCCGTCATGCCGGACAGGTTCACCGCCGAGTAGCGCCCGGTGGGCGACGAGCCACGCGACATCTTCCATGCCCCAGCCGAGCATGCGTTCGTCCTGGCCGCCGCATGCCCACCAGATCGCGGGGGTGGCGACATAGACGCCGCTCGTGGCCGTGGGGATGGTCACGTTGTCGCAGGTCTCGATCGGGAAGCCGTTGAGTAGTTGGTTGGTGCCGTAGAAGCCGAGGGACCTGTAGAAGGTGTACGGCAGGTGTACCTTGCCGCTGCTGCGCGCGCTGTCGATGGCGGCGAGGAGAGGCTCCTGCTCCGCGAGTGTGTCTGCGTCGCCGAGTACGACCACGTCGTGGCCGTCCCCTTCGGCGAGGCGGACGCCCTTGTTGCGGCAGGCGGCGAGGCTGAACGGGTCATGGTCAGTGTCGACGTCCACGATGTCGGCGTCGGGGAGAAGCTCCCTGTAGCGCTGGACGGTCAGATCGTGGGCGTAGATGCGGTCAGGCTGCGGTCTCCACGGAATGGCTACAAGGACCCTCACGCGCGTTCCTGGGGCCAGTCGTTGCCGCCGCGGCTCGCGAGTTCGGCGCGCTCGGCTTCCATCCACAGGTCGGGGTTGAAACCCCATTGGTCGGCGTCCCAGTCTGTTGCCCGCTGCCGGAGGTCCAGAGCCTCATCCAGCCAGCGGTCTTGGTCTCTACTGGATTTCGCCTGGGCGACCATGTCGAAGATGCGGCGGTATGCCTTCTGGTGGGCTGGCATGACCTGGCCTTCCCCTGTCAGTCGATCCAGACGATGCGGGTCGCACCGCCGTGGCCGGAGCGGCGTTCGATGCCTGCGATTCCGGTCGGCCAGGACACTTCGCTGTTGTCCTCACCTCGCCAGTGGACGGTTGCGGTGCCGTCGGGCCAGAGAATGCCGTCAGCGACACGGCCGACACCGCTCGCGCCGGTTACGTCGGTATCGCGCTGGAGGTAGAAGCGGCGGGGCTCACCCATTACTGCCCTTACCGCGCGGTGAGAACGTGGGGCCCTTCAGGGCAAGACGGATCCGAATCCGCAGCGGCAGGCCAGCCGTGTAGACCTTGAACACAAATGCGGCGATCTGCGCCTCGTCAAGCTCGCCATAGTGTTCGGCGAGCCCATCAACGAAGCTGCGCACCTGAAGTCCGGGTTTGCTGCGGCCTTCCTTGCGTGCCTCAACCTCGGCGGTAGCGCCTGCGAGCCACCACTCGTATTCGCGAGTGTCGCGATCAGGAAGCTTGCTCTGCATGAGCGATCCTTGAGTTGGAAGTGGGGCTTTGACCCGACCTGCGCACGCACGCCCCACTTCCAGAAAGTACGAGGCAGGCCGGGAGCTTGAGACCTACTGCTTGGTGACGTCGCCCTCGGTCAGGGTGATCGTCGCCGTACCGCCCGCGACCACGTCGACGGCTTCGGTCGCGGACAGGACCGGGTCGGTGGCGGAGTCCGTCACCGTGATCACGGCCGAGCCGGGCTGGCCAGCTACGACGGTGCAGGAGCGGCCGTCGTCGGAGACCTGGAGGGTGACGGCGTCGGTGTTGTCGACGGCCCAGTCGATCTGGTCGCTGGTTTCGAAGCCCTTGGCGTCGGTGGTGTGGACGGACAGGGTGAACTGCTCGTCGTCATGGATCTGCACAGTGCTCTCCTCGTTCAGGGTTGTACCGGCGGGGCTGCCGGGGGTCTGCTTCGTGACTGGGCCGCGTTCGAGGCTGAGGTGGGTGGTGCCGTTCAGCCAGGCGTAGAAGGTCTCGGCGGTGGAGCGGATGTCGAATTCGGCGTCGAGGGTGGTCTCGTTGCGGTCGACGCCGGGGCGGAGAGCGAACTCGCCTTCGATCTGGGCGTGGAGGCGCTGTGAGGCGTCGAGTGCTGCCTGGCGGAGTGTGGAGGCGTGGTCGTTCAAAGCCATGGCGGCAGCCACCTCAGAAGATGTTTTAAGAGCGGTCGAGTGACTGTGTGGCCCATAGCTGAGTGGCCCGCGCATTGACGATCGCGGTGAGCGCGTCCAGGAGGATGAATCGGCCGTTCGGATCGCGCATCTGTTCTGGCGTCAGGTGCTGATGGCCATCCGCGTCAAGCTGACGCTGGAGATCGTCGCGGATTATGCCGTAGATGCGCTCCGCGTCGAGCACTGCCCGCTGAAGAGCTTCGAGGCTGTCCATTACTAATACTCCGTCCCGACCCGCTCGTGTCCGATGTGCTCCACGTGGGGCGGGTCGCTGCGACGTCCCCAGTACGCGCCACGGGCGTCAGGGTCGGCGAAGAGGAGCCGGCCGAAGCGGGACTCCGACCATGCGCCCTCGGGCCAGTCGCGCTCGAATGTCCTGCGCCGGATGAAGCACGGGTTGCCGGTGAAGCAGGCGCGGTGCTCGATCCAATGGTGTCTGCCGTCGCTGGTCTCGGCGAACGTCTGGCCCTGCACTTCCAGGGCTTCCAGCGTCCCGCCGTGCGCGATCTCGTTGGCGAACCACGGCTGCCGGCGCAGAGCGATCTGTGTCAGGTATGGGTGCTCGTCGAGGACGCGGTCGAGGCACGCTACGTCGATGTCGTCGAGGAGAACGAAGTCGTCTTCCCACATCACTACCGTGTCGGCTCCGGAGCCTCGGGCGATCGCCCAGACGGTCCGCATCGCCCGCCAGTACCCGGCGGCCTCCGAGGCTACGGCAGTGACGAGAGCGTCCGGGAACTCGACGGCAAGCCACGCCCGATAGTCCTTGTCCCCGGAGTCGTCCACGATGACCATGTCGCCGTAGCCGGTCAGGTGCTTGGTGATGCTGGGGATCGTCTGGGAGATGCAGTCGCGGCGGCCGTTCGTCAACACGATCAGCGGGATGGTCACCGGCTGCTGGCTTCTGGTAGACGCATCGCCCACTTCGGGGCCGTGCCGCCGTCAGCGAACAGGGTCGTCGTCAGTGCCCGCCACACGGCGTATGCGTCTTCGCGGTCGCAGTTGACGCGTTGTCGTGCGCCGACGGCGATGGTGATGCGGTCGTCTCGGGTGGACACGCACACTGCCGTTCCGGACGGGGGTCGGAGGCGCCGGTAGATGGGCTGTTCGTTCGGTGCGGACACGACACGCTCCGATCCGTCAGGTCATTCGACGTCTATCCAGGGGCCAAAGTGGGTGTACGGGATGTCCTCGTTCGGCGGCTCGTCTATCCGATAGGCCACAACACCGCCGCGCTCGGCGGCGACCGCGCGGACCATTGCCTCGGCGTCGGGCCCTGTGATCTGGAGGATGATCTCACCGTCTACTCGGGCGGCCCAATCCATATTCGGCTCTCTGGTCACGTTTCTATTGTCCCATGAGCGACCGGCGAATGCCCTGCTCCGTGGGACGATGGCCAGGTGAACGTACACCTGCTCCTCTACCTAGCCGAGTTGCTCATCCTTGCGACTATCGGCAGCACTGCGGGGAGTTTGTTCGTGGTGATCAGGAACAACAAGCGCCGCTAGGCAGCGCCCGCCTGATGCCCTCTTCAATCGTCACCTTGCACTCGTAGAACGTCCGCAGGAGTGTCGGGTCTCCGACCCTGTACGCGACACCGCGCGGAGCGTCCAGGACGTGCTTGATCTGCGGCGCGTAGCCCGCCTCCGCGGCGAACATGAGAGCCAACTCGTTGAAGGACGTGGGCCGTCCGGTCGCCAAGTTCACGGGGCCGTCAACGCCGTGCTCGTAGGCCGCGAGGATCGCACCCACCACATCCGAGACGTGGATCCAGTCGCGGACCTGTGTTCCGTCGCCCCATACCTCGAACGGGTCGTCACGGCGGCGAGCGCGGGCGGTGAACGCGCCGAACGGGAAGTCCTCAGACTGGTCCTCGCCGTAGCCAGAGAACGGCCTTACGACCGTCACCATGCCGCCCTGCTGCCGGTACGCGGATGCGAGCCGCTCCCCCATCGCCTTGAGTTCGCCATACATCGCGTCCGGCTGATGCGCTTTCCTCGCGTCTTTCTCGACAAGCCGGTAGGGATGGATGCCATCCTGCAGCCAGATCGGATATGCGGCGGAGCTCGACAGGTACACCACGCGGCCGGGCTTGGTTCGGGCCGCCCACTGGAACAGGCCAGCGTCGAGTTCGAGGTTCCCGGCACCGACCGTCAGCGGCGAATTGTCGATCGCGGACCGGTGAGGCTCCACCGCCGCAGCATGCACCACGAGATCGTAGGTCGTGGCGTCCGAGGAGAAGAACGCCCGTGCGTCCCTGAAACGAACCTTCGGGATCTTGCGCGGGTAGATGTCGAACGCTGTGACGTCCCAGCCTGCGTCGGTGAGCGCGCGGACGAGGTGTCGGCCGATGAATCCCGCGCCGCCGGATACGAGTGCGCGGCTCACAGGAGCGTCTTCAGCTTGGCGACGTCCGCGGGCATCTGGTTCGCGTACCAGTCCGCGTAGATGAGGCGGTCGGCTTCGAACGCGTCCGGGTCGTTCACCTCTTCGTAGCCCGCATCCATGTCCGCCTTCTGCGCGATCGGATGCAGGTGCTCCACAATCACGTCGGGCAGGTAACGGATTCGGTCGATCGCGTGTCCGAGGTCCCAGATCGTATTGTCGGCGAACATATGCCGGACCGGCGCGGCGATCATTGCGCCGAGGGCCTGGACGATGTCCGAAGTAAGTGCGAATTGAGTTGGGAGGCGTTCGCCGGCGAGCAGGTCGTTGCCGTAGACGAAGCCCGTGCGGAGCTCGATGAGGGTCTCGAGATACCGCTGATCGAACCCGGTAGACCGGGGTCGATGATCATCCCCGAGGAATCCGAGCGCGAAGAAATGCGGCGCCCACCGGGCCGCGACCTGGTTAAGGGTCGGCACCATCCGCAAGCGAGGGCCGACAGTGAGGTCGATGTGCCGCTCCCGGCAGACCTGCTCATACTCGGTCAGGGCCGGGTCGTCGTCATCGACGGCGACGAGGAGTTCCGCGACGCCACCAGATGTGGCCTCCCACGCTTCCCACAGGGCGGCGATGTTCTGTGGGCGTCCACGGGACGGGACGATCATCAGGAGGTCAGCGGTCACCGAGTCCCCTCACAGGTCCCGGATCCGGAGAGGCCCGTACATCGCGGTGCCGCGCTTCCCGGAAACAATCACGTCCAGGCGCCAGAACCGGGTGCCTGGAGTCTCGAGCACGCTCGCCGGTATGTCCGCGGTTAGGGCGATGGTCTTGGCCGGCTCCGTTGAGGTGACCGTGATGCCGTCCGCGTCAGTGAGCGTCGTACCGTCAGCATCATCCGCAGATGCGGACGCCTTGATCACCAACTCGAAACTGGCCTGATCCGGATCGATCAGCGTGTCTGCGGTGACGGTCAGGTCGAGGGTTTCGTCGTTGTTCTCATCGAGAGTGAGGGGCGTGACGCGGGCCACGGTTCACCTCGCTGTCCCAACAAGTAGCTCCGGTGTCGCCGTGCCGCTGTAGGCGTAGGGCGTAGCCGCTCCAGAGCGGGGCCGGCGGGAGGCCGAACCGCTGAGCTGGCGTAGGTGGACGGTCCCGGCGTAACCGGTGACGATAGCCGTACCGGTGAGGTGATCTGGGACTGGCTGGATGTCCGGGACGTTGACTGTCGGGTGCGGGATGGTCGCGTGTCCGTGGACGACACTCGGCGTCGCCTCGGTGCCGTGGTCCGTGGAGGTAGCCGCGGTCGGGACCGTCGCGAGTGCAGCGACCACACCAGCATCGGTGCGGACACTGATGAGCGTCGTAGGCGCCGGTACCGTCGAGCCTGCCGTCGCTGTCGTTGCGGCTACAACAGTGGCCACGCTGCTCACGACCGCGGGGATCGCGGCAGTGGCGGCTACAGCCGACGGTTGCGCCGCGGAGCCGCTGCTGGCCAAAGGTCCTGGAACAGCGGTGGATGTTACGACCGGTGGCGGGTCCGCTTCGGTCCTCGCGGCGACGGTCGGCATACCGGTCGAGGCGCTACCCGCGGCCGTGGCCGGCGTCGCAGACGAGCTCGCCGAGGTCGCCGGAACAAGCACATCAATAGCGGCGCGAACCGTGGACGGGGCGACCGTCGTGTTGCCGCTCGTGTCCACGGTCGGTGCTGGAACCGTCGTGGACGCATCGACCTGTGCGGGGTTGGCTGTCGCCCCCGCTGAGATGGCCGGGGCGGAGATGGTCGTTGAGACGACAACGGGGGTTGCCGCTGCAGTCGCCCCTGTCGTGGCGGCAGGCGCCGGGACGGATGCCGTAGCCGACGCCGTTGAGGGCTGCGCGGATTCTCCTGCGGCGACCGCAACAGGCGGAACCGTAGCCGATGCTGTAACCGTGGCGGCTGCGGATGTCGCGTCCGTGGCCGCGCTGACCGTAGGAATCGTTGCCGCTGTTGAGACTGCCGCCGGGGCCGCGGAAGAACTCGCCGAGGATGCCGCAGATGGTACGGCTGCGGATGCGGTGACCGTGGTCGGTGTGAGGGTGCTGCCCGTCGCCTCGGCAGCCGCGGGGACGGACGCCACCGTAGAGACCGTCGCGGGAGTCGCAGCGGCACCGGCCGATGAGACCGGGGCCGGTACAGCGGCCACGGCTGTGACGGCAGCGGCTACGGCGGTAGCGCTTGCCGAGGAGGCCGGGGCGGGCACCGACGTGGCAGCGGTAGCAGCGGAGGGTGCCGCAACGGATCCGGTCTGAGCCGATGGTGCCGGTACCGCCGCGGCGGTAACCACAACAGGCGGGGAGGCCGTCTCGCCCGCCTGCACAGATGGCGCGGGAACAGCCGCTGTCGCCGCGGCGGCGGAAGGCGAGGCTGCTGAACCCGTCGACGCCGAAGGCGCCGGAACCCCGGCAACCGCCACCGCAGCGGCAGGAGAGGTTGTCTCTCCCGTGGCCGGTCCCGGCGCCGGAACCGCAGCGACCGCTGAGACCGCGGACGGGGTCGGGGCCGCGTTCGTCGCGCCCGGCTTCAAGCTCAGCGTCCACGTCACCACGTTCGCGGTACTGAACGAGTTCGCTGACGTCCACACGCTTGGCGTGACTGTCGTCCCGCCCGAACGTGTAACCGCGAGGCCGTCATCAGCGCCAGCGACGATCGTGCCGCCCGACCCAGTCGCGAGTGTCGTGGAGTCAGCGCGTTCGGTGTAGCCGCTGGGCGCAGTCCAGTTGTTTGTGCCGGACGTGGACCGTTCGATCACCGCAGCCAGAACCGGGGCGTTCGCCGCGACCGTCGTGATGCTCGGCGACGCGTGCGTCGTACCCGCGGTCGTCTCGGACCGGGAGTTCAGTGCGTCGATCGGTGCTGTCGTGTCGACGCCGCGGTAGACGAGCAGGATCGCGGACTGGTGGTTGATCGCACTGGTGGAGTTCGTCAGGGAAAGCGCGCCGGTTTCGGAGCCGGTGCAGGCCTTCCACATGACGCGGGTGCGGCTCGCCCCGTTCGTCGCGTCTACGGCGCCGCCGCTGGGGACGGTCCATCCGGACGGGATAGTCGGGGTGAGGGTGTTCTGCATGACCCAGACGACGACAGCGACGTCGTTCGCTTGGACGGCGGGCCAGGTCAGGTCGGTGATGGTGGCGACGTTGCCGCCGCCGGCATCAGCACCGACAAGAGTGACCACGACGACCCCTTATGCGACGTCGAGGACCAGGACCCCACTCGCCGACCAGACGATGCTGAACGTCCCGTTCACAGTTGAGTAGTCGGCTCCTAGGTTCACGAGCACGATGCCGTTCTTGTTCGTCAGCGCGTTCGCGTAGATCAGCGCAGCACGGGCGTTCGTGATGGTGGAGCTCGACCATGAGGTGTCGGCAATGTCGTAGGTGACGTTCCCGCTCGCACCTGTGACGGTCGGCGAAGCGACCGCTACACCACCGGCCGTGTACCCGGTTCCGCTCACTTCGTTGGCGTTGTAAGGCGCGGCGCCGTAGCCCACGTCGCTGTCGAAGTTGGGCGTAATCGAGTTCGTGAACAGGGCGACTTTGTTGGTAGTCAGCGACAGGTCGACGGCCAGCTGGGTGGCGTCGAGGATGTCGACTAGGTTGGCGACGAACATGCCGCTCGCAGATACGGCCACGGTTACGCCCCCTCGCCGGTCGTAACAGTCGTCTCGGCGGGCCGAGCATCAGCACGGGCAGCACGCAGCGCTTCTGCCGCCGAGCGGTACGCGACCTTGTTTTTCTCCGACCGGGTCTTGCGATAGGCCTTCGTCGCAGCGTCGGCCTTCTGCTCGAGATCAGCGAGAGCTTCGAGACTGTCCGCCTGGGCGCGGAGGTTCGCGGCCTGTTCGGCAGCGTTCATTGGTGTGGCTCCTCAGCGGACGTTGTCTTCAGTGCTACGCGTGGGGCGCGGATCGTGACGTCCTGCCGGTCGTTGCCGCGCTGGGTGACGGTGTTCCCGAGCTCGTCCGTGACCGCCTTGAAACGCTCGCCTGAGCTGGCGTCGCGGCCTTCACGAACCTGGTTACGGGTGCGGCGGGAGATCACGCCAATGCTGCGGAGCTTGTCCAGATCAATGGGGGTGCCGTCAGCCATCAGAAGCCCCTCACGCGGTTCGGGCAGGTGTCCCAGTGCATCCCGATCGACATCCACGTCCCGCACTGGCCGTAGGGCTCTCCGCAGGTTGATGGGTTCTGGGCGCACTGCCCGCACATCCGGTCACCGTGCGCAGAACACTTCGCTTCCGGGTCCGGGAAGTACGGCAACTCCGACGCAATACGGCGAAGCTGGTTACCCAGATTCGCCCGGAACGCTGTCCAGTCCGGGATAACCGACAGGCGCATGCCGTCATCGGTGTTCTCCTGCTGGGTGACCGTGACCGGCAGGTCGATTAGTCCGCCTGCGAAGTCCACGCCGCCGACGACAATCTTGAAGTCGACCTCGGCGTTGCCTGCGGGCGCCATCAGAGTGACCGTCCGAGAAATCGCTGGCCGATCTCCGCGCGCCGCTGGATCTCCTGCGCTACGCGAGCGATGTCCTCGTCATTGATCTGGGGTCGCAGGTGGATGCGAACCTCACCGATCGGCGGGTTCTCGTCCTCTACATCGGCAGCGACAACGAGATCCTCGATCAGCCCCGGTGCGGCAGTGGCGACGAACTCGTTGGCCTGATCAGAGGTGAATCCAGCAGCGACCAACTCGTCCCGGTAGGCGGCAAGGCGCTTCGCTGTGGTGCGGACATCGTCAACGTAGTGAAGCTTCTCGAGTGCATCGGTAGGAGTGAACGCCGCGCCGTCGTGTGACTCGCTCATCGCTGAGCCTTTCGGGTTGAGAGTGGGCTGACCCGGCCTGCCGCCCACTCTCAGGGGACAGGCCGGGCGATCAGAGGGCGGCTTCGATGACCTCTTCCGGGTCGATGCCGGCCGCGAGACGCAGGAGGCAGGTCCAACCGCAAACGTCGATGTCGCGGACCGTGCCGTCGTCCTGGGGTTCCTGGACGAGGAGCCAGCCGCAGACGGGTGCAGGTGCGGTGGAGCGGACGTGGATGCTGCAGTCCGGGGCTTCGCAGTAGTACGTGGTCTCACGTGCCATCCGACACCCCCGCCCTACCATCAGTCGAAAGCATGTTCGATGATGGGCCGGTGGATGATGCCCGGCTCGTGGACCCGCGCCCACCAGGGATGCGGCGCGTCGAAGCACGCCACGTACTCGTCTGGATCCGGTATGAGGGTGCGTGGCGGACTGGGTCGATCCACTGCTGGTTCGTCCACGGCGAGGTCTGGATGGCGTGGATGCAGCACCAGCCGCGTGACCCCGACGCGTCACAAGCCCTCTGGGGGCTGTACGTCTACGACGGGGTGAGTATCCGGAGACGCCACCATCCTGCGGCGTCCGCGGCTGTCGAGGTGCCTGCACGGTGGGGGCCGGAGCGGGTCATCCAAACCCGGCTACGGGACCTCGGCTACGCAGCCGCCCTACAGAAGAGCGGCGGGAAGACGGATGTTCTCCTGCTGGGCTGACGGCCCGAGCGACGACGTGACTTCCCCTTCACGTGGGCTCGGGCCGTCAACCACAGGGGGCGCCAGGCGACGGGACTCTGGGGGGCACGTCGCCGGCGGGCGCGCCTCACGTCCTCCGCGAGGTGGGACGGGCGCGCGATCAGGGGTCAGGCAGCGGCGGGAAAAGGCTGGGTGGTCTTCAGGGGGCAGCGTTCGCGGATCTCCGCACGCTCCTGCCACGTCGCCGGGATCGGGTGCTCATGGAACAGCTCCCGCTCGATCACCATGAGGTCGAGGTAGTCGAAGTACGTCTTCCGGTCGACCTTGCCGAGCTTCCGGGCGCCGTAGTGGATAGCCCACCAGTGAATCGTGGAGGGTGCCTTGCCGAGCCGTTCGGCTGCCGCGTAGACGGTGACGGGCTCGACTGGAGGGTCTTCGGGTGACACCTAAAAGGCCCCCTGACGTGCGAAAAGCCCCGAACGAGGTGACCTCGTCGGGGCATACCTGTGTCCGTGGACTTCTGCTATTGGAGCAGGTCAAGGGCACATTCCGCAACTCGGACACGCCCGTTATCACGCAACGTCGCGGTACGCCCTGCTATGACCCTTCAGGAAACGAACATGGTCGAGGTAGAAGAGCATTCGCCTCTCCTCATCTCTTGCTACAGGGAGCAGTCTCTTTCGGGCTATCCAGCCCCGGACGGTCGCTGGCTTGATGTTGAGGCGGTCCGCCGCTTCGGCAGCAGTGACAAGGATCGTTGATTCCGGCAGGGGCAGTTCGCTTGGAAGCGGTGCTCGGCCAGGGGTCCCCAGCCCTACGGTCGCCGTCGTGGCCCACTGCGGATCCGGGTCACCATGAAGCGCTCGGAGCTTCCGGCAGTGCCGGAGCAGATCTGGTTCTCCTCGGAAGTACTCGCCTATGCCCTGCTTGAGCCTACGGAACTGGCGGTGACGCAAAGCCTCTTCGGTTGTCCCTCCCGGCTCCCAAGCCAGAATCTCATCGGGAACCAGAGCCTCGAATCTCCGCTTGGGGTTCGTGGTCGTTCCGATCTTGATGAGGTCGCCGCGCCGGATGTAGTAGACGATCGACTCTCGATCGTCCTGCTCTCCCCAGAGGCGAAGTGGGCGTGACTCCAGTTCGCGACTCGCCGCTATGACTCCGGAGTCGCGAGCCCGGTTCTGGACCGCGAGCTTGATGGCGATGTCTACGGCGGCCTCGTTGATCTCAACTCCGGCTGCGGCCATATCTGCGAGGATCGCCGTGCTCCGCGCGAAGGACTCACTCTCCGGGTCCAGCTTCTCGACCAAACGAGCCACGCTGGGACGGAGCCCAGAACCTTTCCCCTTAACCTCCTTGGGGGTGAACGGATTCCGGTTCGCCTGCCATCTATCCTTGACCATGTCGACTCCTGGTAGTCGGCCACGCCCCCGGATGCCTCACCGCATCGCGGGGGTCTTTGCGTTCGAACGTGAGTTCATTTTCCCACGTCAAGCCGACATTTCAGGGTATCGACATGCGTTTCGTAAGAGAGTGACTTCGGCTGGCTCAGGCGGCCAACTCCACCTGGCACGCCCGGCCTGCGTGCTCGACCAAGACGCACACCCACCGGCCGTCTTCACGGCGCACGAGGTGCTCATCCCGGCGGGGCGGGCGGACATGCCCGTCCTCGATCACCACGGTCTGGGAGGAAGTCACGGGGATCATTCTCCTCCCCAGCAGTGACAGTTACTAGAAGGGCTTCCGTGGACGCATGAACATCTGCTCCGTGGACGCCGAGATCGCGTTGTGGTCGAAGACGAAGATCTGGTTGTCGGGCACGTACCTCTCGACCTGGACCTTGAGGATGCCACCGCAGTTGCGGGCGTCGATCCAGGACTTGATCCGCGACTCGTTCTCCGGTGAGCAGACGATCGTCCGCTCAGAGTCGGCTATCACCTGCATCCAGAAGCGGACCTCGGTCAGTGGGTCGCTCATGACTGGTGCCCCTCGGCTTCCGTGAGCCGATTCGTCGCTTCCGTCCACGTCTCGCCTGGGCGTCTAGTCGTATGCCGACCGGGCGACAGCAGTGCAGGCACCAGATCAGCTTGAGCGCGACCCCGCTGCGTACCTGATAGATGACCTCCACTAGCCCTGCGACCGAGCCGGGCCCATAGGAGCCCCACGATTTCCCGGATCTCCTCAGGTGTCATACCGCCCACTCCTCAGCCTTGTAGCCGGGCCCGCAGGAACTCCACCAAATCGGTCACGGGCTCAGCCTCCGAGCCGCTCATGAAATCGGCATGGCGAACCGAACGAACAGTGCCAGCTCAGAAACGAGCACCGCACAACAGATGAGGGCGACGCCTACCGCCGTGGGGTGTTTGTCGTCCATTCGGCTCGTCCACCGGTACGTCACTCCGTAGCCGGGGATCGACTTCATGCCATTCCAGACGCGCAAGACAGAGCTCATGCCGCTCTCTTCAGGTCAGTCTTTCGTAGCTGGGTGATCTCTTCAGGGGTAGCGAGCCGCTCCCACACCCACGGCTGCGGAACGGTACGACGGCGGAGGAGGGGAAGGACGCGGCGAAGACGAGACATGGGTATCCGTGGGAGGTTGAGAGCGGGAAGAGATATCCCATTGTCCCACGTCACCGCCGGTTTCTGCGCCTTCTGGCCCGTGTCCTACGCCGGTATTCCGCGCCATTCACGACGGATGGCTTCAGCTTGCGGGATCCGCCTTGACTCGCTCGGTCTTCCATGTTGCGGCGCAATGGGCGCATTCCAGCGCGATCGGCTGGTTCTTCTCCAGCACAACCCGATAGGTGTGCCCCAGCATGCAGGCGATGCCCGCGAACGGGCTCGGTGTCGTGTGCCGGACATCGGCCACTGCGACGGTCTTCGTAGGCCCAGCTGCGGTGTTTCCCTGTTCGGTTCTGTTGGTCACGACGCCTTCTTCCCTTGGGCGATCTCTCGCATGATCCGCTGCTCGTCCACCATCAACTCGTTGAGGCGCAGCCCTATGTACTCGGTCCCACAAGCGCGACACGTGATGTGGTCATCAAGGCCAGCGGCACCGTCCTCCCGCACCAGCTTCCCCGACGCGTCACAGTCCCAGCAGCGGGACCGCAGCAACACCGACTTACGGGTGAGGCCGAGCCGGGACCGGCACAACGCATGCAAGCCGAAGATCTCTTCTGCCGCGTCCCCGCCATCCAACTCCGTCTGGTAGCTGATCCACCCCGCCGATGTGTGCACCACCCCCACCGCATCCTCCGGGAGCTTCGGGTGCCCGGAGATGTCCATGGCCCGCATCATCGGCTCTGCCTCCAACGCGAGCAGCGCATCGACGTGTGCGGCCAACGTCCGGCACATCGTCGTCATCGCCACACCAGCCCGCCGGCGCCGCGCCTCATCGGTGTCCGGTCCGGACAGGCGGGCGACATACCGGACCCGCTCATCCCACGACGACAACACATCGACGATCCGGCGCATCAGCGCGTCCGTGCCGAGGTTGATCGGTACGGGCGGGGTTCGTCCGCCTCCGGATACGCGCAGGCTGTCGTCACCGGCCCCTTTCTCGCCGAGACGCAGGTACAACTCCGTGTACATCTCCGGGAGGCGCTCGATCGCCGTGACCAGGAAGTCCCGGTCGGCGGAGCAGAGAGCCCGTGGCCCCTCCGCTGGCTCACCGTTCGCGTTGCGGCTCGCGCAGTGCCTCCCCCGTGCGCACGGCCGCTGAGCGTCGTCGCTGTAGTACTCATCCGTCGAGTGGATCCTGTACTTCCCCATAGCCCCGCTCCCCCTGTTCGTGATCAATCAGACGACGACTGCGAGCCCAGCAGCCGCTTCACCAGCTCCGCACGATCCGGCGGCGCCTCCCCGTTCCGGGCCATGTACGCCCATCGACTCACCGCTCGGCTGTAGCTGGCCACGGCCCGGCCATCGCCGTGGACCTCGATGAGGTGGTATCGGCTCAGCCAACCGCGATCGTGTGAGTGGATGACCTTGAGGTGACGCCGCTTCGCTTCTAGTACGAGCCGCCGGGCGGCCTTGCGGCGGGTCGGGAGCGTCACGATCGAAAACGCCATCTCCGCGTCACCGGTAGGAAACTGGCCGACTCTCACTTCTTCACTTCGATCTTCCTGATGCTGCTACGCCATGTGGCATCATCTTCACGACCGTGGTGCTGGGGATTTCCTCACCCATCGCTTCCTGAACGAACGCAGCCAATTCGTCGAGGGTCATGCCTCGTTTCGAGTCCTTCGACTTGGCCCAGACCCTGGCGCCCTTTTCGACAGTCACGCAGTCTCCTTCGATTGGACGGCCCACGAATCACCGCAGCAGCCGCACACAACCCGCACCGGATTACCGCTGAGGCCAGCGCAGATGACGGCGATGTCGTGGCCGTGCGTGGCGCAGTGGCGGCGGTTCAGTTCCTGTTGCGCCTCGGCGAGGGTGTAGCGCTGCTCTGCGCTCACGCGACCTCCCTGTTGGCGTTGGGGGCGCGGGATTCCTCGGTGAGCTCCTGGAGGTACAGCGCGTTGTATTCGATCGGGAAACACCGCGCCAGGGCTTTAAGTGCCCGGCTTTGAGCGCGGGCACGGGCACGTTTCTTGTTGTCCCGGCGTGCCCGCTCGTTGTGCGCAGTGCGGCAGGTCGGGCAGTCCTCCCCGTTTGCGAGGTGACGACGGTAGGCGCGGTCTGTGCCGCAGGCCGGGATGCCGTCAGTCACGCTGACCTCCTGGCGTCGAGAGCGGGAATCGCCGGGATCATGTCGGCAAGCCAGCCGCCCGGGTTCGCATTGAAGTGCGGTGCAGCTTCGGTCTCCCACCACGACCGCAAGGCGACCGTGCTCACTTCCTGCTGGCTGCGGTGATCCATATAGGTGACGGACCGCTCCCCCGACTTCCGGACCGTGACGCGGCCCCGCTTGCATCCGTCCGGGTAGTCGTTCCAGTTGACGCCCTTCTCCTGCCACAGCAGTTCCTGCATCTGGTCGGTGTTCACCCGGTGGAGGCGCTTGTGGGAGAAGTGGGCTTGGGCGGCCATGGAGATCGAGTTGCGGACGCAATCACGCTGCCGCCACAGGAAATAATTTGCGACCTCGACCGAGTCGGGGATGGTGAAGACGCGGGCGTCGAACGTCGCGGTCGCGTCTTGGTCATGGCGGGGGTACACGTTGTTGAACGCGACACTCGCAGTCGATGCGGCGATCGACACGATCTTTTGGATCACCCCACCGAACCACGGTTCCGTGCCGGGCGACTCAAAGTCAGTCAGCAGGACGGAGATCTCATCGGATTGGGTGTACGCGAACACCACACCGGACATCTCCTTGCAGAGCGCTTCAGCGGTGTAGTCCATGGCAGCGATGACGTCGCGGTCGAAGGGCTTCTCGGCGTGACGGAGGAGGCCATGAAAGGCGCGGCCGTCAACCCGGCAAACGGTGAATGTCCTACGAGGAAGGACGGCCCTGGTGACCGCCTCATAGGTCTTCATCCTGTCGCCGAGCGATGTGCGGTCAGTCACCGTCGCCCTCCCCGCTAGTGCAGATGAACGGCCAGAAGCCTTTACGCCAGCAGCAGATCGGACAGTCCTCGGCGTTGCCGCCACGATGCTTCAGCCGGGACCGCTTCTCGTTCACCGCGGAGGCCACCTGGGCGGCGAGCTCGGGTGTATCCATCATCCCGATCAGTACGTCCGCCTTGGACGCCTCCTCGCCAACCATGCGGTAGATGGTGCGTCCTACACTCCTGCCTGCACGCCATTCCGGGACTGGCCCCTCATAGGTGTCCGGCGCGGGCATGTCTGGATCGTCCGGTCCGAGCGACTCCAGATACGCACGGGCTTCGGCCCCGTATTTGGCTCGTGCTCGTTCGCGCCAACTCGGTTGCTGGCCTCCGTCAGTCATCGCCTTCCTCCTTCGGGCTGTCGGGAATGAACCGCGCGGGCAGGTCGACCTTCAACGGGCCGATCTCGTAGCCGCCGCCCTCAAGCGGGTAGGTCTCGACAGGGCGGAAGATGCTGGCGCTCCGCCACTCGCACAGCTGTCCCAGGTGCCACCAGCGGCCCGACCCTGCATGCCGCTCTGCGGGCTGCCGGCATGCTGAGCAGTGGCCGGGAAGCATCACCAGAGAGCGGAACGCGGCGGTCATGCTGCCTCCTCGTCCTCGATATCGGCCGGTTGGATCGGGGCGACAGCCCACATGTAGATCCGCCACGGCTTCTCCTCGTCGCCGTGCCGCGCCAGGTGGCGCAATCGGAGCTCCTCGTCCAAGTCGTCCCAGCGGGCGCGAGCACGAGCCTCCGCAGCGCTCTCGCGGATCTCCTGACACGCGGGATCGTGCGCCTTGTCCAATGCCGCCAGTCCGTGTAGTTGCCGGAGCGGACGCTCTTCGGTCGGATCGGCTGCCCGCACGTCCCGCAGGGGATGCCGCTCGTCGCGGCAAACGCTGTCCGCCATGCGTTCCGGTCAGCTTCGGCGCGGTCCACCCGGTTATTCAGCACCTCAACCTGCCGTCGGAGCCGGACTAGCTCGGCGCGCATCTCCTCCGGGTCGGCGTCGCTCCGGGTATCCCAGGAGAAGCCGCGGACCTTCGCTTCGGCATGTGCTGCCCGGTACGCCATCGTCATCACCAGCGACGGCGGCATCTCCGGGCTATCCGAATATGGCGCTCGAACCTTCCACGACACATCCGAGGCTGTGGAGCCCGGCCAGCCAGGACCGACCTCAAGGAGACCGGACCCGGCCGGCACTTCCTCCTTACGCACCAGCCCCTTGGGGACCGCATACGCGTGCCGGTGGGCGATCTTCCGCCACGCCTCCTGCTTCGCGGGCTCCCGTACATCCGAGAAGAAGTCAGCGCGGGTCACCTTGATCTCGATAGCAAGGAGATCGAACGGGCCGATGTCCTTCTTGCGGGCGGAACGGATGAGGAGCATGTCAATGACCCGGGCCGACCTGCCCGCGATGCGATCCGCATCCGCCTGGTGCTTCATATCGGCAGGGATGTGGATGAGCGGCGCCCAATTCTGCCCTACGAAATGCCGGTATAGGTCGCGGCTCATGCTGTGCTCGGTGTGCTCAGTCATCGCTGGCGTCCGCTTTGGCATCCCGGATGCGGGGAGCGATGTACGTCCGGCCCCGGTTGTAATGCGGAACCGGATCGGCACTGGCGATGAAAATCCGGCCCGCCGGCCCCATCTCATTGCCGTCCGCGTCGTAGTAGACGATCTCGTCGCTGTCCGCCGAGTCAGGGTCATCGTCCGAGCAGGTCACGCCCGCAGCCTTCAACTCATCGGCGCCGCACTCATGGACGTACACCCAGTCGCCAGCGTCGACCTTGTAGCCCGGCGCATGCGCGATGTGCGCGTATGCCGTCGACAGCTCGCCGATCAGCGCGACGAAGCGTTCCTGCCATTCATCAGGCATCGACTGCAGCAACGTCCGCGGCAGGACCGCGTAGTTGCTGTACGAGAGGCTGAACCAGGTGTGAACATGCTCCATCACGGGAGGCTTCGGCTCCGCACTGGTGGTCTCACTAGTCACCTGCTCGGGTCTCCTTCGGGTAGGTGTAGGGCGCCGTCCGGGCGCTGCGGGGGAAGTCATGCGGCAGGCTCCGCCGGCACCGGACGCCCGGACTCTTCCGCGGCCTCAACCTGCGTGCAGCCCACGCACAGGAGCGGCTGAGGGCGCCCCTGCTCCGTGGCCATGCACCAGCGGCAGTTCAACAGCGCAGGCTCGTCCGCGCCGTGCCCCTCGTGGCGTGGGATGTACGGCCACACCGGGCGGGTCAGACGGCAGCGCTCACACGGGGCGATCGTGGGCGTAGCCGCAGTCATGACGCCACCTTCGACAAGCGCCGGCGCTCGAACTCGCGCGCCGCCGCAGCAATCAACGGGGAGCGCTCCCCGAGCGTGTAGCGGGCATAGCGGTGACTCCGCATCTCGGCGTCGTCCATCTGATCGATCCGCCGCTTCAACTCGGTGACGAGCTCGGCTGCTGGCAAGTCGATCAGGTCGTCGTCCCATGCCATCGGTGGGAGCCACCTGCGAGCGTTCGCGTAGTTCCGGGCGCGCGAAGCAGCGCTCTTCTCGTGATGCGTCGCTTCCGGCGGCGCCTGATCCCACAGGGCGTCGTACAGTGCGCGGATCTGGCGGGCCTTCCCCGCCGTGATCCGCGGCGTCCGCATCAGAGTGGAGAAGTTCCGGACCGTCATCCCCAGCCGATCAGCGAGCTTCGACTGCGACCAGCCGAGGCAGACCAAGGCCTGCAGGCGCCGGCGCGAGCCCGCCGCATCGATGACGGTTTTCGGTGCGATGTTGTCGAGGGTTGGCTCCACGGCAAGGATCGCCTGAGCGTTCGCCGGCCTCATGCGCGCGATCGGGGGCTTACCGCGCATCCCGTTGACGATGCGACGCATCTGGCATTGGTCGACTCCGGCCAGCTCTGCGATCCGCCGCATCCCAAGCCCGCACCCGCGGAGGTGCTGAATGTGCTGGCGGACCGGTTCGGCGTCGACGAAGGGCTGCCACGTGCCGTAGGCGATCGCCCGTGACCGGTTCATCCGATACGCAGACCCGGCGCCGCAGCACGGGTAGCAGCGGCAGTTGTCGAGCTTGTACTTCGCGTAGGTGCCGTGGTCATACATCAGCCGCTCACCGGCTTCACGACGATGCCCGCGGCCTTGGCGAGTTTCACGCAGCCCGAGGTGCCGTAGTTAGCGGCGCCCTTCTTGAAGAACGCCACACACACGTCCGCGCCCAGGCCGACCATCGCCCGGTTCCGCCGCGGGCCAGCCGTCGGGCAGTAGTCCGGCAGGTTCCCCGGATGGTCGACGTCACCCGGCTTCTTCGTGATGCGGTGGGGTTTCTGTGGGCAGTCATGACCGCACGAATCCCAGATCGCCGGATGCGGCTCCTCGGCGAGGACCTGGCCGATGTTGTCGAACCAGGCGGCCTCGGACTCACAAAACTCCGTCGTCATCTGATCGGCCCCGCGAGGGCACTTGCCGTGCACGATCGTGAACTCGTCCGCGCCGCTGTCGTTGATCACCTCGTACAGGACCTTACCGAGCAGGTCGGGGTCGGACCAGTCACGGCTCCCTGTGACGAGAATCCGCAGGCTAGAAGGGCGGCTTATCATCGAACCCTCCACCGCCACCGCCGCCGGTTGCCCACGGGTCGTCGGCCGGCTGGCTACCGCCCCGCGGAGGCTGCTGGCCGCCCTGCTGACCGAACCCGCCCTGAGACTGACCGCCCTGCCGCTGCGCTTTCTCGACCTTCGCCGTGGCGTTCTTCAGCGACGGGCCGAAGTCATCGACCTCGATCTCGTAGACCGTCCGCTTCTCACCCTCACGGGTCTCATACGAGCGCTGCTTGAGGCGTCCCTGGACGATGACGCGCATGCCGCGCTGAAGACTTTCGGCGGCGTGCTCGGCGGCTTGACGCCACACGTTGCAGGTGAGGAAGAGTCCTTCACCGTCTTTCCACTCGCCGCTCTGCTGGTCCTTGTAGCGGGGTGTGGAGGCGACACGGAAGTTCGCCACAGCCTGGCCCGACGGAGTGAAACGGAGGCTCGGGTCGTCGACCAGGTTCCCGCATATCGTGATGGCGGTGTCCCCGGCGGCCATCAGTGCCCGCCTCCGATCCGCGCCAACTCGGCCTCCGCCTTGTCAGCGCGTTGGCGGTGGTATTCCAGCGCCTTGCATGCCTGCGTGTACGCCCAAGCGGTCGGGTACGGCTGCCGGTCGTGGGCGATGGCCAGGTCGCGTTCCTCGCGGAGCTTCACCAGCTCCGGTTCGACGTGCGCGATCACGTCTTTGATCCAGACCGCACCGGGCCATGGCGACGTCAGGCTCTGGAGGTCGTCGCGCAGGTCGTAGTCGGGAACCTTGACGGGCACGCTGCTGTTCACGGCGGCCCATTCGTTCTGGACGGCCTGCACGATGAACTCGGCGACCTTCTCGGGGTATTCGGCGGTCACCTCGATCCACACGTCCGCCTCATCGCAGTCCCCCGCGACGATGCAGTGGCCGCCGAGACGCTCCTCGGGGTCACAGTCGCCTGGTTTGGGTGCAGGGATGGCCTGCCAGGTGTCGACGTCGAAGGTTCCGATACGCGGGTCGGGGTCGGTTGTGGTGGTGGTCATGCTGTCTCCGTTCGGATGGTGGAGGTGTCGGGAAGTTCGATGTCTTCGGTCTCGCGGTACGGAGCGACCTGCTCGTCGAGCCAGACCTGATGCTCCGGTGAGCCGCAGCGGACGCCCCGCTCCCACAGCTCGCGGGCGTGCGCCTTCGCCTCTTCGCGCCAGCGGGGCTTGAACGGGCGCTCCAACCGCTCCCCATCACCGAAGGAGTCGCCGCAGCCGAGGCATGTCCACGTCGGCCCGTACCAGAGCGCATCGTGGGCGGCGAAGCGGCGGCGGACACCCTCGGTCGGGCAGGGCATGATGCGGCGGATCGCGATGGTCGCCGGCCGGTTGATGTGCATCCGGTTCAAGGTCTCGGTGGGGGCCATCAGACGGTCACCTCGCCCAAGGACTCAATCGCAGCGGCAACGAGAGCATCGCCGGCTTGCCGGTCGGCGTCCTCGATGAATCCGTCCTCATCGAACCGGCCAGTGATGTGTCCCGCCTTGACGAGAGCGGCGTACAGCTCCCACTCCCAGCCGGAGTTGCCGAATGGGCGCTTGCCGTTGAAGCCCTCGCCGTGCTTCCACACGTCCGCCAGTAGGCAGACCAGGTAGTCGCGGATCGTGTCCGCGTTGGCGTCGTTGTCGCCCATCGGCGTGTCGAGGACGGTGCGCGGGTCAGTCATCGTCGCTGCCCTGGGCCGGCCACGTGTGGACCAGTTCGGTGCCGTCCGGCGCCTCGATCTCGGCCACGGTCGAGTACAGCAGGCTCCGGTGCTGGGCGATCGTGACCGGCCAAGCAGGAAACGGCCTGTCCTCGTCGGCCTGGCCGAGGGCGATGCTCCAGCAGCCGTCGTTGCTGAGCACGGCGTGCGCGCGCATGACCTGGCCGTCGGGCGCGCGGAGGTCGCCGCGCCACATCGCGTAGCCCTTCTCGTAGCTGTTGAACTCGTCGGCACCTGTGCAGCCTTCGACCTCGATCAGGTCGTCGCTGGCGCCATAGATGCGGATCTTCATGCTGCTTGCTCCATTCGGGTTGGGGATGTTTCGCGGGATGCTCTGAGTGCCGCAGGCGAGTGCGCGTCACAGCGCCACCCGCACGGGTAGAAGCGGGCACCCTCAGCCATGCAATGCGCGGACGTGTCGTCCGGCGTCGCCAGCGCGTAGCACCGGCCGGGGATGTAGGTGGGCTGAGCAGGGCGGGGAACCGTGACCCGCACGGGAGTCGTCATGCGGCGCACCTCGCCGCGTACACAGCAGCCGGCATGTACCACCAGCACACACACTGGCCGAACTCGTTGGTTGCCGGGCACTCGCGGATGCTGTGGGCCGGGTGGCTGCACAGGCCGCAGTCCGTCGCGCTCATGCCGCCACCCCCGGATACCATGCGACGGGCGTCAGGTCAGCCCGCTGGTAGAGCGGGTGGCACGGCTGGCCATCTTTCGCGGTGGCCAGGCACACCGGCTTCGCGGGCGCGAGGATCTCAGCGACCCGCTCCCACCGGTTCCCGATGCGCGGGTAGCGACCAGTCCCCCAGCCGACGACGACGCGGTCAACCTCAGTGATCAGGCTCCGCAGCCACGCGTCGTTGTCCGGCCCGACCGGATCGTCAGCGGTGAGCAGCTCGCGTGGGTCCGTGGCGCGGAGGGCGAACAGGTTCGCGATCCGGAACCCGCCGAAGCCCCAACGCCGGCAGTAGCCAAGAACGCGACGCAGCGTCGGATCGAGCTTCGTCTCGTCAGCGGTGGACGGGTTGAGCATCACAACGCCGCAGATAGGCAGGGTGTCGTCAAAGGTGCGTCGCAGGTAGTAGCGGTAGCGGCGGTCCGCGCTGATGACCGCGCCACCATCACCGCCCTCGGGCAGGCTCGGGACCTCGAACAGCGCGCTCATGCGGCACCGCCCGCGGACTCCCGCTCACCCAGAACGAACTCCGAGTTCCAGCCCGTGAACCACGTGTGGCCGCACGTCGGGCAGCGGTACAGAGCCCGAACGTTCGGAGCCTCAAGATCCTGGACTGTGTGAGGCGCGACAGGCGGCGTCCTCAGCGCAGGCCCACACTCCGGGCAGCAGTCAGCGAAGGGATGCGTCATGACATGCCTGCCGTTGGACTCCACGCGTCAGGGTCGAACCCCTCAAGGTGCTCCCGCCACGGCCACACGCCGCCAGCAGTGAGGCACTCCGGCCAGTCCCGCTCGTCGCGGTCGCCACGCCACGGCACCAGGTCCACGGTGCGCTTCTGCCTCGCCTGCTCCGAGTCGGAGAACCGGATGCCGTAGCCGAACTCCGGCCAGCCCAGCAGTGCCGACGAGCCGCGCGGACGCAGGTCGCGACGGCCGCCGACACCGAGCGCGTGGCCGGCGTGCGCCTCAACGAGCACACAAGCACCGCGGGCTCGGATCAGGTTCAGCGTCGCGAGGATCGGCGCTACATCGTCATCGGTGTTCAGCGCCCGCGGCACCATCCGGTACAGAGGACCCAGCAGGACCACGTCCGGGTCGATCTGCGACACCATCCGCAGCAACCACGACACATCCCGGTCCAGCGCCAGGTCCAAGCCCTCGGGCCGGAGTTCTACCCACAGGTTCGACTCCTTGATCGGCTTGCCCTGCACGTTCGCCTGCGTGACCAGCGGCCGGATCTTCCGTCGGGTATGCGCCGGGCCGTTCTCGCAGTCCACGATCAGGCAGCGCTTCGGCTCGATGTCCGTCCCGCTGAACGGGTGCACGCCCGCCGCGATCGTCACCGCCAACTGGCGGAACAGGGTCGACTTGCCTGCGCCCTCCTGGCCGGTGAGGATCAGCCGGTCTCCGCGCTCGAGCAGACCCGGGACCACCCAGTCGTAGTCCTCGTCCGGCACCGCCAGGAACTCGTGGATCGTCTGTGTGGTCAGGTTGTCATCGCCACCGAAGTCTCGGACGGCTTCGAGTTCGCGGACGGCCCGCTCGGCGATACCGTGCGCCGCTACGCCGCCCTGCTCGCGGGCCAGGCGGATCACGCTGTGTCCGGCGTCGATGATGCGGCGGCGGACCGCGTGCTCCCGGACGATCTCGGCGTAGTGGCCGAGGTTCGCGACGGACGGGACACTCTCGATCAGCCGGTAGAGGTACGGGGCGCCGCCAACGCGGGGCAGCTCACCAGTGCCTTCGAGGTGCGCCTTCACCGTGATCGCGTCAACGGCATCGCCCGCACGCTTCACGGCGCGGCAGGCATCGAAGATCGTCCCGTGGGCCGGCCGGAAGAAGTCGCCTGCGGACAGCGCCGACTGTGCCTTCTCCAGAGCGTTCTCCGACAAGAGCATCGCACCGAGGACGGACTGCTCGGCGATCATGTCGTGGGGCGGGAGGTCGTAGTCGTCAGCGGGAGGCTGCGGCAGCGAGAGGATGTCCGCTGTGGTCATCGGCTGAGTTTCCATTCGTCACGTTGGTTGATGTCGGGGCGCGGGGCTTTCTTGCCGTTGGGTGACGCACGGGTGTTGCGTTCTTCCTCAGCTCGAAGCCGCAAGGTGTCGTACTTCTCGCGGAGCTTCGGCATGCTCATGACGTTCGACTTCCAGAAGCTGTCGTTCTGGCACCAGTCGATGGCCCGCCGGACCTGGTCCTCGGTACGACCGTCTTTGTCCAGGAGCAGCCGGGCTGCATCGCGCCACGTCTTCGTGATGGTCGGCTGTTTACAGCCGTTCTCGACAAGACGGTCCGCGAGGTGGGCGCAGAGCCGTTCGACGTCTTCGCGTGCCGGCTCAGGCTCGTCGGGCTGCGAAGCAGGCTCCGGGGACGAAGGAAAGGGGGAAGGGGAATCCTCTACTTCCTCACCGTTACTCTCCCCCTTCCCCTGTTCAAGATGGGTACCCTCCGCGAACCCTTCGCCTACCCTTTCCGAACCCTTAGCGAAGGGTTCCAAATGAGCGAGCAACCCATCGCGAACCCTCCTCACCTCTTCAGATGCATTGGAAAGATCGAGCCGCTTCAGTTCGCCATAGAGCACGGCTTTGATCCGCGCGGACTTCACGGCCATCACGCTTGCCGCCGCCGACTTGAAGACGTTCGGCTGCTTCCACACCTCGTCCCGACGAATCAGCGACCGGACAAGCAGCTCCTCGGTGTCCTCATCAACCTCAATGAAGCGGCCGGCCGCGAGCGCCTTCAGGTCCTCGGCGATCTGATCCTTCGTCAGCTCGTCACACGACTTGGCCCAGCGCCGCTCCCGCAGCGGAATGACCCCGGAGTGCTCAAGGTCGGACTGGGACAGTAGGAAGACGTATTGGCACTGCGCTGTCCGCGGCACGGCCTGGAAGTCGTCGTCGTCCCAGATGCTGGCGAGGACTCGCCCGAAGCTGCGTCCCATCAGGCGGACACCGCCAGCTCGGCGAAGTCCCGGATCTTGACTGTTTCGCCATTCGGCCGAACGATTTCCTCGTCGATAAGAGCCGTAAGGTGTCGCTCGCAAACCGAGTGCGTGCCATCGCAGCCAGCGAGACCCTCCCCCTCACAGCCAACGCACGCCTCTATGAACACGGAATGCGTTGCGGGCATTGGACAACGATTGATTGGGCTGTCCTTGGAAGGGCCTTCACACATCCCCCGAAGGCAACTGCCTAGCCCCTGAGATGCCCGCTGTGCGACCTCGGCGGCCTGGATAGCAATAGCCCGATCATCGAGTTCCCCGTGCGACCATGCTCTGACGTAGTCGAGCCAAGCGTTTCGTTCGATCTCGGGGAGCCCGCCGATGAACGCAAGCGCATCACGGTAGGTCGCTACAGCCAGCGCTGCGGATGCTGCGGCCTCGGCTTCAGACGCCGTCCCTACAAACTCGATCAAGTCTTCTCGCGCCTGGCGCTTCGCTTTGGCGACCTCATCCTGTGGATAGAAACCGAGGAGTCTCTCCAGTGCATTGAGCAGGCTCAACCGGTCGGTTACGAGCTCACTAAACGCCGTGTCGACTGCGAGTAGTTCAATGTCCTCGTCGTAGTTTTCGCGCATCCTGTTGAGCGCGGCTTCCCGCTCGCCATCGCTCAGGTACTCAAGGAGCGACTCGGCAAACGCGGGCACACTGAGAGCCGCAAAGTCCGGCTCAAGTTGCCCGTCACGCACCACACGGTCAGCCGTGCGGCGCAACTGGTTGAGCTTCGCTTGCGCGGCCTCACACATGCCCTGGAATCGAGCCTCATGTGATCGTCTCTGCTCAGCCATGGCCGGCGGGATGCACTCAAGGAGAAGAGGCATCGGAATGCCGCCGACCAGTAGGCGCGTTACGCGCCGCTCCCAGTCGGGCGCCTTGGGAATCGTCTGGCGTTCGTCGCCGTCGCCGTATCCCCAGCGGTCCCACGCTTCCTCGAACTCGCTGAGCAGGTCTTCAAGCGCCGCCTGATCGGCCATCACCTTCTGCCCGGCGCGCTTGACCACGCGCGCCCACCGCAGCGCATCTGCTTCGACGTCCTCGATGAGCGGTGAGTCCGGGTGTGTAGATCCCTTACCGCTATTGCAGGCTTCGCATGCCGCCACGAGGTTGTCGGCCCTGTCCTTGCCGCCGAGGACCCTGGGGAGCACGTGGTCGACCTCGAGCACCACACCGTCCTTTAGTGCGCGGGCACCGCAGTACCGGCACGCGAATCGATCACGGCGGAGGATCTCCCAGCGGAGTCTTGTGCTGACGGCCATCGCGCGTGGTGCCTCTCGGGTTGGTGCTGGTCAGAGTCTCTGAGTATGCACTGAGTACACACTATCAGTGCGAGTACAATGTGCGTACAGTCCGAGCGAGGTTTAAGGGCGCGCTCGTGGGACCCTGAAAGGCGTGGACAGGGAGATGGAGACCGAGCTGGCGCAGGCGGCCCAGGAGTTCGAGGCTGCACCGAAGCGACTCCAGGCCGTGATCCTCAAAGCCGCGGCGAATGGCGAGAACGCCAACCAGATCACCCGGGCGATCCGGCAGGTCTACTCGCCGGACTACGTGCGCCGGCTCATCCGTGACGCACGCAAGGACGGCAAGATCCCTCCTCGCTGACCTCTCCCCCGCGGTCATGCGGCGTTCGCCTGTCGCATCCGACGTCGGCGGAGCTGCTCCCGCTCGACCTCCGTCAATCCACCCCAGATCCCGTACTTGACGTTGTTCTCGAGCGCCTCATCCAGGCAGTCTTGCCGGGCCGGGCAGCGTTTACAGAAGCCCTTCGCCTCGTTGATCTGGGCTGTGGACTGGCCGCGCGAGGAGATCGGGAAGAACAGGTCGACGTCCTGACCGTCACACGCCGCGTACTGCTGCCAGTCGCTCATGACGCCACCGCCTTAGGCTCACCGGCGGGGAGCTGGTGTCGTCCGGGGCAGTAGTCCCCGTTCCGTTTGTGGGAGGCGACACGGCCGTTCAGCATCAGCCCTTGGCGGGTGTCGCATCCGGAGCAGAGTCCGCGGCCGGCGAGGGCTTTGCCGTCGAACCCGCGGGGTTTCGATGCCCCGTCGGTGATGCCGAGCATGGACAAGACCTCGAGGAGATCCGTGCGGGGTACATTGCGGCGGTGGGCGTGGGTGATGACGTCTACGGTGAACGTCGCCCACTGGCCTTTGCTGGCGTCGGTGACGGTGTCGAGGAAGTTCGGGAAGGTCCGGCCTACGACCGGTTTCGTGTCACCGCGGGCAGCAGAAGCGATCTGGCTGGGAAGAGCCACCTAGGACACCTCCCCGTCACGCTCAGACGGCGGTCTGAAGCCGGGCTTCGATGAGATGTCCGCGAGGAACTCCGCGACGGTGATCTGCCCGTCCGAGGTCTCGACCTTGATCTCCTGCAGTGCCTGCCAAAGGTTCATGTCGTGCGGTTCGGGTTTGATGTCCTCGTCGCGGCTTCGCTGCCGGTGTTCGTGGATGGCCCAGGCGAGTTTGAATACGGTCTCCATCTGCCGGATCCGACGGACCGGGTTTGGTGGGTTCGGGCGAGCGCCTGGGGACTTGTACGGCTGTGCGTGGTTCAACGCTTCTTTGGCTTGGCGGAGGCGGGCGCCAAGGACGCGCCGGTAGCCGAGCGCTCGGCGGCGCCACGTCTGGTAGTCGCCGTTCGCCGCGAAGTACTGCTCTTTGCCGTCCGGGCCGATCTCGTGGCATTGCTGTCGGATGGCTTCGATGCCGGCGCGGCGTTCGGCGAGTTGGTCTTCGACGTCGCGGAAGCGGGTGTTGAGGAAGGTGTGGGTGCGGCGTACCACGTTGGGGTGGAGGAGGACGTCCCATAGGCCGGGGTTGGCTTCTTGGCCGAGGTTGTTCTCGATGAGGATCTGGAAGTTCTCGTCGGTGAGGTCGAGGATGTTGAGGGCGTGGTTCTCGCGTTCGGGGACGAGCATCGCGGTCATGCCAACACCCCCACAGGCTGCCGGAGCTCAGCGAGAGTGGGCGGGAACTCGTGCCAGGCGAAGCCGTCGAGGGTCTTGTGGTCCGGGAACACTTTCGATGCCCGATGCATCGGCACCCAACCCGGCCATCCTGCTTCCCGGCGTCCTCGACCCCAGCCGCCCCACGGCACCGGTCCGACACGGCCAGCGTGGTCAACCAAGCGCCAGCGGCCAGACGTGTCATAGATCGGGTCGTGGACCCACGTGCCCCATTGTTTGAAGAAATAGGGGACGTCGGCGGCGACGCACTGGTTGCGGATCTGCCTCGCCCATGACGGGTGCATCGGCCTGGCCTTCGGGCCGGACTCTCCCCCGACGATGGCCCACGAGAGTCCCTGGATATACGGGGCCAGATCGAGCGGACCTAGAAGAGGTTCGCAGGACAGGAACCGCACTGCGGCGGGCGTCTCGAGGAGCGCAGGGATGCGAATGTCTGCCCAGTGCTGGTTCTCGACTGAGACGCCCAACCAGACGTTGGGGAGCGGTCCCCGCAAGGGCGCTACGGTTTCGACGTTCCAGAGGGCGGCCATCTCGTCGGCCACCTGCTCGGCGAACTTCTCCGAGTTCATCAGCGAACGCATGCGGGCGTGCCGCTTGGTCAGGATCTGGAACGTGTGCTGCGGAGCGGCGGCCATGACCGCGAAGACTTTTGCGAGGAACTCGTCTGGGACCTCGGCGTGGAAGAGGTCACTCATGGAATTCACGAAGATTTTGGATGGCTTCCGCCACTTCAGCGGGTCACGGAGCACGTCCGCGTGGACGGTGAGGCCGAAGCCGGGCCCGCTCGTGTGGGGGTCGCCGTCACGCTGGTACTTGGCCTGCCCCATGCCTTTCAGCCGCTTCGCCATCGTGAGCGCGTAGCAGTTGTCGCAGCCAGGAGAGACGCGGTCACACCCGCCAGTCGGGTTCCAGACGCGGTCAGCCCAGTCGATGCTGGTGTCAGCCATTTGTGGCGCTCCCCCGGTAGTCGTGGCGGGTGGTGTCTGCGGGCAGGTAGGCGGTGTCCGGGTCGTCACCGATGTCGAGGTGAGGGCAGCAGTCCACGGCTGGGATCAGAGCTGCGAGACGGTCGAGGAGGCGATCCATCGGGGCTACTTCGCGTCCTCGACGAGCGAGATCGGCGTCTTGATCGACAGGGGCCGGTCCGACTGGATGTAGTCCCCCGACCACGTCACCATCTGGCCCTCAGGGGTGAAGAAGAAGATCCCCGGCTCGCGGTTTCCGTAGGTGGCGTCGTCGCCGGCGGCTTCGAACTCGAACCGGTCCGTGCATCCGGAGCCGCACACGTCGCGGACTTCCTGCGTCGGCAGGAGCTGGGAGTCCGACGAACTGACCTTGCCCTTGGCGACGAAGTGGGAGATCACCTTCCCGTCCAGGGACAGCAGGTAGATGTAGGACAGGCGGCTCGGGTTGGAGTCCCGCTTCAGCTTCTCGGCGACGTTCTCCCGCTCGAGTGGGTTCTTCGCGACCATTCCGGAGGGGAAGGGCACCTTCTGCTCGGCGGCGTTGTAGTTCGCGCGCTTCTGCTTCTGGTCCGCGGTGTCACCGCCGGAACAGGCGGCCAGCAGGGAGAGGGCCAGGGCGGAGCTGCCGATGATGCTGGCGGTGCGGTGGTTGATGCTGATCGTGAACTGCATGAGCTACTCCAGGGAAGTTGAGGGGTCAGGAAGTGGTGGAGCCGTCGCAGTCCGGGGTGACGCCGTCCTCGATGCGGTACGGCAACCGGTGCGACTTGAAGAGGTTCTGCGTGAACTTGCGGGAGTCCGCGTTGTAGGTCTGCGCCTGCTGCTGGCGGGCGAGTTTGATCCCGGCGGCGTCTTGGTGCAGGCGGGCGGACTCTTCGGCGTTGCGGCCGATCGGGTCGGGTTTGCCGTTGGTGCGTTTGTCGAACGCTGCGGCTTCCTTCGCCGCGGTGGCGTACTGCTGGTCGAAGCCGACGATGCCGCCGCACAGGTCGTGAAAGTGTTCGTAGGTGAAGATCACGTTGTTGGGGTTTGCGATTTTCTTGGCGACGCCGTGGCCGGTGCGGAACGGCAGCGTGACCACAGACAGCAGGCCGAGGCCGATCCAGACGACGAGGCCAGCAGCGACGACGCCCAGCGCCCAGCGCCATGGGTGCCATTCGTAGCCGGTCTCTTCCTTGAAGTCCTCACGGAGCTTCTTCTGGTTGCTAGTCATGGGAAGTCTCCGATTCGGGAAGTTCGGTGATCAGGAGGACGATCCGGCCACCGGCGTGGCGTTCGCCGATGTCCATGAACGGGCCCTTGCAGTGCTCCGAGTCGTCATCCGGGAGCACGCCGGCGTCCACGAAGCCATCGATCGCGGCTTTGTAGGTCGGGTAGTAGTTCCCGGCGTCGCGCTTGCGGCGGTCAGGCGGCTCGTAGATCGCGTCGATTCGGGCCCGCATGAGGCGCGGGACCTTGTGGTATTTGGCGAGCTTGAAGGCGTCACCGCGCAGCTGTTGGGTGATGCGGTTCCTCGCGTGATGGTTCAGCCGCTGGTTTGCGTTCAGCAGCTTCTGTCGTGGCGGGAACTCGATGCGCCACGACCTTGGGGTGGTGGCTCCCTCCCCCGGCGACGCAGCGGTCTTGTCCGCCGAGGGAGGGAGCGGCTGGGGGGCGGTCATGCGACCTCCTCAAGAAGGTCGGTCTGCCCAGTGATTGGAGGCATCGGGTTCTGCCGGTACTCCTGCTCCTGCAGCTCACCCAACGACGGCGGCCGGACGGCCTGTCGGACGCTCTCGAGGACGTCCCACAGCCGCGCCTTTTCAGCGGTGAGGCGGCGCTGGGCGGCGTCCATGTCAGCGGTCACACGCTGAGCGATCGCCAGGTCCGGGTCGCGTTCGATCCGGGAGGCCAGGCTGCGGGCTCGTTCGGCGATCTGCTCCAAGCGGTCCGGACTGGTCTTGCCGTCGATCGCGCCGGCCTGCTCGAGGAGACTGCGGAGCGGGTCGAGGAGTCCGCGTAGGGCAGCCAGCGCGTAGGTGTCGGCGCGTTGTATGGCGTTGATCCGCTCGGCCTGGCGTGCGTTCTCCATGTCGGCCTGGTGCTCGGTGAGGGTCCGGTGCTGCTGGTCCCGCAACGCGGTGAACTCGGTGATGGTGAGCCGCAACTCTGCGCGGAGCTGGTCGGCGTTCATTCCCTCGATGGCGGTCACGCGGCCCGGCCCTTCCTCTCGCGGCGTGCACGTTGCTGGATGCGGTTCGCCAAGGTCTGCGCGGCGGTGCGGCGTCCAGGCCGGCCGCGGGATTGACCCCACATCGCGGACGCGGTTTCAGGCGCGTGCCACAGCTCCCGGTATCGCTGACGTGCATGCCTCAGGTGTGAGCGATAGGTCGGCAGGCTGCGGTCCAGTGCGTCGGCGGCGAGTTGGTGGTCTGCGTGGACGGCCAGTACAAGGAGGACCTGCCGGTGGGTGGCGGACAGCTCCGGCCAGATCTGAGTGAGGGCGATCCGGTCGACGATGGCGTCCTCGGGTGAGGGGGTTGCATGGTGCAACGCCCAGTACCGCTGGAAGCCGGGCATGCCTTCCAGGCCGGCCTCGGGGTTGGCCCGGTCGAATCCGTGGTGGCGGCCTTCGTCTTGTGCGAGGCGATTCACTGCGCGCGTTCCAGCGATCTTTAGGTCGCGGGTCGTCGGCGTCTGCTCGTGTTCGGTGTTGTAGAGGCGTTCGGCGATGGCGTGCCAGGCCGCGTCGTATCGGTCGCGGTAGTCCATGGTGTTGGTCCAGGCGGTGGCAACACTGATGTGGGCGTAGCGGTCGAGGTCGGCGAGGGTGTAGCCGTGGCGGACTTCTTGTTTCGCTGCGGTCATGGTGTGCCGCCTCGGCCTGCGGCTACGAGCTTCTTGGCGGTCCAGCCGGGGCCGAACACTGCGGCATGCGTGTAGCCGTAGCGGACACCGACAGCGGCCAGTACGAAGCAACCCGCGGCGATGCGGGTCGCCTTACGTCGCGTGGAGGCGGTCACGGCGCCTCACCCCGCATGTACAGGTCAGCGATCTCGAGGTACTCGTTCCGCGGCCATGTCTCGACGGCGAGGAGATCCAGGTCGTCTGCCTGGTCGGGGGTGAGCCACACGCCCATCTCGCGGGCGGGAGCGTCGGCGAGCGGGTCACCGCCGGCGAGCCACGCCTCGAGTGCGGTCGTAGCCGCCTCGTCCTCGGGTTGTGGCTCGTAGGAGCCGAGCCCAAGTCGCTGGTCCTGACGTTCACACCATCGCGCCCAGGCGTGCTGGATCAGTGATGAGGGGCGTTGAACCAGGAGGTCTGTGATGAGGACCGCGGCGATGGCCGCTGCTGTGCCGAGGAGGGCCATCCCCCATGCGAGGCGGATCACGACGGCCTCCTGTACGAGCGGTACAAGACGGTGCCGGTTCGTGTCATCCAGGAGAGGTCGGCGACGATCGCGGCGATGAGCACGCCGATCGTGAGCGTGTGGGTGAGGGCGCCGTAGTCGTAGATGTTGGTGGCCCAGAAAAGGGCTGTGCCGGTGGCTCCGCCGACGCACAGGGCGGCGAGGATCGTCACGGTGGCGATAGCGGCGGAACCCCAGGCTGCGGGTTGGGATACGGTTCGGGGGTTCACGCCGCCACGTCCCTACGGGCCTTCGCCGTGCCCTGCCAGGTGCGGACCGGGTGGGCATGCGTTCGTGGCTCCGTCGATGGGGTGTACGACACCGGGACGATGAGGCCACGCCTTCGGGCGAAACTGAATCTCGCGCCGACCAGCGGGCCGCGGACACCGTCGAGTTCGGACCTGATGTCGTTCACGGAGAAGACGTCGCCGGTGGCGGCCATCCGTGCGATTGCGGCGTCGAGGACGGTGATCTCGTCGTCGCCAGCGGCTTCGGTGGTGCGGGCCATGCCCTCGTCGCGGCCAGCTCGGGCAGCGGCCAGCAGGTCGAGTTGCTCAGCCATCGCTGGCCTCGATCCGCGCCTTGAAGGCATCCCACTCGCGGACCTTCGCGCTGTACTCGCGGACGTACTCATCGTTGCCGTACTGGGTCCACTCCTCGACCCGCTCGGCATCACGGGTCCGGAGCTCGCCGATGGCGGCGAATACGGCTTCCTTCGTGGCCCACGTGTCGTCGAGCACGACAGGCTGCTTGTCGTATGCCTGGCTCGAGACGTAGCCGCTCACGGTCGTGACGGAGACGAACGCGTCGCGGTCGTAGAAAGCGGCTTTGTAGAAGATCGAGGCGCGCTTCCGTCCCAGCCCGTCGAGCAGATAGGACCACATGGCGTGCGCGCTGCCCTCGCGCTCCCATCCGTCCGGGAGGGTCGCGTGTCGGAACATGGGGTCGCCGTCGACGGCATCGCCGAGTTTGAAGCCCAGGGCGGTCAGGTCGTCTTCGGTGCAGTAGTTCAGTCGGGAGGGGATGACGTCGGAGTGCACGATCTCGCGCTGGCCGGCGGCTTCCTGCTCCTCAATGAAGTTAGCCGGGCCGCGTCCCCATGAGGCGCCGAGGGCGAGCATCTGCTCGGCCGGGTCCTGCATGGCGCGGGTGGTGTTGCGGGGCGAAAAGAAACGGTCAGCCATGGGAAGTCTCCAGTCGGATCAGGCAGGCGTGGTCTGCTGGGCGGGCTTCGCCGCAGCGGTCGCAGTGCTCGACCGGAACCCATTCGCGGCGGGTGGTGAACTCGATGACGGTCCCGGCGCTCATGCCGCGTCCTCCTCATCCCAGGAGTGCTTGAGGAAACCGAGCTCGTAAGCCCAAGCCGGCTCGGTGTCGTGAATCTCGCTGTGGTGGGGAGCGCAGATCAGCCGGACGTTCGCCCGGTTGAGGATCGAGCCGCCGCGGGTGCGGGTCTTCGGCTCGTGCGGGTCAGTTGCGGTATTGGCGCACCACGGCACTTCGCAGACCGTCGGCTCAGCGAACATCTCCGCGACTAGAGCTCGGCGCTGCACGTACTTGGCTGACGTCTTCTTGCTGCGTGGATTGATCCGACTGGTCCGCTCGAGCTGGCTCCCGTTGTTCAGCTCGGAGGTACGGGCCATTGGCTTGGTTCGGCGAGGCATCGGTGAGCGCTTCATCACGACCTGCCCGCGACGTCGAACATCGCGCGGACCGAAGCGCCGATCGACTGGAAGGCCGACAGTTCGTCCTTCAACGCCCACGCCGTGCGTTCCGCGTAGCTCAGCGCGATCTCGGCGTTCTCCGCCGCCTCACGCTGCGGCATCGTCTCGATCTGCGCCTGGTACTTCTTCGCCGGGACGGACCCTTCGGCGTTATTGAAGGCGTGGGCGAACGCGAGGTCGAACTCCCGGCGGAGCCGCTTCGCCTCCCGCTCCGCGTCAGTGACAACACGGACGCCGTTGGCGATGCGCGTGGAAATCTCGGAGATGCGCTGCTCGATGTCGACGGGGTTGAGGACGTCATTCACTCGCCGTCACCCCCGGTAGGGAGCGTGGGCGGCGCGGTGAAGTCGAGCAGGTTGATCTGCCCGTCCAGCCATGCCTTCTCAACAGCCGCCCGGCCGTCACCAACGAACGTCACCGTGAAGTTGGAGGGCTTCTCCGCTGCCGGACGAACGGACGCCCACGGCACGACCTGGCCGGTCTGCTTGTCAATGACCTCGTCACCGTCGATCTCGAGGCGCTTGAGGACGGCGCGGCGGAACGATTCCCGGACCGCCTCAACGATCTCGGTCGAGTGTTCCGCGCTGACCCACTTCAGGAACGCCTGGTCGTCCACCACAACGCCGGGTTTCGGCTGCGGCAAGGTCGCCCGCGCGACCTTCGTGCCGTCGGGGAGCATGATGTCGAGCGTCTTGACGCCCATCAGCTCGTGCGCGGCAAGGAACTTCTGAAGCGTGTCGCCGCGGTCGATGCTGTCGGCTTCGTTGATCTTTTCAACGAGGAGCTTGCGGACTGCGGCGCCGAGTGTCCCTCCCCTGAGGTCATTCATGCCGCCACCGGTCCGACCTTGCCGGCCTCCTGGCCGCGGCGAGAGATCAACGAGCCGAGGTTGGTGGTCTCGCCGGTCTCGTCGATGACAGCGGCACCAAGCAAGCCGCGCTGCTGCACCTCGCCGTACAGGTTGCGGAGGTCCTCGACGGTCGCGTGCAGGTCGACCGCGGCGTCGCGGTAGTCGGTGGCGTTCAGCATCTGCGTGCCTGTACCGAGCCAATCCGCGACGCGTTTCCCGAACTCCTCGCCGGCTAGCTGCTCAACGTGGCCGACGGCGATGTCGGTGATGCGGCTCTTTGTGACGGTCAGGTTGTGGGACAGGTCGAGTTCGCCGACGAGGTCGAACTCGTAGTCGAGGCCGTCCCGCTGTTCAGGCTTCAGGCCGATCTTGACGGGGACCTTCTTGCCTCGCTCGTTCTCCTCGATCGACCATTCGGTCTTCACGCGCATCGTCACGATCAGGTGGCCGGGGAAAGAGAGAAGCGCATCGAGCATTGTCGACTCGATCGGCCGGACGTCTTTCCAGCCGCCGAAGGTGTTGCCCTTCATGCCGCGGGCGGCGTCATCGACCTTGGAGAGAATCCCGCCCTTCCCGGACCAGAAGTGGGAGAAGCTGTCGATGATAAGGACATCGATGTGGCGTTCTGCTGCTTTCGCGATCGCCCTGACCAGGTTCATCGGGTCGTAGTGCGACATGTCCAGCGTTTTGAACTGGAACGCTCGCCCGTACT